ATCCAAATATCCGTCCTGGGGAGGTTTCGGAATAGAAGGGACCATCGTCGCGCACGTTCGAGAATCCTCTGTGTCTCCGCGTAGAGAACCCCGTCTATGAGTCTTCCTGCTACCTGTTCATGGAGACGTCGTCGTCGCACAGCAGCATCAGCAGCACAGCAGAAATCCCTCTGTAGCAGACACACAGATACCCTGCATATACCCCGGTCTCTGACGTGGAGACAGCAGAGATTCTCGCACGTAGAGAATCAAGCTTCTTCGTCGTTCCTGCCCTCGAGAATCGTCTCTCTCGCCGGTCTCACATGGCCGAGAATGAACGGGGAGATAGCGGCAGAGACCCCGCTCTCTGGGTAGACACAGGGGCGTGAGAATATCAAGCTCCCGGTGCGCACCAACCCCGAAAAACCAGGGGGAAACCGGTCTCGACGTGGAGGACGTCTGCGTGGTCTCGGTGGCGTCTCTCGCCGTTCTTGAGGGCGAGCCGGGTGGCGCGAGAAATCAAGCCGTTCGACGTGTACGCCCGGGTGCCCACGGTCGAGAACACGCTCTAGTGCTCAGCGTCCGCCCCCAGAGAACAGGAGAATACGTGTATGCCTGCTATATTCTCCCTATCTCTCGTTATTCCCGTGTCTCATGCGTTCCATGGCTTCGTACACGTACCTCTCGATGTACCTGTTGATGGCCCTGTTCATGCTCCTGTGGACGCCGTTGATGGAGACGTGCGGAGAGACGAAGAGCATCGGTTGCTCTCTGCGTTCCCGTCCATGGTGCCTACGATGTATCGGCGCTGCGCGCCATCGTCAGAGACAGCACCTGTGAACCGTAAGAGCTTTTTACCTTTTATATCTCTGTAGCCTGCCGATGAGGACGAGTCACTTCCCGCCAAGAACGTCCGTTGTTTCATGCTCGATTGCTTTTCTGAGAAGCGTCTTACGTTCGACTTCGCGTCCATGCTCAGAATCACTACACGGTATCGTTTCAACAACCTCGACAACCGAGTAATTCTGCTTCTCGAGTATCCCATCAGGTGTAGGTTGCACCATCTTCGTCCGACCACGAAAGTGCTCAGACAGACGAGCGTATGGGTTGACGGTTCGTCCAACGTACAAGAATTCTTTCTCGTCAGGTGCTCTTTCAATACGGAGAACGTAGACGAGACACTCGCACTCGACGTTTCCTATTTCCTCACGAGCGCGCTTCATTCTTTTCTCCCGGGTATGACTACTTCGCTTCACATGATACCCATACTTCTGTCTGTCCTCGAAAACACGCCCACACTCACCACACTCAAACTCTAATTCACCTCCTACCTCCATCTCAGCTTCTCGTAACGAGTCGAAAACATCGTATACTGCTGTCGTCGGCACTCCTTCTTGCTCAAGCGACGCAGAGGAGATTTCCTCATGTTTTTCGTACACAGTCGATAGTATCTCAACCGATTCCTCTTTCGTGTATGGCATTTCTACAGGTGACGATTGTATTCCTGCAAGCACTCCACGGAGCAGAAGTGAAGTGTACGCTCGAACCCCTGTCGTCGGTCATCACTGTGGACGTTGATGGTCTTCGAGTAGTAATCGTTGAACAGAGGATTCCGCGTCGCTGTATCCACGTCCTCCGGGCAGTCAGGACCTGAGCATCCTACGAACGCATGAGCATCGGTGTCTGCGACGTTCTCCTCAGGGATGAACAGGCGTCCTTCAAGCATCTCCACGGTATTCTCTGCATGCTCGAACTTCTTTGGTATTCGACCGTGCTTTATCGAGTCGAACTGCCCGACGCTGATGTCCATCTCGTTACAGATTTCCTGACGGTTCTTCTCGGTCATCAACGCGACGATACGAGCTTCCTGCGGGCTCAGTAACGTCTCCTCCTGAAGCTCCTTCTTCAGCTTCCATATCTCCTCGTCGGTCATCGGGTCAACTTCTTGTATGTTTTCGGGCATACATTACAGCATTTGTAATGGACACTTAAAACACTACACCTCCAGAGACACGTCACTCTTGGCCGAGTCGACTGTCCCAGAACTCACGTTGACGAGGAACTATCTCTACGTAGTGACGACCCGCTTGGAACGACACTCGAGAATCCTCCCACGTCCTCTCATCACTCAGACGAACTCCCTGTACTTCGTTCATCGTTTCGTCCTCATATATCGCTCCCAGAATTCTTCTTTGCGTGAAGTCGTGGGAGGCACGTCCCAGTGCTGCCGTAGCCACATATGTCTCAGTTCCTCAGGCGTCATGCCACGACCTCCAGAACGCCTCCTCGAGATGTTCCACCCAGTACGCATGACGTGCTTCCTCTTCGAGGTCATGGTCACGGTGGTGAAGCCAGTTACGAGGTTCAATATATCCGTTCGTCCCCATGACGATGTACGAGTCAGACGCGCTCATCCCAGTAGCACCTCCAGAAGTCGTCACGTCGCGGTTGCCACGCGAGGAAGATGTTCTCGAGGCTACGCTGCTGCATGATTTCCGCGAGTGCAGACGGTGTCTCAGGTTCGCGTACTTCGTCAGCGAACGATTGCTCAGACATACGTCAACCTCCGCGCCCAGAATTCTCCTGCACGCTGCGGGCCCGAGTGGTCAGAGTTGTACCACATAGGGAGCAACCCGAGGATTTGTGGGCTCTCACCGAAGTGTTCCTCGTGTACGTGAGCGAGGTCGTGGTTCTCGGTCGTACAGTTGCACTTCGGGCAGTATCCCATGTCGAGCTTCATCCTGACCACCTCTCGTCCCAGTATCGTTCCTCGCGCAGGTGCTTGGTCAGATACGCCTTCGGGGAGATGGTGATGAGGTCACGCACGTCCTCCTCGTGCTCCATCAGGTGCTCTGCTGCCTTCTGACTCGCGTTGATATGACCCGCACGGAACGATTCTCGACACGCCGGGCAGTAGTAAGTCATCATAGTCGGTCGTATTTCCTCTTCACGTCGAGGACGATTTCCAGGTCCTCCATGTACCTGTCCCAGAACTTACGCTCGCGGAACTGTGTCCAGTAGATGACCTCGGACATCTCAGGCGCGAACGTCGCGCCTTGCGCTCCCTCTGCCTCTCGACCGCCGTATGTTCTCACCATCGTCGTTCACCGTATGCGTCCCAGAATCTCTCTTGGAAATCTCTCATCTCGTACTCGAAGTGGTCCCAACTGCCTGGGTAGCCTGGATGCTCCTCTGCCATATGCTCCTCCTCCATCATGCGCGACGAGCCGCAGTGATATAGCGCGACACACTGACGACAGTAGTACAGGTCATGCTTGTCGTTCGCCGTCACCATGGCATCCTCCTGTCCCAGAACTCGTTGGAGCGGGTATCGTCCCACTCATACCCGGATGTGACGGGTCGAGACCTGCTTCCTTCCGTAAGGCGTCATGCGTATCCTTCGAGACGCTGATAGTCGCGTCCTGCCACGCTGAACGAGCCATATTCTCGCTCGCCTCCTCGATTGCTTTCTTCAGTTCACGTCTCGAGATGCCATCAGTCATAAGAACAACACCGAGCACCAGGCGATTGCTGTGACGTGCAGTATCTGGTCAACGACGTACTGCCACGTCGGGAAGTCGTCTCGAGGTTCGACCCACCGACGCGAGTCGATGAGGAAGTGTGACGCTGTGTAGGCACCGTAGAACGGCGAAGGTATGCCCGGTCCCACCCCTGATAGTTCGAGGAACGTGACTACCAAGAGTGCATGGATGACGACATGAACGAACCGGACGCCTACATCATCTATTTTCTCTCGCGCCATCCATCTCGGCTGTAGTGGGAAGTCACCGAGAAGGTGAGCGGCGAGCAGTAGTAGTCCTGTCGTCATACGTGCGTATCACTCCTCTCCGTACCTTTACCTCCGTATCCAGACGTGCGAGTATTCTTAGGACGCGAGTATTTTATCCGACGCTCCCATGATATGATATGATGGCGCTGGCCGACCACGAGATTGCTTCGAGAATCCACTACCACGAGGACGACCTCGACATCTCACCTTACGACGAGACGAATCTCCAACCCGCGTCGTATGACCTGCGACTCGGACGAGAGTTCAAAGTGCTGAAGCGACCTTCGCTCTGGGAACGAGTCAAGCACGGTGTCCTGTCGAGGATTCCGTTCTCGAACGTTGACCCTGCCCACAGGGACCCGAGAGACGAAGAGACGACCGAGAGACACGTTCGCCTACAGGAAGGTGAGTCGTTCATCCTGGGAGCGCACGACTTCGTTCTCGCGCACACACAGGAGGCTGTGAGGATTCCTGACGACGTGGTGGGAGTCGTGCATGGACGCTCGTCCTGGGCTCGTCTCGGTGTTGACCCGCACCTCGGCGGGTACATCGACCCTGGGTTCCACGGACAAATCACGCTCGAACTCTGCAACCAGACGGACACGCCCATCAAGCTGTACGTCGGTCAGCGATTCTGCCAACTCGCGTTCCACGAGATGAACGAGGCAGCGTCTGACCCCTACGATGGGAAGTACCAGGGAGACGCAGGTGCGCACGGAACGCGCCTGCATGATGAGGACGACGATGCTCCGCCGAGCGTCGAAACGTTCTTCTCGTCCTAAGAATAGCGACCGTACCTTTTCCACTGACGTGCGCACAGGAAGGCGTTGAACAGGCAGACGCCAATCAGCACGTACATGCCGATGACCGTGACGATATTCTCGCCGCCGATGAGGTAGAACAGCGACTCGAAGAACCAGACGACGATGAAGAGCAGGTCGTCCTCGTGCAGGCTGACCGATTTACGGGGCCCGGGACGCCTGCTCATTCTCGGACGAGTAGTTCGTCAACGAGCGCACGGTCGGGTTCGCCGTTCTCGATATGTCTGTCTGCGATATGCTCACGCGCCTCCTCGGCATACCGAGGACCATCACTGCTCATCGAGAACGTCTTGTGGCACGCCTGACAACTGATTTTCTCCTGTGTAGATATCTCGTCCGCGGGTTCGAGAACGACAACCTCAGTGAAGTCAAGTGGAGTCGTTCCCAAGTACCTTCCACCAGGCGTAGCGCCTTCGCTGAGGAACGTCCCATGCCGGTCGCCCGTCAGAGTATAGACCTCACCTCGATGGTAGAACGTCTGATTCTTCCGAACGTGCTTCATCTTCTTCTCTCCGACTGGGTAGAACACGTCGCCATCAGCGACGTAGACGATACTCCCATCAGCGTCGTACACAGACGCTTTGACTGTTGATGTTATCATGCGTCTTCCTCCTCGATGGGTTCAGGTGCAGGCGGGAATTCTCCGCGTTCGTCCACGCTGTGCCACTTCGTCCCGTGTTCCACGCGGATGTCTCGCTCGAGAATCCACATAGCGCGCCACAGTTCGTCCTCCCGCCTCTCCATGTCGTACTCGTTGTTCCGAACGACGAACTGCTCCTCCTGCTCGTCGTACCACCACGACAGTTCGTCTGCGACCTTGCACGCCATGTCCGTCATGCGGTTCGCGCCGAATCTCCACTGACTGTTCGCGTTGCCGTCAGAGTCGACTCGACGAGGACCGAAAGGCGATTGTGTCCTGCCTCGATGTTCTTGTTCTTCCTCCACGCCAGTGACGTAGTCGATTGCTTGCTGGATGATATTCACAGTACGTCCTCCAGGAGATTTCCTGCCTCGTCGCGCTCGTACCGGCGATTGATATCTACGAAGTGCACGGAAGCATCCGAGTGCTTCTTCCCGCACTCCTCGCAGTAGACGATACTGCTCTTGTCGCCTGTCTCGTACTCCTCGAACGACCCGCACCGCGTACAGTTCAGGCGAAGGTCCATCTCACTCATCGTCAGGAGTCGATGGCCCGTAGTGGAGAATCGCAGTCATCGTTACCTGCGTCTCCTGATGCTTGCTGAGGTTGTGCTTCTCGAGATGCTCGTCAACGATTTCTTCCTGTCGCTCGTGAGGAAGCTCGTGGTCGAGATACCACTCGGCATCGTAGTCGTCGGGATTCTCGAGAGCGTCGTCGAAGTCAAGAGGAGGTTCTGCCTCCTCGTACATCTCACGCAGGGCGTCGAACGCGACCTCCTTGGCGTCAGTCATCGTCTGCCTCCCACTGAACGTAGAGGTCTGCTTCGTAGCGAGTGCCGAGGCCACCGATGGGTTTCTCCGCACACTCGACGTGGTCCACGTCGTACACGTCAACGCCAATCTCATCGAGCGCCTCGATAATCTCGTCCAGTTTCTCACCGGCACCCGCGTCCAGTTTCAGTCCCATCGTCCGAACAGCCTCCCGAATATCCCGCCCGTCGCGTCCTTCTCGTACTGTTCTATCATGTCCTCGATTTCTTCGGTCGTGTACCCGTATCGCTCAGCGATGAGCTCGTCCGCGAGGGCATCCTGTTCAACCTCCTCGAACTGGCCAGCATCGTTCCTGACCATGATGTCTCTGTCTGTCATCTCTTGCGCCTCGAAAAGGAGTTGTCGTTCGTTACTCGTTAAGGTCGCGCTCCAGAAGCGCACCCTTACTTAGCTCGAACGTGTCCTCGCAGTTGTCACAGCGATACTCGACGATGTACTCGCCATCATCCGTCACGCGGTCATCTACGCGGTGTGCTTCGGGCACGCCGACGTTTCCTGCACCGACCGGGTAAACGCACCCGCACGGCTTGGAACGCCTCAGACGCGCAGACACGCGCGAGACGAACGAGCGAAGGCTCATCGTTGTCATGCCTTCACGCGCGAGTCAGCAAAACCGTTTTGGAGACGCATGGTGATGAGCTCGTCCAGGTCTCCGCGGTCGAGGTCCTCGTCAACGCCCGAGGCGACGACGTAGAACATCATGCGCCCGGCGAGGCCCTCGTACTTCATCAGCTCCCCGCGGAAGTCGAGCGTGGGCAGGTCACCGTCAACGCGAACGTTCCGCAGGTCCTCGTCGACTTCGACCTTCGCTCCGTAGTACTGCTCCCAGTCACGGACCTGATTCTCCCACGCGCCGTCGGAAATCTGACCACAGATTTCCTCGACCCAGATGTAGGCGAGCGCCTCGTCCGGGAAGACGATGGTCGCGCGGTCGGACACACCGTAGTCGGTCTCGTTGTGAGCGTCGAGACGCTGCTGGATTCCGTTCTCGTACACGTCCGCCGCTTTCCAAGCGTCGTACTGACTGACGAAGTCAGCATCGCTCTCGCGGTGAACGACTCCGATTGCTGCGTTGGCGCGAGCGATTGCTCCGCTCACGTCGTCCAGGTCGTCGGTGTACTTCTCGGAGTTGTCGTACAGGTCGTCCGAGTCGATGAGGTGGTCAGACACCGTCTCCTCACGACACTCGACCAGGTCGTAGACGTACTCCTCCGTGTCGCCACGCGAACGCTCGCGGAACATGACGACCTCCTCCTTCTCGAGGTTGATGACTATATCACGGTCACGGTCGTCGTCGACTTGAACCATGCCGTCCTCCGCCGTGCCCGTAACCTCACCGCGTCCGTGCGTGGGCCCGTAGTCGCTCTCCGGGTTCTGCTCGTACTTGAACCGCACCGTGCTTCCAACGTCGGGAATCTCGTAGCTCATTTCTCTTCTTCCTCCGCGTATCAACGCATGACCCCCGAGGTGGTAAAGGTATGTACCGGAGTGAAACTAAACGATTCTACCCGGACTTTCTCAAACCAAGAGACTTGCCGTCTAAGCGATTCCTGGTCGGGTAGGTCCCATGCCCCGGAGAAAGAAATCAAAAGGATAGGTATAGGCTTTTTCCTGCCCCGGAGCGCCCAACACTCACAACGCCCGGTACCATAAAACCTCGGACTTTATCGGACGTTTATATCTCTCGAGGACGTTGACTCTTGCATGGGTAACAGAGTCAGTCCTCGTCCAGACGAAGTAAGACGACACTGTTTCATCACCGAGGAGGATTGGATTGAGATGACTACCTACGAGCGGCGAAACGCGAAGGACCGAGCATGGAGACGAGAACGAGGACTCGGGCAAACACCACAGTCAACTGCTGGTGAGTACATCCGAGAATTCAAACAGGACAACGGATGCTCTCGCTGTGACGAGGACCATCCCGCCTGCCTCGTTTTCCACCACAACAACCCCGAGGAGAAAGAGTTCGACGTTTCCCGAGCAGCATCAATCGCACTCGACCGAGTAAAGAAAGAAGTCGAGAAGTGTACTATCCTCTGCGCGAACTGTCACCGAAAACTGCACGCCAAAGAAAATTAGCGAACCTTTCCGCGAGATGCTTGCTTGGAGAGCGAGTCAGCGAGGGAGTTGAGCGTGCGTGGGATGTCTCGAATCTCCCACTCGACGTTTTCCAGGCAGTCGATGAGACGCTCCTGCAAGTCGTCTGGCCAGTCGCGTCCGACGCGAACCTGTCCGACTACCTGGCGATTATCGCACCGCATGACGAGACGCTCATCGTCGTCGAGATGTTCCATCGCCGCCTCGACTCCACGCACGACTGCGAGATACTCCGCCTCGTGTACGGCCTCATGGTGGTCGTCGAAACGCTCGGGGGAAACATCGTCGCACTCCTTGACGAGCATCTCGACCTGCTCTCCGTCGTCTCCGACACGCTCCACAACGTACCCGATACCGACCGCGCCGTGCGTGAGGACTGAGGCGTCCGTGCTGACGACGAGGCGGCTCACGCTCGACACCTCTCGTCCCAGAACTGTTCGTCGTAGTCGTTGTCCGACCATCGACTGTACCGAACGCGCAGGAGCTCGTCACCCGTGAGGATGCTGAACTCTCCCGTATCCGGGTCCACGTCGAGGTCGACCATCGGTTCGTCAGTGAGTGATTCCATCGTTTCCTGTTGGTCCTCCACCTGCACCTTCGTCAGTCGCTCGCATAAATCTGAGGAGCACGGTGTAAGTGAACGGGACACCTTTCCCGTTCTCCGCGTTGAGTTGATGTATGGACCTCGAACGAGACGACCTCGACTCAAACTGCTGGGACTGTGGCGACGATGCTACCACTTGGGTTCACATGAGCGACGGCATGCGACGATACTTCTGTGCCGACTGCGTGCAGGTCATCTTCCGTCACTCGAAGGACCCGGAGGACCTCGACGAGCATCCGCAGTGCGCTCACTGTCGTTCGTGCGGGAAGCTGACGCTCCGTGACTTCTGCCCAGTCAACTCGTGTCCTGAGTGTCAATCGGACGGGCACGCGGAAGAGTACGTCGAGGCGATACAGAACGCCGCTGACGAGTTCTCTGAGGCACAGACGGAGTTGACTGACGAGGATGGTGTTGTCGTCGAGGATGGTTAGCGAAACCGATGAGATGGTGCGTCTCCCCGTCATGGGGTCACTGACGTACAGAGAGTGGCATGCGTTCGTCGATGGTCTCTACTGCGGGTACGTTGATGAGCGTACCAGCGAGTACACGCAGGAGAAGCACTATTGGCGCACAGGATTCCTCGTCGGTTCAGTTGTTCTGAGAAAAGCCCGTTAGGGAGTGGGTCTACCGCAGGTCGTCGTCGAGCGAACTAAAACCAATCCTTGATGGTCCAGTCGGGGATGGCATCACGAGGATACCTGAGCCTGACCTTCGCCGAGAGAATGCTGAGAAATCGAGCTCCGCCGCCATCGGTATGGGTTGGTCCCGCCATGCGGCATCCTGTCATACGGACCGTTCCAGGATAAACGACCCGCCGCGACGACCTGCCACGTCTTCACCATACCGGACAGTTCAGAAGCCATGATGATGAATCCACCCCACGAGCGCGATGCTGCCCAGGAATAACTGGAGATACTATTATTGAGCATCCCTCCGGCGGTAATCATCGAAGTACGCTGTCCCGGCATTTCCGCCAGTGCGGAAGCCGAACCCACCGGACTGGTAGGTGTTGTCAGTAGTAGTTACGGTCGTTCCAACTGCTGATGAAGGCCCGTCTACGATTTCTGAGTACAGTTCGCCGTTCTCGCGGGCGATAAACTCCACCCGGTACCACGTTTCGGGGTCGATAGTCACGTTTGTCACCACCTCGCTGATACCACTCCCCCCTCCGAAGTCATTATACTCCATCGTGTCGTCGATAGACTCCAGGCCTAGATGGTATGCGTTCGGGGTACTGGACTCGTTTTGAACCATCCATAATACACCCGCAGACCCAGGCCCGTCTCCGGTTCGGAGCCAGGCCGAGTACCAGACGCCACGCTCGGTCGTCCCATCCAGGCTGACCACGATAGCACCGGGTCCACCGTGCGTCAGTTCACCACCGAACTGCCCTTCTTTCACGAAACTCTGCTGGTCGGTGAAACTACCCGTATCACCTGCGTACCGGGCCACGTCGAAGTTCTCGAAGTCCTCCAGCCCGCCGCCACCGAGGCCGGTCCCTGCCTCGAATACGAAATTAGACTGTCCCGCGTCCGTCACCTCTGCTCTCTCGTGGTACACGAAATCGTGCTGGCCGTGGCTTCCCACGCGGATGGCTTCACCTTCTTCAAAGACGAACCCGGAGCCCGGCATCTTAGTTCACCAGTTCTAACTCGTCCACCACAGGCGTTACCTCGGGGTCGGTAGTAGATAGGTCGGCCTGGATACGAAAGTCCGTGTGGGCCGCGTTCCACGTAAGGGCGTATGAACTACTACCATCGAGCGTTTGGGTCTGAATTTCCTCGTCCTGCGTTCCCGGACTACCGATTACGTCTAGTGAGATAGATTCGCCGTTTAGCGAGTACGCGAGGTTTTGAAGGTCAGGTTCCTCGGAACTACTGAAGGATTTTGTAGCCGTCTGGAGGAAACCATCACTCGCTGCCCCGTACAGGGCGTTCCACTCCGAACTAGTAAGTAGACTGTCCCATAGGATACAGTCAGAAATGAACCCATCGACGTTCCGTTCGTTGAAACTTCGACCGCAGGACAGCCCTGCGATTACACCGTTCCCGTTCTCCACGTCGTCGCTACCAGAGGAACGGGTCGCATGGTCAGTAGCATCTACCCAGTTCGTGATGGTGTCGGTGCTAGAGTCGTAAGACTGCCCGATGAGATACCAGGTGTTAGTAGAGTACGACGTGACGTTGTACCAGTTATCCCCGGTCCAGTCTTTAATATTCCCATCATCGGCAAAGGAAACCCACGTACAGGAGGTTCGGCCCGTGCTTACGTCATCTTCCGCAGACCCTAAGACAGTCTGCCGAGTGAGCGACGACGACCGAGTGTACGCCCATAGCGCCCATGTCCAGTCTCCCGTAGCCCAGGTGTACGAGTCTGTGTCGGGGAACTGCGTATGGGCGTTTCCAGTAGCGTCGAACTCGGCCCCGTTCGACCCGAGGATGCCATTTTGCCCCCTGGTCGTTCCTCCGGTATCTGGTTCCATATCCTCCGTGCCGATGACGTTAATAAAGTCTCCAGTATCCTCGTCAAGCGTCCAGTAGTCAGTAGCATCCGTGAGGGGGCCGTAGTTCGGGTCGTACCCCAGCCATATCTCGTCAGCCACTCGGTCGCCGATGCCGCGAGTGACTACCTTCTCCCTGGTCGCGGCGGCGTCCCACTCGGCCTGCGTGTCCCAGGTGAGCGTTTCAGTCCCGCCGACGTTGAACTCCACGTTCGCTATCCCGTCCAGGTCGTCCAGGGCCACGCTTAGACCACCTCACCGTGGGCGCTGGCTACGATATCTTGCGAACTACCCGTCCCGGTATTAAAGTTCCCGTTATCCACGAGAAGTCCGACTGTTTCCTCGCCGCCGCTGTTATTCATGTATGAGGCTAGCGGGTCCCCGGTGAGGTCGTTCTGTATCGTGCCATCTCCGTCGATGACCACGGATTTCAGCGAGGCCGCTCCTGCATTATCCAGGGTGGCTATTACGAGGTCCAGGTCGGTGGGTGCGGCCTGACCGTCTGCGAGTAGGAGGCCCGCCTGCTCCACTCGGAAGGTACTACTGTCCGGGACCTGCGTAAGGTACATCACACCGCTGTTTCCTTTCGCCACACTACCTGACTCGTCGCAGTTATATTCTTCCACGTTCGGGCGTGACTCGGGGCGCTGGTACGTACCACCGCTATTCGCGTACTTCGGCGTCTCGTCGTCCGTATCGTAGAAAGCCGCACCCTGCCCGGAGTAGCCAGGGACCGCGCTCTGGGCGAGAAGGCCCAGCGCCGCGTTCAGGGGGATGCGGGCGTTTTGGATGCTGCCCGCACCGTCTGCCTCCGCCGCTATGCCGAGCAGGTCAGTCGCGTCGATGCCGAGGTCGTACCGCTGGACGGTTCCAGCGGCGGGCGTAGATGTGACGCTCACATCTACGAGGACGCCGAAGTCCCCACCGTCCTCCGGGAGCGCGGCGAGCGTCCCGGTGATGCTATTATCCCGACTCCGCATCGTCTCCAGGTCCACCGCGTCAGCCAGTTCCGTCGTCGTGACGCCATCTGCGGGGATAGAGATGGTGGCGCTTCCACCGAGCGAGATGGTCGCCTGTGTCGTAGAGAGGCCCGTCCCGGCGTTCACCGTGATGGTCGAGTTAGCCAGGTCCCCGTTCGCTACGTCCCCGTCGATAATTTGCTCCGTCCCCACGCTCCCCGTAGCGAGGTCCGTCTGCGCGAGCGGGTAGGCCGTAATCTGCGCCGCCTCCTGGAGTTCGTCCAGAGCGGCGTCCACGTTGTTCACGCCGTACACGCCGGTCCCGTCGTCGTACTGAACGTCCTCTGCCTCGTTCGAGAACTTCGCGCGCCAGTTGAGAATCTCCTGGTCAGAGATGTTCGTCGCACCTGCGGGCACGTACACGACAGCGAGGAGGAGCTCACCACCTTGGATGTCCGGAGGTTCCGGGTTCGCCGCAGGCGTTCCTTCTCTGACTCCTGACGACGTTGTGCTCGTGTCGAAGTACACAGTGTCCCATCGGTCATCGTTCGCGTCTCCATCGCTTAGCGTATGCGTCTCTGCGGCTCCGAGGGTGTACGTCGTCCCGATGTAAAAAGCGTCTCCTGCCGCGACCTGAATCTGCATATCAGTCGCCGTCGCCGTCACCTCGAAGTCACCGTTGTTTACGATGCCGTTCCCCGCGAGCGACTCAGTGACCGTCCGCCACTGAACCTCGAAAAGGGGATTCCCCTGTGGCCACTCGAAGTTCTCTGCCGAAGGCATGCTTGCTATTTAGTTACTTCGACTGGATGATAAACCCGATGGTCGTGTTAACCTCGAACTGACTATTCTTCTCGAACGCCTTGATGAGCGTGCGCCAGACTAGACGACCGTTGTTGTCAGTAACACCGATTTCCGTGAGGTCTACGGGCTGAGTTGCAGGTTCGCTATCAAACAGTTTCGCCTGTGTCGTAATCTGCTCAGCGTCGAGCTGTCGAAGACAGTCCTTTGCTATCTCCTCGGCGGCGAGCGCTGTGTCAGACGTGCTGGGCGTCGTCGTCCCAGTCCCGTAGTTAATCTCTTTCAGACCCGTCGCGGTACCGACCGAAGCGATGCTGTCTGCAAGAGCTTCCTCACCGTCGTCGGTGATGACCGAGTTGCCGATTCCGTCACCAGTGAACGTGAAAGTCACGTCCACGCGCAGTTCCTTCTCACTCGTCGGGTTGAGTGAACTATCGAGAACAGACCTCGTGAGCAGCCTCGCTGCCTCGTCGAAGACGCCAAACTCCTGAACCGTGTCTCCGTACTCTGCGAAAAGGAACGGCGACGAACGGGCACGAGTCACGTTGAACGTATCCTTCTGCCCCCAACAGAAGTTCTTCGTCGTCTCCGACGTGAGCGCGGTGTCTCCCGAAGCCGCGTCGTCGCTGCCCGTACCTACGCCTATCTGATTGACCGCGCCTGTCTGCCCGTCAAGCGCGTCTCTGATGGCGTTACGTCCTCCACGCACGAGGACCTCCGAGGACACGGTAACGGATTCCTGCGTCCAGTCAGTACGAAGGTCTCCCGATTCACCACGCCCAGACCCATGCTTCGCGTTCGGGTGTCCCGAGATGAGAGATGTGCTAAGGTCGCGCGTGTAAATCTCGACCTGCACCTCCACCTCGATGTAGTTGTTGGTGAACGTAAGATTCCGGTCGTTCTGCGTAGAGACGTTGACGAACTGCGCGTCCAGACGTCTCGTCTGATTCCTGTTCTCCGCAACTTGGTCTTGAATTTTGCCCGTCATTATTGGATGAGGTTGGGCGGGACGACGGTGATTGTCTGCGTCGGGAGGTTCTTGATGGTGACCTCGATACTCTCGTAATCTTCATACTCCCTCGTGAAGGTTACAGTTTCGGTCGCCCCAGCAGCAATCTCGACCTTCTGCCTCGAAACGACCGACCCGTCCTCGATGAGGGGAGCGAACACCGACCCCCGAGCATTTCCGTTGTTAGTGATATCCGCGGAGATGTCCACGTCCTGGAACGGGACAGGCGTCTGGTCAGAGATGGTGAGGTTCGAGTACGAGATGTCTGCCGAGTCCGCGGTCGGTGCTCCTGTCTGACTGAAGTGAATCTCGTTGCCGAAGACTTCAGTCGAACCCGCAGGCGCGAAGACACCACTCTTCGTGTACCCGTCGTTCTCGAAGAACTTGACCCCAGCGACCTGTTGACCACCGTCTGTTTCCTGTTCGGACCCGATGGTCGTGTTAGTGTTGAAGGCGTTCTTGAGCTCGGTGAACGAGTCGGATTGATTCTGCACGTAGTCCTTGAACGCCGCGTAGTCGTCGAAGTTGTTCTGAATCTTGTTGATGAACGTCTGCGCTTCCTCGGTCGTGTACCCGTTGTTCTCCAAGTAGGTTTGCAGTTCAGTGTAGTCAGCAACGCCGTCGAGGTCCGTCTGAAACTCGTTGTAGTCCTCGAGTTGCTGTTGAAGTTTATCTATCTCCTCGTTTATCTCAGACAGGTCTGCCTGCGGGCGTTTGAGCCCGAGCCAGATTAGCTTCTTTTCTTCGGACAGGTCAGACATTTCCACTCACCGAGAGGGTGACGAAGCCCCACTCATCTGTTTCAACGTCAGTTACGACAAACTCACTATTAATGTTCTCGGGAGGCCACGTCACCTGGATGGCCTCACCGACCTGTACCTCTGCGTAGTCGGAGTCGGCAACCTCGAACACCATCGCCGTGTCGTTCCATGCGTTCTTCTTCAGGAACCCCTTGCCTCGCTTGATAGCATCGTCTCGCGTTTCGAGGTCGGGGTCGGTGATGGGTTCGTGCCGAGCAGACACACCGTAGAACTTGATACTCGCGTCGTCACGTAGGACGACCTGGATGTTCTCCGACCCCTGCACAGTGACCTTGTTCTTGATACGAGAGTAGTCCCGATTGAACTCCGCTTTGCTCACCGGCGTCGTATCATAGTCGATTTCTTTCGTCGCCGTTTTGTCCCCTGCCGCCGCGTAGTGGAGAACGTCGCTGTCATCCACCCAGGAGATGTAGTCGTCCTCCGTCTCGAGCTTCGTCAGGAGTTGCAGGATATTCCCGTCGAACCTACGGATAATGTCGTGTCCCGTGTTCTGCACGTCAGTGGGCGAGATGTCCGCGCCTCTCGATTGAGTCGCGTAGAACGTCGCTGCTGCGTAGTCGATTGCTGCTGCACGAGGCTCAGGCAGGTCTCCCTTAATGTCGAACCGATATTCCAGTGTCGCGTCGGACGACACCTGACCATCCGGGGAAGCGTCCTCTGCGTTAAGCTCGTAAGTGATGAAGTCCTGTCCGCGCGTCGTCAGGTCTTCCCAGACGTACTGATTCCCAAACTCGTCGCGCAGTTCTATGTCGAGCGTGAACTGACCGCCTTGGTCAGCAACGAGGAGGCGCGTCTTGAACTGGAGAAGTTGCCCGTCACCCACGAGGTCGCTCGTGTCCACGTCGAACTGTGCGTAGTAATCTCCGCTATTCCCCTTACGCCATCCGCAGAAGATGAGGTTGCTCCCGCGCTCCTGAAGTGACTGCGACGAGATGTCTGCGAGTTGGAACACAGGGATGTCCGACGACCAGTTCGCCGTCGAACTGCCTCGGTGGATGTCGTCCTCGTTGAGAGCGAAGGCCTCGTCGTTGATGGCGTCACGGATGACCTGCCCCGTGTCCTTGTTGTAGAACGTGCGGTTGACCTGCTCGAACTTCAGTTCTGCCTTCTTCGACCAGGCCTTGATGGTGATACGAGGGTCGTTCCTCCCCGCGGTCGGTTTTTCCATCAGGACGCCTTTGAACTCCGTCGCCCCGTTCTTCTTGATAATCACCTCCTCACCGGCACCGAAGTTGCGATTGGTCGCGGTGTTCGAGGCGACGATTTCCGCGGTGGCAACCTTCTTCGTCTCACTACGTCCTGTCTTGACCTCGAACAGGTTCTCGACTTGCGTCCCGCCAACAGTAATATCGTAGGTGACCATGGAGAATCACCCCACGTACACGTCAACGTGAGTGACTTCCATGTTCACCGTGTAGGTGCGAGGTACACCGTCCTCCGACTGCTTCTGGTCAGACGTGAAGTCAGTGATGACCACGTCTATATTCCGCCCGTCCCACTGGAGTTGGTCGAACCCCTGCGCCGCCGACGGACCCCACTCCTTCGCTGCACGTCGCAGCTCGTTCTCCATGCCGTAGTTGTCGTTGCTGTACGACGAGGAGTTGGGATAGTCGGCCGCGTCCACGTTCCTGATGAGGACGTTCTGAAGTTTGTACGTCTCGGTGTTGAGCACTGGGTCCGACCCGGCGACGAGGTCTCCGAGCCCAGACAGGATGGAACGAGTGATGAGGCCGTTGCTGACCTTGCTCTGCACCTTCTCGGTGCGGAGCTGGAACGTTTCCGACCCGTCCGATTTGACCAGTGATACGTCGAGTCCTGAAGTCATACGATGGTGTCCACCTCCGTCCCGAGCACCTCAGCGATTTGCTCCGCGAGGTTACGCAGTTCGGTGGTGCCCATGCGCGACAGGTCGAGGGATTGGTCGCCCATCTCGACACCACCGACGTTAATCGTCACATTCTTCGTCTCTCCGGTTCCTCCGTCGCCGCCCATGTTCTGTCGGACGTCCCTCGGGATGTACGTCTCTCCCTCGTGCACTTGCGCGAGACCCGTCTCTTCGACCATCCCGCCCTTCTCGAGCTGCGGCATGTCGAACCCTTGACCACCGACCGTGTAGGACGGCAGTTGGTAACTACCCGCGGGACCTGCGTCAATCGTAAACCCGCCGATGGTGATTTCCGGAACCTCGAGACGCGAGGGAATCACGCTGTTGAAGACACCGCGCAGGCCTTCGGTGATATGCCTGCTCATGTCCTCACCGAGGTTCTCGACCTTCCCGAGTACGTCACCGACGAACGAGTCTATCTCGCTCACGGCGTCGTTCTTGAAGTCGATGAACCACTGAGTGAACCCGCTGACGATACCCGAGCCCCAGTCGACGAGTCGGTTGAAGGTGCGCTTGAACGACCCGAAGAAGATGTCTACGATTTGTGCCGCGCGGTTCCACGCACCGGAGAACCCACCCTCGATGAACCCGATAACGAGTCCACCGAGCACTGCGAGGCCACCGACGAAGATACCGATAACGGCGAGCAGACCGTCACGAGCCCACCCGGGAAGCTGCACGCTGAGCGACTGACCGAGCTTCCCAATCCAATCGAGGACGCCTGTAATCTCGAGAATCCAGACGCCAATCATGCCGATAACGAAACCGATGGCGGCGGCGAACGCCAGGGCGCCTGCGCTACCCGCGGCGAGCCATGAGACGAACGAGGACCCCCACGACAGCAGAGTACCCCCGATACTGACCAGTCCGCGGAACACCCAGAGCAGCCCTGACTTGAAAGCACCACCGGCAGTCGCTGCCCAGGACGCGAGCGGGAGCCCGGCAATCCATTTGACGACACGAGCGAGACCTCCGAACAGCTTGGTCGCCGTTCCGAGGATACCGCCGAGTGCCGTGTACTGGAGGATGAGGCGCCCGACCATCGAGGCGAGGAAGAACAGGCCCGAGGCGAGGAAGGACGACTGCGACTCCTGTTCCTCCTCTTCCTCGGTCGTCATGCCGAGCACTTCAGCGAGGCCGACGTATGCGAGCGCCGTTTGAGCGATGGAGGATTCTTGCTCTTCTGCCTGCTGGGAGGTGTCCCCCATCAGATGCTCCAGGCTCATGTACGACGCTGCCAGTTCGTCGAGGTTCTCGGCACTTTCCGTCGCGGTCTCCGCGGTGTCGTCCATGCCCGTGGACATGGCTTGCGCTTGCGCCTTCGCCTCTGCGGCGCCTTCGACGTTGACGTTCCACGACAGCGTGCCGATGACTACCATTTTAGTTGTTGTTGAGCCCGCCTGCTTTGCGACGGGCGCGCTTGCGTTCTTTCTCGGCCTCTTCCTCCTTCATCTGCTCATGCTCGTCATGCAGCACGAGCAGGCGCATGACCTGACCTTCGCTCAGACCGCGGACGTTTGTCGTCTCTACGGTTCGTTTGGGCTCCGGGTCGTCGCACCACGGGACCCAACGACGTACAGCAGCGACGAAGTCTGTGCGTCTCTCTGTACGCACGGACCTTTCATGCCATCCGCGGATGTCGCGTAGGTTCAACCCGACCTCTTTCGTCAGGAGCATCTCGACCGCCTCCCGACGAAACAGGGCGGCTGAGTCATCGTCTACGTTTCGTCCTCGGATGGCTGCTCTGACTTTCCCTCTTCAACGTCCTCCATCACCGCGCCGGGCTGCGGGACGTGGTCGAGCGCCTGGAGCTTCTGCCCGAAGTTGGCCTCCATGCCTCGAAGCATCGTAGTGATACTCCCGTCAACGGAGGAGTCGACGATGACTTCCTCCATTACGTCTCGGTAGTATCCTTTCATGTCGAGGTCCATCTCACCGCTGTTCTGGTCCACGTCGAGGTTCTCGTCTATGATGTCCGTCTTCTGGTCCCACGTCATCTCACCGAAGTCGAACCAGAAGAGCTTGCCATCATGCTCGATGTACTCGCGTTCTACGTCCTCGGAGACGAGAACGTCCTGACGCCCGCCCATCTCGAGGTCCTCGTACTCCTCCGGAATGTCGTTTTGTCCTGTCATCTTCGTATGTTCGTTGTCGGTAGTGCGTTTTAAATCTCGTTACACCGCGGAGATTCAGGCGAGGATGGCCGTACCGTCGGCAGTGTTGCTGTCCTCGACCCGGACCTCCAGACCTTCGGGGACGATACTCACGTCCACCTCGATGGTCTGGTCGTCCTCAGGAATCTCGTGCGGTGCACTCTCGATTTGACACTCGGTCGCCTTGATACGCAGGGCGTCACCGTTGGGACGCTCGAACGTGATTTCCGCCGTGAAGGTCGTGTCGGTGTTGTTGACGAGCTGGTTGTAGAGCGTATTATCGTCCACGGCGATGGTGCAGTCGAGCTGGTACTCGATAATGTTGTAGAGCAGCTCGAACGGGTCAGGAGCGTTCGCCGACTCGATGTAGTACTTCGCCTCGAGACCGTTGTCCATCGAGACGGAGAAGTCGGTGACACGAGCGAACGACGTGCCGAACAGGTTGAGGTTCGACTTCGCGTCCGAGAAAATCCACTTCTCCTGGTCGGGGACGCTGATTCCCGAGGTAGGACTGCTACCCGGACTGACCGACATGGCGTAAAGGTCCAGGTCCACCTCGAGCTGGTTCTCGTTGTCCATCGTAATCTCCCCGGACGCGACTGCGCACCCACCGAAGGTACGAACGAAGTCGTTTGCCGAGGACGACGTGGGAGCGTAGTACACCGCCTCGGTAGTAAACGTCGGCGGCAGGTCGTCCATCAGCGGCGTGAAGACGTGCGTGTCGGTGCCCGTCTCCGAGTTGCCGTCTATGTCCGTGTCGGCGTTGACCGTCTCGCTACCGAACAGGTACGCGAACGGCCAGGCGTCCTGCGGCCGGACAGTGATGCTTCCTGCTTCGTAGGTTCTGCGACCCGCCCGCTTGTCGAACAGTTCCCGGTCGCCACCGATGACTCGGTCCTCCAGGTAGTCGACTTCGGGGTCGGGGAGCGATGCTGCGTCTGCGACGAGCCCCGGGACTCGGTCGGGGGCGACGGTCGTGTTCTGCGACGACTCGTGACCCACCACGAGTTGGGTGCTCTTTGACTTGAAGGGTGCGTCGTTTCCTGGCATGCTTGCTCTCTATGTGGTTATATCAGGTCGGAGTGCCTTGAGTATTCCACCGTCATCTCGAGGACGTGCCACCCGAAGGCGGTGTCGTCGAACGGATTGACGGTCTGGATGTTCAGTTTGTCCCAGTTCCCAGGCGTCGCCACGGGACCGGAACGCTTGCGCCTCTCGTTCGTCAGGCGCTTTATCTCCTTGAAGATTTCCTCACGGCGGGCACGCCCGTCCTGAGTGGACGCCTCGATGGCGACCATGGCGGATTTGTCCTCTGACTCGTGGAAGATGTCCGCCGACTCGATGTTACGTTCTCCGGGTTCGTACACGAGGATGTACTCGCTCGAGTTGCGACGAACCTTCTGCCGTGCCTTCCCGGTGTTATCCTCGGTGAGGAGTTCTACGCGGTCAGGTTTGGCGATGCCGTTACCTGCGTCGTCCCAGTTGTTGTCGAGGTACGTGCGCGTCAGTTCGGCAACGTCCCAGTCAACATCGGCCATCAGTTAGGAACACCTCCGTCCCAGTCACCGCTCTCCGCGCCCTCGCCATCCTGCGTGTACTCGCGCGTCCCCGACCTCTTGAGGAACCCTTCGTCGAACGCCGACGATTCCTCCTTGTCGGTGTCTACCTTCTGGTCGCCCGAGATGATGTCTTGCGAGTGCTGGAACGTCAGGTCGGTGATGTCCACGACTGCCTTGTACGGCGCGAGCGGGTCGTTCGAGTTCTCGTATTTCTGCGCGACCTTCTGCGCGTTGTCCTTGCCGAACTTCATCGACCGCTCAGCGAAGTACAGGCCTTCGGTACCCGAGTCTCCGATGGAACGAACGACGACCCACGCGACCTTCTTCTGGTGCTCCTTCTTCGTCACGCTTCCTGGGTCGTTGACGTTCTCAAGCGCGGCGTTCTTGAGTCCCGTACTGAGGTCGCCCCACTTGCGTTTGACCCACTCGAAGATGGGCTCAAACGGAGGAGCGCTGTCCCCCTTGTAGTTGGTGGGGTAGTTGACATACGAGGCGTACTCCGCAGGATACTCGACTTTGCCGACAGCGTTCTCTGTCTGCTCGATAACGTCCACGGCGTCCTGCTCGACCTCGTACTCAACTCCTGCCATCAGTACGTACCCGCGGGTCGGACCTCCTTGCGTTTGTCGAGCTTCTCGTAGGCCTTGTCTTCGAGACGTTCCGCTGCACGTCCCGGGTCGGGCGCACCGTCGTTGCCGGCAGGCAGGAGGTCGGAGTACTGGTCCGTCCACAGCAGTTCGGCGGCGGCAAGACGAGCGCAGGCGTTCTTCACGTCACGAGGCACGTTCGCCTGGTTCCCGAAGCGATACGTGACACGGACCGCAGGTTCGCTCCATGTCGCGTAGCGTCGGTAGACGTAAAGCAGCCCGCTCGTCTTGTCAATCCAGAACTCACCGTTCCTGCCCTGCGTCTTCGACGAGTCAGACACCCACTCCTCCCACTCGTTGCCATCCCAGATTTCCAGCTTGTCTCCCTGGGCGTCGTCGAGCGGCGAGACGATTTCTCGGTGCAGGAGTTTGATGGGCGTCCCCGACCCGAAGTAGTACGGCGTCTCGTCGAGGTCGTGATACTCGTCTACGACCTGACGCTCACGCCATGCGTGACCGGTGTAGCGGTCAATCTCATCGGACATCTCCAGGATGAGGTCATCCACCTCGGACTTCGTCGGGTCGGTGTTAGCGTCGAAGTCTCCGTCTATGACGCGAAAGAATCGAGCCACGTCTGACGTGTCGCAGTACCCGACGTTTGAGTCAGCAGTTTGAAGTCCCATTAGTCGTCACCTGGATTTCTGTCGTGGTTCGGGAGGTGCGCGTCCCGGATGAAGTCATCCGGTTCGACGCCGTTCTCAACGAGATACTCATCCACCTTGTCGGTGTCAACCTCGTCGTTTGTACGCACTACCGCTCGGAGCACCGTGATAGTCGAGACGAGCAGATGCTTCGTCTCTCTAACCTCTGACTCGATGTCTGACGCGACCTGCTGGAACTTGGTGTTCGGCATCCAGTCGGGCGAGTACACCTGGTACAGGACCCAGATGATGAACAGGCCGACGACCCCAACCTCGCTGACGAGGTGGGACAGTATTACATCGACCAGAGGCATGGTCAGACGATTTCCCTGAACTCCCTCGCGGGACCGTTCCAGTTCGCGCCCATGACGTAGGCGTCCACGCTCAGGTCACCGTTCGCGTTGTCGGTGAACGACGTGATACGAGCGCGGAGGAACTCCGCAGGCACACCGTGGGCGAAGATGAACGCCGCGTAGGTGCCATTACCGTCGGGGTCCTCGAAGTCAGAAGTCGAGAGCGAGAGGACGACTGTACCCGAAGCGTCTCGGATAGGTGCCCACTCACCCGCGACCTGCATTTCTGCGCGAACGTCGAGCGTGTCGTTCGCCGTGTCGAGGTTCTCCGCGACTACGTACAGGCCGAGCGAGTTGTGACCCTTCGTCTGAACGCGGTCCCCAGCGGTAGCGGAGGTCGCACCGGTGAGCGCCTCGGCTCTAATCGGGCGACCCATGGGTTATCACCGACCCATGCAGATGACCGTGAGCGTCGCGCCCTCGGTGTTGTTGCTCGGAACCTCCGTGAGGTTGTCTGTTGCAGTCCCCGTCCCGTCGTTGTTCTGACCGAACAGACGGATAGAACCCGCGCTCTCGTCGTAAGACGCGGTGAGCCCGGTGCCATCCTTGACCTCGGGGATGACCGCCTGGAACCGCCGCATGCTGACGTCTGCGGGGACGAACTCTTCTCCATCGCCGTCACCCTCATCGTCGTAGTTGGTGATGTCCACCTCGACGAACCGCGTGGTGACGGCGCCCATGTACTCCGTTTCCTCGATAGTGACAGTCTTCGTCATGTCGTGTTATCTCCTTGGTTACCGTTGATGCTGTAGCTGTTGTGCAAGCTCATCTGCCGCCTCGCTGAGTTCCGCTTCGAGCTCCTCCTCCGACTGGTTCGCCTTGATACCGCGTTCCTGTGCGAGTTTCTGCTTGTCGCGGTAATCGAGCGCCTTCAGTGCCTCCTTGACCGAACCCGCTGCACCAGAAGTCGCGCGGGCGAGAAGGCCCGCAGGCGTCCACTCGACGGCGAAGGACTCATGCTCGTCGAAGTAGGCGGCGTCTTCGACGGCCTCGACGGGCACCCAGTGCTCACGTCCAGTGTAGTGCTGGAACGTGTACTTCTGCCGCGTAGACGGCACTCTGTGCGTATGCACGCGAGCCCCCGCCGTGAACCGAACCTTCGCCACCTTCATCGTAAATGTACCTCAGATTTACTTCAGGTCCCGAATCTTTGCGTGGGCAGCCGGGTTCGTACAGGTGAGCTGCCCGATGGTGACGAACGCGCCCTCGTTGGTGAGCGAGTCGACCGCGAAGGGGTTGTCGTCAACGTCGATACCCGTGCTGTAGAACTGCGTCGGCAGCAGGGTCTTGACGAACATGGTCTCCGAGTCGACCAGGTAGACACGCGAGAGCGTGTCCTGGAAGACGTCGTCCGACTCGAAGATGGGAATCGTCTTGTAGGACTGCGTGATGATTCCCACGTCGTCACCGGGGTTCGTCTGGACACCGTTCATCCCGACCTGCGTCCGGACAGGCTCGAGGCGCTCCTTGCCGCCGACCTCCTGCTCGAGAATCTTGTAGGTGTCGTGGCCGGTGAGCCAGAAGTAACCGTCGTCCTGGACCGGGTTCTTGCCGGAGTTCGTCTTGACCTGCTCGATGGCGTCGTCCATCAGGTTGATGGTGAACGAGCGGTCGGTGTCGCCGTTCTCGAGAACGTTCGACTCGAACTCGTTGGCAGAACGGTCGAACCCGTAGATGTCGTTGTCGTCGGGGCTCGACAGGAGCGAGGACTCGGCGCCGTTCGAGATGACGCGGTCGACCGACTCCATGTTGTTGCCGGCCGGGTTGTCAGCCTCGTTCAGAAGCTGAACGTTGATGTCTTTCGGGTGCTCGCCCATGCCCGTCTGGTGCTCCGTCCCCTCACCGTACCAGCGGCGGAGGAAGTCGAACGGGTCGTTGAGGTCGTCGTCGTCCGTCTGAGCGAGGAGCTGCTTCTCCTGACTCACGTTGAAGGTGTGGACGATGGACGCGGGGTCCTGCTCGTACTCGCTGATGTCCGGGTGGATGGTGTCAGGCAGAGTGCCGCCCTCGCCGACGCCACCTTCACCGAGCGTGCGGTTGCTGTCCCGACCGGTGACGATACGCTCACCGGACTTCGTCCACGCTCGGTTCTCCAGGAGCGCGAACAGGTTGGCCTCGCTGTTGAGCAGCGAGAAGACCTCGGACCCGTAGACTACGTTCCGGTACCCGGCGTCCGTGGTGTCGAGGAGGTTGTCCGCCTTGGACATCCCGCCCGACTCCTTCCGGGTGTACTTCGGGTAGAAGTCGTAGTAGTAGTCTATCATGTCGTAGATGGTGTGAATCCGGCCGTCCGCCTTGCGGAGCTTGCCCGGATTCTCACCCTTCGGACCACGGGCCTGCGTCTTGTAGAGGCCCTGCTGTCGAGCCGCCTGCCCGCTGTCGCCGCCTCGCTCAAGCTGGCGCTTGGCGAGGTACTTGCGGGCCTGCGTACTCTTCATCAGCTTCTGATGCTTGCCGATTTGTGCCTTGGCGAGTTGAACGCCGTTGTCAGTGAGTTCTCCCATTTGAGTCACCTCGTGTTACAGGTCGTAGAGCTGCTGCGCGGCCGGACCGACCTGGTCGTCCGTCGCGGGTTCGTCTTCCTGTTCCCAGGACTTCTGCACTTCCGCCGTGGGACCGGAGGGGGAATCGAGGACCATCTCGTCGCCGAACTGCTCCTCAATCATCTTCTCCACGTCGTCCTCGGTGAGGCCTTCCTCATCCGACTCGGACGCCTCGACTACCTCGTCGCCCCCGTCGTCCTCGTCGAGATACTCCCGCACAGCCTCGTAGAGGTCCTCGGGCAGCATCTCTTCGAGGTCGCCGTGGTCGTAGCCCTTCATCTCCTCGTCCTCGTCGTCCTCCTCGTAGTCCTCGCCCTTCTCCTCGTCGGGCTCGTCCTCGGGAGGCTCCGGAGCGACTTCGTCGTCGACTTCGGGCTCGTCCTCGGGTTCCTCGTCGTCCTCCGCCTCGACGGGTTCGGGCTCCTCGTCCTCCTCCTCGTCCTCCGGAGGCATCTCGTCGTCGCCCTTCTCCTCGTCGTCCTCGGGCTCCTCTTCGTCGTAGCCCTCCTTGACGACTTCCTCGGCGGTCTTGCGTGCGATACTGCGGACTTCGTCTTCGCCCATCGACTTCTCCTCGACGATGGACTCAACGTCGTCCTTACTGACCATGTCGTCCTTCGTAGCGAGCTCCGCGTCAGGAAGCGACTCGTCCACGACGCTCTTGAACTCCTCTCGAACGTCGTCGAGCGAGACAGCCTCCGACGGATTGCTCGCGTCGTCGGACTCGGATTCGTTGTCTCCCATGTTTTTCACTATGTGGATGGTTCCGTCTGCGTGGACTCCTGCCGGGCCTCGGGCGCCTTTACTCACAGCCGCCTGACTGTTTTCTACGTTGTCGCCTTCATCGGTGCGGGCGTCCCCGTCTGCCTTGGAGACGACGCCGAACTTCGCCTTCTGATTCATCCCCTCCTCGCAGAGGGTCACAGCGCTCAGGTCGAGCTCTTTAATGTCGTTGACGACGTCTCCTTCCTCGTACTTCGTAGTAGCAACGAGCGACTCGCCGCTGATACTGTACGAGTCGATTTCTCCGTTCTCGATATCTTTCTGAGCCTGGCGCGACTGTCGCGTGTCGTCCCAGACCTTGCCTGCGACGAACAGCGACGGCTCCATGTCGTCCAGTTCGAGAACGTCCGTGGGGAACTCGTTACGGGTGAAGGTCTTACCGTCAACCTCGACGGTAATCTCCTCGTCCGTCTCGAAGTTTTCGAGAATCTCCCCTACGAGTTGGTCGCTGTGTTCCAGCGAAAGACGCTGGCGACGAAGGAGTTGAGGCAGGGCTTCCTCGAGCGCCGACGCTCGAATCTTGTCGCCCTCTTTGTCCACAACCTCAACAGAAGCAGGACCCCAGATGACCATGTCGCCGTCCTTCGACTTGAAGACAGGCAGGATGCCTGTCGAGGACTGCATTTTGAACTTGACAACGGGATAGTCGTCGTCCGACTTCTCCGTCGTCGCGTCCACCGTCTCCTCCTCATCGTCGTCGACTTTGTTGAGAGCGTCGTTCCACTCCTTGAGGAGCGAATCTACGGTCGACTTGTACGTTGTGAGGAGGTGCTCTCGTCCTTCCTTCGTTTTCTCAGCGGGATGAACGCCACCCCACTGACCTGCGAAGGAACGATAGGCGACCGCCTTTACGGCCTGGTCATCGTCGTTGTCTGCGAGCTTGGACACCGCAACTACTGAGGCCGCCTCGTCGTCAGTAAGAGCGTCGTTGTCCTTGCTCAGGTCCCTCACCTCGTCGGAGAACGCGCACGAGAAGTCCTCGTCGGCCTCCTTGAGGTTCCCCTCATTCTCCTGCGACCAACAGATGGCATACGCGCGTGATTCCGAATAGTCGGGGTTGTCCGACATTACAGAATCCACGCAGTCTTCTACTGCCTGTGGCATTTACTTGTTGAGTAGCGAGGGGTTGTTACGCCCGAGCGACTTCTCCAGCTCGTGCCCACACTCAGGACACTCCTGAGGACGCGACTTGGACGACGGACGACCCTTCAGGTTCTTCTGAGTGGTGCCGTCAACCTCGGAGTCGCAGTTTGGACACGTTGTCATGGATGCTCGGTGGTCTGGCGACCTCTTCATAGCATCGTTCCGCCCACTTTGGTTTAGGTGTCGTGGAGCGAGACACGCGCGAGATATAGACCAATATTAAAATAGTTTATAACCAGTAGACGAACGATATGCAGATTGAACTACCACCACTCAAAACATAGACTAAGTAGTATATAACCTCTACCGCAAGAATTCTAAAGACCACACCGGGGAGATGTACCGAAAATACATATACACCCGCGTACAAGTATAATTATGGACAACAAGAAAGTGTTCATGGCATCGTTTATAGCAGCCGAAGGGTGCTTCCAATTCGGATTAGCACACAACGAGCGGTACACTCACAACATTAACATCTCTCCTAACATCTCTGTCGCTGTGCATGACGACGATAAGGATATTCTCTACGAGTTTCAACAACAATTCGAGATAGGAGTTGTCAACGAAGACCATACACAGAACCAAACTAAATGGGAGCTGAGGAGTAAAAAGGACCTCGATGTATTCTGCGATATATTTGAAGAAGCAGCTAATATCTGCTCATGGGTTGAACGAACAGACAAATACTCAACATACGTCACTTGGAAGTCAGTCCTCAAACAACTTTACTCCTACAGAGAAAACAAATCAAAAGAAGAACTCGAAGAATTAATATTCAAAGTAAAGAACCTCAACTCGAAAGGTTATCAGGGTAAAACCGCAGAAGAGTGGGTGCAAAGAATCGAGTAACTATCTCCGGCCTCGGGGATGCTCGTGAGCGTAATAGTAGTAACCGCCCGATGGACCGCCTCTAACCGTACAATTCTCAGGCGCGTCGTCTGGCGATGAGATGTAAACGCGCGTCTTGGTGTTCTCTTGCGTCTGATTGCTGTAGTAGAACCATGCACCCGACGGTCCTTGCTGCACGAGAGCGCCTTCTGGGGCATCTGACGGTTCATCCACGTAGACTCTGTACTTCTCCATCAGACGCTTGACGAACTTGTCCGCGAGGTCCTCCTCACCCTCGACCTCGTTCCACGGAGCATCGACTCGTTCGCGTTCCGGGTCTGGCGATTCAGAGGCAAGTGGCAGCCAGGACGTGACCTTCTCTACTGCCTCCTCAACGATGGTACGCTCGTCCCCTGCGTAAAACTCGCGTGCCGCTTCACTGAGCCAGTCAGCGTCCATGCGCAGGTCAACGACGCCGCCCTCGTCGTCTGCCTGGTACACTTCACGAGACGCCTCAGCGAGACGACCCACGACCTCACTCATGCGCTCGTCGTCAGGACTGTACCCGCGGTGCTCGAATATCTGACTGTGCAGTTCGTCAGCGGCCTCAGGCGTACCTTCGCGTGCGACGAGACGGGACAGTTGCTCGACTGCACGGTCACCTTCGTCCTCCTCGTACCACACCTCAACGGGATTCTCCAGTGCCTGTTCGAGCGTCACGTCCGTCTTCCCGAGCGTGAAGTCGTCCATCGAGGACTCCATGTCCCACCCGGCGACGTTGACTTCGCCTTCGTTCCAGTCAGGACCGCGACCTTCGGAGAAGTCCATGAGCGCCTCAGGCGTCGCCAGAACATCCTCGGCGGAGATGTCCTTGTGCATGATGAGCCCTTTGTCGTAACTCTGCGCCATCTTCTCGTCGGCGGTGAACACTGCCGCGGGATTGTCTCGTAGCTCGAACGTGTCCACCTCACCGCCCGTCAGGTAGTCAGACACCTGCTGCATGACTCCCTCGACAGCGTGATTGCCGAGACCTCTGTGGATGTCGAACTCTTCGCCCCAATTCTCACGAGCGAACTGCTGGGACGCTTCGGTGAAAACGCGCATGGCCTCGACCTCTTCCTCGGTGGGTTCGTCGGCGTCGTCGAAGTCACCTTCCCGCACGTCACCCGCGACGCCGTGCGTCTCCTTCAGGAGTTTGTCGTAGGCCTGCCCCGAGGTACTCATCGTCGTACCCTTGATGCCGCGGAGCGTTTGCTTCACGTCACCGACGCCATCCTCGGGCGCTGCCTCCTTCCACTCGTTGTCGAAGTGGCGTTTCGCGTCGTTGTCGAGACGGATGAGGTCGCGTTCCATCTCGGCCTCGGTCGGCTCGTAGTTCGAGTACTTCACGTCGTCCCACTCGACGTTCCACTCGGACACGTCGTCGCTTCCTGTCGCCTCCGGGTCGGGTTCGCTGAGAACGTCCGCGTCCGTGAGTGCGCGGATGTTGTCCTCGTCAACGTCCTGGAGCAGTTCACCGTCCAGCGTCTCAGGACGGTCGCCCATGAGCGTGACGAAGGTTCCATCGTCGAGTTTCAGGTATCCCGAGTTGGCACCGTACACGGACGACGGGTCATCTTGCCGGTCAACGATACGACGGAGTTCCTCGCTACCTGGTTCACCGAACGCGAGGACGCCACCCTCTTCGAGCATGCCCTCATCGTCCGCTTCAGCGATGGGGACGCGACGTGCCTCCTCGGGGTCGATGTCTATGTCTGCCGCCTCAGAATCGTCGCTCTCGTCGTCCTCATCACCGCCCTCGGATGGTGCGGGTTTCGTCTCCTGATACCTGTGCTCGCCTGTCTCTGTATGTGTCCACCTGTTAGGCGCTTGCTCGGTCGGGTCACTGACCCAATCCTTCAGGACACTCTCTGCTGCCTTGACGAACTTGTCCGCGAGGTCCTCCTCACCCTCGACCTCGTTCCACGGAGCATCGACTCGTTCGCGTTCCGGGTCTGGCGATTCAGAGGCAAGAGGAAGCCACGTAGTGACTTTTTCAACCGCGTGTCTAACCACCTCCTCGCTAGAGACACTGTATTCAAGTGGATTCTCGAGGATTTCTTCTGTAAGGTCCTCGGGAATGAACTTGACAGGGATTTCCTCTTCACCTGCTAATGACGCCGCTGCAAGTCGGTGATGTCCGTCAACGACCAAGTTCTTTCCATCACGCTGCACAACCTCAATTCTACGGTCATCATACTCCCCGGTTTCCGCATAATCCTCGACTAATTCATGCGAAACAGAAGCTTGATGAGCAGTGAGGTCGTCAATATCCATTTGACGATTTTCCCCGTGTCTTCTCACCTTAGTACCCACGTCCATATAATCCTGCATAGGAAGAGTCACCCGGTGGTCAATATCAAACCCATACTCAGTCATCAACCTGTTCCAATCCTCATCCGGGTCTTCAACATCTCCAACTATTTCTGGTTCACCTCCACTTTCGTCGCTCTCGTCGTTGCCGTCGTCGGAAGCACCATCACCTGGTTTCGTTTCTTGATACCTGTGCTCGCCTGTCTCCGTATGTGTCCACCTGTCTGGCGCTTCCTCAGTCGGGTCGCGTTCCCACCCCTTGCTAAAATCCTTCAGAATAGACTGCGCAGCGTCAACCAGGTCGTTCCTGGTTACTCGTCCTTCGGCTCCGTCCCCTCGGCGAGCGCGTAGGAGAAACTCTCGTCCATCCACTCCTGAATCTCCGCTGCGCTCGCGTCCGGGGGCGGACGCTCCGGCGCGTCGTTGTCCTCGTTGTTCTCGGTCACGTTTGAGTTCTTCGGCACCTGCGCACATAAACCTACGGACCTCGGTGAAAGTAGTGAGCAGGTTGTACCCGTTCTTCTGCGCGAGACGCCTCATGAACAGCTTGAACAGGTCGTCTCCCATCTCCTCGACCTCAGGCGGATTGCCCCACTCCACGTCGTTGTTGAACACCCCGACCTTCTCGTCCGGAATGTCCTCAGTGATTTCTTGGAAGGACGCCCAACTGTCGTCACGAGCGCCTGCGGTGTAGTCGAGAGGAGTGAACCGTCCTTCGTCATGGTACCGCTGTACGACGTTGTACGCCGACTTCTCGGACGGCACGTCAACGAACGAAGCGCGGATATCGTACCCCTGCTCCTCCATGTTCTCTATCATGCGCTTCGTCGACTCAGGCGACGTAGCGACCTTGTCCACTATGACGTTGTGGTTGCGGTCGATGGCTTCAGGAGCGAGGTTGTTCTTGGCGATATGAGACGCCTCGTCATGCACGTAAGAAGCGTTCTCGCCATCGTACTCCGGGATGGGTTTCTTTGTCTCGTCGCTCGAGATATGCGTGAACTCTCGGTCGAACGATTCCCCGTAGGCACCATCCTCGACCTGCTCCTGCCACCACCCCTTACCAGCACCAGGAGGACCGAGGAGAATCACACCGACGGGTTCCTCATCGTCGTCCGGGTCAACCCGTGCGTCTTCGTTCAGGAGGCCTTCTGCCCACTCCTGATGCTTCTCGGCGCGTTCCGGGTCGTACTCGCCATCCTCATCAGTGTGCTCGTTCTCGGTGTTCTCGCCCTCCTCCCACGACTTGAGGAAGTCCTCGTGCCCGCTCGACCACCAGTCAGACGATTGAACCTTCTCGATGTACTCGTCCAGTTCGCCTTCCTCAGGTCGGTCCCACTGCACGGGTTCGGGCGTGTCGGGTTCACCGTCGCCGTCCTGGTCAGTGCCTGTGCCTTCTGCTGCCTCACTCGGGTACCAGAGACCTCCTTGCTCACCCTGTTGAACCTGTACGCCCTCGGGAGCTTCGTCAGGAGAATCAACGTACACGCGGTCTTTGGCGAGAACCGCTGCCTGACGCGCGAGCATCTCCTTGAAGATTTCCTGTTTCATCGTTCTTGAACCTATATTTGCACGTCGCGGACAAAGGTATGACGACAATAAGATTTAGTAACTACTTTTATCCTACCATATTGTATAATCATAAACGGAGTTTAACACTCCTGAGCTGCTATGAGGAAAGAAATACGAGAAAATCGGAAAGGCCGATACACGAGAGAAGACGCACTAAACGACCGAGAATTCCAATTACTCCTCGAAGGAGCACGAGAGATGGAACACTACTACTCTCAACAAGCACGGTTCATCATCTTAGTCGCGGGACGATTGGGTATGAGAAAAGGAGAAATAACTCATATACAGGAGAAGTGGGTCGATTGGAGAAAAGACATGATTGAAATCCCTAGGTTTGAACCATGCGATAAAGGTAAAAACGGTGGAGCATGCGGTTACTGCAAACAACAAGCTAAGCAAGCGGTCGAATACAACGAAGAAGCAGATATTGAAGAGGAAATACGTTGTAAATGGGAGCCGAAGACAGAAGCTGCTGCACGCAAAATACCGTTCGGTTTCGACCCACGCACCTCTCTCATTCTTGAACGATTCTTTGACCGATACGATGAATTCTGCTGGTCAGCACAAGCCATCACTCGCCGGGTCAAAAAGGCAGCAAAACTCGCAAAAGAATTAGATGAAGAAGAAATATACCCTCACTGTTTACGAGCAACGGCAGCGACGTATCATGCAAGCAGGGGATTAGAAATGGTTCCGTTACAAGCTATGTTCGGCTGGGCACAACCTAGCACAGCGATGAACTACATCCAGAACTCCGGAGAAAACACTGCACGAGCACTTCACATGGTCCACTCACAATAATGACATACTAAGTTCTTTTCACGCACTAAAACTACGATATACCCGTTTACTACATTTCACTATGGCTTGTACCCACGGAGCCGAATAATTGAGTTTGATGTGTTCGAGGTCCGGACTGCTATGCGACCGTTGCTATGTGTGGTCGACACTTGGTTAAATATAAATCCCGATGATAAGTCTGAGGCGATATCCACTCGCCCAGTGTTCGCGTCGGTGTAGTCATCGGGCCTTACTTCGACCGTACTGGTCGCGTCCGGTGTTCCGTCTGGTTTGACGCCGATTGAGACGATAACGGCGGCCGAGTTCTTCGGGATATCTTTCGAAAAGTCGACAGTCTCGTACGACCCCGCGGTGTCATTACTGACGCTTTTGTTCACAACCTTGTCGATATTAACTTGTTGTATTAGGCCCGCTCTGACTTGGTCCACACGATTCCCCTGGACGAGCGGCATCCGGCTGCCAAACCCGCGTCGAAACGTGTCTGCCCGACCCATATGCAACACGGAGTCGCCGTTTGACGACAGTGATACTGTTGAGTAGTAGTCTCCATCAACTTCGAACGGATAACAATACGACTCCATTTTCTTCGCAGTGTTTTCGGTTGTGAGTATAGAGTCACTCCCTACCCAAGCAGACGTATCACCCACTACGTCCCCAGCTTTCGCATATCCATAGATGAGTTTGCTAACCTCACTTCCACCCGCTCTCCATTTCGTCCCTCTCGTTGATACAAGCATCTCCACAATTTTTTTCTCGTCATTGTACCAGACAACTGGAGCGACGGTCGGACTGCCCTGATGTATATCGCTGATTGGTATTTCTCCGTCCGATGTCCACGTGTTCCCATCGTCAGTCGAGTAATATTGTTGCGGTAGCTGATTACCTGTCACGCGAGAGATGCATAAGAGGGTGCCGTCGAACAGTCTCGTAATCCAGGCTTCGTTTGGATAGTTGGTTGATGCTTGCTCGACCGTTGCCTTATCACTCCACGTTTGACCCCCATCAGTGGATTCGATGACCCAGACGGCCCCCCCACTGTTGTCTTCGCCGTAAATGGGCTGTAATAGAGTACCGGAATCTGTCTCGATGGTTTTGCCGTATGGGGAATATGTTGGGTAGCCACGAGTGTCGATAGTGGTATAACTGGACCACGACTCACCGTTGTCAGACGATAGCCTGTACCCCATATCGAGGAAGTCACTCGTGTCGTGGTCATACCTCATGTAGAATAGTATCCAGTCGCCAGATGGGAGAACCCCACCGGCTGGATTGCGGTCGTCGATGCTGGAGTTGTCAACTGCTGCGCCTTCATCAATCCAACTCACGCCGCCGTCTGTCGTACGTCGCTGGAGTAGGGCACCGTTATCGTCCCCGTGTTCGGTGCCCGAGCGGTAAACGCACACCCACTCAGTGTCATCTACAGGATACGCGACAGAGCCGTAATTACGGCCTGTTTGGTCAGAGACTGGTATCAGTTCGGGGTGGTAGGTGTCGTCAGTGATGATGCCACGAGTTGTATTTGTAGACCCTGAAGAGAACGTTCCGACATTTGTAATGTCGTTTCCATCAGCATCTATATCATTACCGAATTTATCAGGGGAGAGTGCAGCTCCTCGATTTAACTCCTGAGTTGCATTTGACCCGGTATCAACTGTTCCGACTTTTAGTGAAGACTGCGCAGGAGCAACGTCTTGTGTCTTCACTACATACCCAACCTCAAACCCAGTAAAAGGCTTGACAAGATAAATATAGTTAACAGTACCGCTTTCGAGTGGGACTGTAGTCTCACCAGGAGTCAGTTTCAATCCTTGGCCATCACTGAGGATGTACGCTACCCCGGATGTCACAGTTAGTTCCTCACTCCCATAATCCGGGTCAAACGTAAGCCCTGTTTCAACGAAACTCATCACCCCGGAACCTAACGAAGTCTCTAACACCTCGCTAACCAGTTGGTCAGGTGTGACGCGGTCAGTCGAACCAGACGTTTCATACACCATATCTACAATCTATACCTACAGAGCATTAACAGTCCTCCTCGTACCCAAACACCGACGAGAAATCTTATCAAGTTTCGGATGACATGTCACACAACAGGTCACAAGATTCACCATGTAGTGCGCTTCGTTCGGGTCGTCGAACGTGCGAACAGGGAGTTTATGATGAACGTGTAACTGCTCCTCTGACCCACATACCTGACACTTGTACCCATCTCTGTCGAGTGCCTTCTCTCGCATACGAGACCAGGTATGTCCATACTCTCCTTCGTACCCACCACACCAATTAGGATTGTCTTCGCCTTGTTTTACTTCAGACATCTTCTCGATTGTCTCAGGACGATGCTCGCCATGCTTAATATTAGGAGCTTCAGGACGAACGTTCTCCGCCATATGCTCAGCCGTTTCCTGTCGCCGTTCATCGTCACCTTCCCACGATAACGAGATGGCTTCTGATGAATCACGGACGTCAATATCAAATTTGTCTATCCAATGACGAACCGTCTCACCTGAAACGCTACACTCATCACCGATTTCTTCTAACGACATCTGCTCATTCCAGTATTTCTCGCGCAACCAATCCTCATCCTTGTACCCACCCTCCGCTTGAGAACAACCAGGACCTCGACTTTCAATCCCGTGTCTCTTCATCCACCGAATAACCGTAGCACGACTAACAGAACATTTCTCAGCAATCTCGCCTTGAGTCAACCCCTCCCCATGATATTGCTTCTCCAACCATTCCCCATCTTGATAGCTCATATTCTAACAAACGTTTGTCTACACTTAACTATCACGTCACAGTTGAACGTCTCTAACTAGCGTGTGACGACAGTTGAAGTGGGGTAACCACTCATCAACCCGTCCCGGCGTCCCATAATCGTAGTCGTGCGCCTTGTCGAGGAGGATTGTCTTGAGCTCGTCCATCGGGACAGCGCCACCGCGGTCCTCCACCTCGTCCTTAATGTCGTGACACAGGTCCGTGGTACGCGAGTCGTCGGTGCCCGACCAGTAGTAGACGAAGTCGTCCGAACCCGGTGAGGACTCGTATGCGACCTCCCGAGACGTATTGAGCACTGCGCCCGATTCCGTGCGAGCAATCGACTGCGCCTTGTCCTCGCTGATACGCAGTTCTTCCGCGAACGTCTCGGTCAGCGAGTCAATCGACCATCCCTCAGGTTCCTGGAGTTCCTCCTTCAGAATCTCCTTGACACGCAGGGCAGCGTCATGCGGAAGGTCCTCGAACGACGTGTAGATGATTTCTCGCGTGTCAATTACGAACTCTATGACCTCCCGAACGAACTCCGGGACGTTGTCTGCCTCGGCCCACATATCGGGCGCCTTCGACAGGTCCTCGCCCTCGTTGGGATACCACTCGACAACGCACCGATGAGCGTGGTGTAGGAGGTCGTCGAGTTCTTCGTAGTCCATCTCGTCGTCCTCGATGGCCTTCCGCAGGTCCATGTACTCCGATTCCCAGTGCTCGTGATTGAGCTCCGAGCCAGAAACGCCGCCGTATGTGGCGTTGCTGTACCCAGCGTCTCCTGTCGTCACGGCGTTGTCCTTCTCCGCCTCAACGTCCCCGGCGAGAGGTCCGTCGTACTCGTCCTCATCCTCGTCCGGGTGACACGAGGGGCAGACGAAGGAACCGCTCATGCGACGGTTCTCCCCGCATGAACGACACCAGGATGGGAAGTCAGATTTACCAATCTCATCTAAGATTTTCTGCTTCGTAGACTTCTGTTGTTCACTACCTCCAAACCGAACTGTCTCTGGTTCAGCTATGAACCGAGCAGGATTCAGGTCACTCATCGTTACCACCTGCAACTAACGACATATTAACCTTCATCTTATCTCCGACCTCACTAATACCCTCAACCCGATAAGACCAATTATGTCCGAGTATCACTTCATCACCCTCAATACCTTCACTCAGTTCATCACTACTGTACGCAGGGAATCCTCGTGTCGTATCAATTTGCATGATTATATCCTTCCGTTCATCGTCCCAGTCAGGAGTACGTGCGAAGTTCGAGGCAGTCGATGGGTCATGGGAAGCCGACTGAAAACCTCCCAACTGAACTACTTCTCCTTCCTCGAATCTATCAGCAAGTTCAGGAGTAGCTTCAAGTCCTCGATACAGTGTTACCTCCTCAAATTCACCTGCCTCATCAATAGCATCTGAGACAGATTCAACAATCTGACTTGTCCTCTGATTCATTTCACGAGAACCTCTCAAAGCCTCGTTGACGAAGGAAAATGAACCAGCTCTGTAGTCACTAATATCACTGACTTGAGCTTCGTTGTCAAGAGATATTTCAGTATCTACTTTCTCTGTAACCGGGAGGTCCTCGACACTACTAATATCAGTACCATCGTCAACCTCACCAGAACCGTCGTCCTCACTGTCCCCCGCGTCGTCCTCAGATGAACCAGGTTTCATTTCCTGGTATCGGTGTTCGCCTGTCTCAATATTCGTCCATCGGTTAGGCGCCTCTTCGGTCGGGTCGCTCACCCACTCCTTTTCAGTACTACTCGATGAACGCACCCTCAGCTCCTCATTCTCAACATCAAAGAAACCTCTCCCCTCTGGACCGTCATATGCGAAGTATCGTCTACCGAACCTCTTACCCAGCTCAGAAAGAGGTACTTCGTAGTAATAATCACCAGGGTCATCAGGTTTAGCAGGTTCAAGCTCAACAGAGTCAGGAACCTCATCAACCGTATCAACGAAGACACGGACGTTTTCCCGGATTTCAACAGTATCCGTCATGCCGGAACCTCCATCTTTCGGTCCTGCCACTCCCGAGAAATTCGGTCGAACTCCTCGTGACACTCCATGCACACTGTCACAAGATTAACCTCGAAGTGAGCATCACTAACATCGTCAAATACACGAACTGGTATTTTATGATGAACGTGCAAGTCTCGACCATACACCTGCTTGTGTTCTGCACGGGTCATACCACATGACGCACACTGCTCGGAATCAGCAAGGATAGCCTTCTCCCGTTTAGCATCCCAACGACCACCGTAATACTCAGACGACCCTCCACGCCAACGAGGATTACTCTTACCAGTCAACGATTCAGATATCTTTTCTTTCGTCTCCTCAAGATGGCACCCATCAGCGATAACAGGAGGTGGGCTTTCTGCGAACACTCGCTCACTACGTTCCTTCTGTTCCTCGCGTAGCTCCTCGTTCTCACGCCACATTAATTCAGAACTTTCTGAAAACCCCCGGCGTTCTATATCATGGCAATCCATCCAGTACAGAATTGTCGTGCGGTCAACCTCACACATTTCTGCCATCTCACCAGCACTCAGTTCTTCCTCCCAATATTTCTCCTGAAGCCAGTCACTCTTCTTATATTCTCTTTCGACGCCGTGCTTATCCACCCAGTAATCAACAGTAGACCTAGAAACACCACAAATATCAGCAATTTCAATTTTGTCTAAGGACTCTTTGCAGTACTTCTGCTCAAGCCAATCCTTTCGCTGATACCGTTTAGTCATCCTTCTTCACCAGTTTGAAGACGTTATCATCTTCATCCCGCGTCATCTTAAACGACTTCCCCGGTGACTGAAATCTCGGGTCACCATCACCCTCCTCAGGTTTCGGCGCCATCCCGCCTTCTGCTCCGCCTTGCGGACCAGGGTCCTGTTCCTCGTCCTGCGCCGGGATTGAACCCGCTTCAGGGTCACCGTCCTCGCCCATCATCTCGTCAGCGCCACCACCCATCATCTCACCGAGGCCACCCATGCCGGGTTGACCTTCTTCCTCCTGCGGCGCCTCGAGTTTGCCTGCCTTGATGTCTGCGCGGTCGTTCGCTGTCCACTCGACCTGGGCACCGATTTCCAGAGCGAGCTTCGCCATCTTGAGGTGCGTCTGCGTGAGTTGCGCCTCTTCCTGCTCGTCCTCCTCTTCGACCGTATCGACTTTGACTTCCCACCCGTCAACACCGAGCTGCCCGAGGATTGCCGGGAAGAACGTATTGTTGAAGATGGTGCGCAGCCGGTCGGCGCTCCGGTTCGACACCTGAATCTCCATCGACTGCGACAGGCCCGCGTTCTCAGGCGAACCCGACTGGAACACAGCGGTGACACCGTACTTCGCGGAGATACGGTCGAGGAACCACTCCCTCATCTCCATGTGCTGCATGGCGGCGGGCGTTTCGAGTAGGTTGATGAACTCGATAGGCTTCCCGCCCTCACCCGACTGAGAATCGTCTATGAACGTCGGGATGTAGTTGGGGTCGTTCCGCAGTTTCTCCATCTCGCCCTTGTTGAACGCGCGGGTGGATTCGCTGTTCGAGGACGAGATAATCATGGCGCCACGCGGTGCGCGACGCTCTTTGTAGGCCTCTCGATACCAGTTGTCCATCTTCTCCAGGGTAGACGCCTCGTCCCACAGCGTCAGGATTGGCGAGTACCCATAGAACTTCGACGGCTCGTACTCGCTCGCGTGTACGAACTCTCCGCGGATGAAGTAGTTGTCCGGGTCCTCGTTGTTGCCACGACCGAGCCCGTCAATCCCAACAGCGTACACGGGATAGGTGTGACTCCCGCAGTTCTGACAGTGCTCGCCCGAACGCTGCGGTTCGTACATCTCGCCTTCAGTCGCGCGACACTCGACACAGACGTAGTATTCCTGTCCGAAGTGACCGTTCTCGTCCACCGAGTATCGCATGAGCTCAGGCGGTGCGCGGTGCACACCCTTCAGTTCGTAGTCGACGATTTTGCCGTCCGAATCCGTCTTGTACGAACGCTCGAAGATGAGCCATCCGTCGTCGAAGGACTGGATGTCCCACCCGACCTCCTTGAACACCTCGAGGAGCGTTTGTCCGACCGAGTTCTGCTCGGAAGGTTCGAGGTCGCTGTTGACCTGCGACCGCTGGTTCGCTTGCCCGAGGAACGATTCCAGCAGGAACTTGTCCTGCTTGTCAGGCGTCTTGAACCCGACTCGTTCGTCGCAGTCAGGACACCGCCGCTCCTTCGAGAAGTCAACCTCGTCGCCTTCCTCGAGCCACGAGAACTCATCGTAGAACGGTTGCAGTGTCTCGTAGGTCTCCTTGCACGCGGGACACTTCGCTTCCCACTTCTTCTCGATTTCCGTGAAGCCTCGACGGAAGGTCTGCGATACCTTCTCCTCGATGGCGTTGTTGACCAGCGTCGAGTTCTGACGCAGGCGATAGATGAACGTCGGGCTGACGCGACGCTGATACGGTGGTTGCGGCTCACGTCCACGCGGTTGCTCCGCGCGAGAGAAGGACGGATAACCGACTCCGTACTTCGACAGCATGCCGGCGATACGTTTGTCCAGCGTGCTCGTTACACGGCTACGGACTGCCTTACCGAGTTTCGTTGCCATGATTTACCATGCCTCCGGTTGCGGGCATTTTGCTTGATTCTCTTCCACTGCTCGGTGACAACTCCTACAAAGGAGTATCAGGTTGTCCATCGTATTTGCCTCCTCGGGTTTCTCGAACGTCCGGATGGGGTCGATATGATGAACGTCGAGGAGGCAGTCAGTCCCATCCGAACCGCACTTCTGACATACCTCGTCCCTACTACGCACTTTCCGTCTCACAGCGTACCAGTTCTCACCGTACTCGACGTGTCCTCCTTTCCAATTATGATGCTTGTCGCCAGTATAATACTGAGAACGGAACTCACCGTAACAGTCGGACGAACAGAAGTGATGCTCGTTCCTGCGAAGTTTGTACCCCGATTGAACGAACGGTTCGCCGCAGGTATCACATTCTACTTCTTCCTCGACTAGCGATTCACCATGCGATTGCTTGTGGTGGGTACGAACGCCTCGTTCCGTTTTGAGGTTCTTGTCACAAGATGGGCACTCGTAAGGGAATAACTCCGGGTGTTCTCGCCTTTCATGCCCGTCCTTGTAGTGCCAACTCTTGAAACGAGCTTCGCACTTATCACACGTATGTTCTTTCACCATGCAGAATTCACCGTGTTGCTCCATTCTCTCATCTCCTCCTCTGACATCTGACCCCGAGCATCGACCGTATGGACGAAGTACCGCATAGCGTCCATGCCGTGGTCGTCGGCCTTTTTCGGGCGGTCCTCGTCATCTGAGTCGTTCCACTTGTACCCAGTTATTTCCCCCACTGTCTTAACCGGGTCGTTGTTCTCATCGAGGTTGTCGTCGGGCTCATGCACTCTCGCACCCTGCATGATGTAGAGCCCCGGTTTGCCGCGCTCGTCCTTCGTCAGGCGCGACTTCACACTCTGGATTCCCGGCGACACGTCCTTATTCGCACGAGCCACGTCCACCCCGTGACGTTGGAGAGTGGCGCGGTCCTCGGCGTTCCAGTCAGCGAACGACTGGTCTACGACGTGTCCTTGCGGGTCGAGCGTTTTGATTTTCTTGGCGAGGTCCTCGACGAGTTCTTCCGTCTGATACAGCTCGCGGAACAGGACGAACTGGTCGTCGGGACCGCGACCCCACCACTGACAGACGAACGGGTTACGATACCCGAAGTCGATGGTGCGGTACACGCGCCAGTCTTCGGGCGGAGACGCGAAGTATGCCTCGCCGTCCTCGTACTCCTCCGTGCGGTGAACCTCCCAATCTCCGGGAAGCTCGCTGGGTTTGACGTGGTGCGTATCAGGGTCCCACTCGTCGTAGATGAGACCTTCTGCACCGACCCACTTCCCGAGGATGTATCGGTCGAAGTACACGCCCGAGTAGTTCTCCTTGTTGTCCTGCACGTAGTCCTCCGCTAGGTGGGGATTATCGTCCATGCGGAGGGTGAAGTGCGTTCCTCTGTTGTCCTCGAAGAACCACCGGTACATCCAGTGTCCCGGGTGTTCCGGGTTCGTCGCAGCGAAGATTTGACGATACGGGACCTGGTACTGGTAATTCCCGACCCGTCGCCCGTCGAAACGAAGACGGCCCATGAGCTGGGTCCACTCACCTTTCGACAGTTCTGAGGCCTCATCAACGAAAATCCACCCGAACTCCATCCCACCGATTTTGCGCGGGAGGTCGTCGTCGCCTGTCTTCCGTCCCGAGTCGAGACCGTGGTAGTAAATCTCGGACGTGACGGGTTCACCGTCGGGCGTCTGCTCACCCGTGTAGTGTTCTATGACGTGCTCCGAGCGGTTGTGCTCGACGATATGCGACGGGGGAATCACGTCCTCCAGGAGCGTCTGATTCACCGTCGTTGACTTCACGTCAGTGAACGTCTTACGAACGATGAGCCCGCGGTTGCCGGGGTACATCTGATTGAACCTGTACCCCTTCTCACACCCAACGAGTGTCTTCCCGGTACCGAACGCGCCGGACAGGAGAACCTGCCTGTCCGTACAGTTGAGGAAGTCTTCTTGCTTATCAAAAGGTGTAAACTCCCACGCCGCCGATTGCTCAGCAGACATCAAGAGTCACCTCGGGGTTGTGCTCTACCGCACCATGACACGGCATGCAGAGGACGACGAGGTTACTCAAGTCGTTCGCCTTCTCCTCAAGGTCATCTCGGTCGAACGACCGGCGAGGTTCCAGGTGGTGAACAGACAGGCGAGCGTCCGAGCCGTCCTCGCCGCACCGTTGACAGACCTTATCACGTTCGAGCGCTTTTGCCCTCTGCTTCTCCCAATTCGACCCGAACGGATACTCGTCGTCAGAACCGCCTCTCCAATTAGGATTACCGTCGCCAGACTGGAGTTCTGAACGCCACTGACCTTCGCACGTCTCATCACAGAACTGATGGTCGTGTTTGAGGACCCGCGACTTACGACGCGAGAGACGTTTTCCGCACCACGTACAACGAACCGACACCTGTGAGTACCTGTAATGATTCTCACCGGAGTTTGCGTCCGTCGAACAGGAACGAGAGCAATACTTACCCGGTGTGCTCGAAGGATAGTAAGAGAACTGCTCACCACAGTTCTGACACCGAGTCGTCTCCTTTGCTGAGCTACTCATGCGTCGTCTGTAGGTTCGACCTCGATTTCTGCGGGTTCGTCGTTGACGTGCGAGACGTCCGCTTCCGGGAAGTCACCCGAGTCGCGCACTTCGTAGACCTTGCGTTCGAGGTGCACCGATTTGCTTTCCTGCTCGACCTTGTCCGGCGCCTCGAGCCCCATCAGGTCCTCGATGTCTTGGATGATTTTGCGCTTTTGAATCCAGACGTTCTTGAGCTTGCTCGTGTCCGGGACCTCCTTGTAGTCCGCAGGCACGGGTATCTGCGTGGAGACGGTCGGAGAATCGGCGTCGTCGTCGAAGTGGACCCCTTCCGGGGAGTTGACCTTGACCTCGACGTGCTTCGGTGTGTACGACGAGATGACGGTATCTTTCGCCTGAAGGAGGTCCTCCTCGATTTCTTCGAGCTTCGACAGCTCGTTCTTGAGCTTGACGACGATTTCCATGCGCGTGCGTGCCTGCGCTTCCGCAGCGGCGCGCTCCACCTCCTCCGCCATCTCGCTGTTATACACGTAGTCCTCGACCGTGGACAGGGAGACGTTGAGGTACTCCGCTATCCTGTCGAGGTCCCACGGTTCCTCATCACCAAGACCGTAGTACTTGGCGAGAGCAACTTCTACGCGGGTTTCCTTCTTCCGGAACTTGGGTTTACCACCTGGCATGACGCTCTCTATAACACGTTTCCCGTCATGCGACCTTCAACATCCCGCAGAGAATTTCACCGGTCGAGATACTCGCTGAACTCGGACGGAGTATAGCCCTTCTAAAGACAGTTGACGGGCGGTAGACTAGTTCTCGGGGGTTTCAGTAGTACGTCACAGTAACTCCGATGGCCTGACGTTGACTGCTATACCCCGCTTCGTCGGATTTTGTCTGCATAGGCGCTTCTAAAGGCGGTTCACGTTTTACTACTCTGCCCCATACGTTTCGGTACGGTATTTTCTCCGCCAAGTATTTATGCGCGACCTGTGTACTACCATGTGTGAGGTGACACAGAGATGAACCACACTCTCGTTCGCTTGGGCGCAGGACTCTGGGCGCTGCTCGTCCTCGTCCTGACGGGCCTGCTCATGGTCGTGAGCGTCTCCGGCGGGTTCTAAGATGTTCGAGAACCTCGTCGCTGACGTGCAGATGATGGTCCTGCTATCGTTCGTCATATTCTTCGCAGGACTCTGGGCGATAATGCTCGTGTACGTGGGCCTGCGACACTTCGAGAGAAAGAGTCGGCGTCGGTCGTCGTACCGTCGCTACTAGACGTTGTCCATCGCTTCGAGTTGATTCTCGCCGATATTGACGTAGACCTCCTCGTCTGCCTGACCAGGATGACCGCGTAGTTGTGCCTCCTTCAGATTCCCACTCGACGACTTCATATTGACGAAACACGAGACGGTGTGCTGCATGAGCGAACCCCCGTAGACAGCGTCTCCTGCACCGAACCCGCTGGGATTCCCGTACACCTGCGCAGTGAGAAGGACGGGTGCGCCCAGTTCCTCACACAGGCGCTCGAGACGACGTAGGTGGGCGCCCATCTCCTCCGACCGTTGACTCAGCGAACCTCGACCGTCGAATTGCTCAGCGAGGCGGAAGCGGGCAGTGAACGAGTCGACCACAACGAGAGACACCTCGTCAAACGCTTCACGCACCTTCTCGTAGGCGAGCTTCTGCTTTTCGAGGTCGTATGCCTTTATACGATATATGTCTTGCTGAGTGTCCTCCTCGTTGGCGAGGGCACGTAGCCGTTCGGGGCGATAACGGTTAGGCTCCGTCTCGATGTAGACAGCGGGCTTTCCTTCCTGCTCCACAGCGTGTACCATCGAGTTGAACGCGACCTGTGTCTTCCCGGAACCTGCTTCGCCCGACAGGGTGATGAGGAACCCTTCCTCCCATCCTCCACCGAGCATCGTATCGAGCTTCTCCATCCCCGTCTTCACGTAACTCTTGCTGTCGTACTCGTCCTGCACGTCCGTACCTGACTGAAGTATCACCGCTTCTCTGTTCGCTCGTTGGTGTATCTTCTCAGCCTTCCCTTCAGTCAGTCCTGCTTCATCGACCAGCTCATCCACCGTAGCCTTCGCTATCTTGTCTATCGTATCAAATCCGGCCGGCTTCAGTTTATCGTTGAACGTTACTTGACCAACGCCAGTAAGGTCTGTGACTTCCATGGTTAGTGTCTCCGTCGTAGCAACCGTCTACTGCTGTAAAATAGGGTCAGCCCTTAACTCCCTCTTCCCTACTACAGCCATGTTCAAAGATAAGTAACGCGGTAGGGATATTAACACTTAGTGTCCAGAGCGGGTGGGTGTGCTGGACCTATTCTTGCGGGGCATCTTAGACCCGACCCTTTACGGAGGGGTACGGTAAACGAAAAGACGCAGATGAAGCGAGGAGATACGGCATGACGGACGTGGCACAGGAACTCGAGAAAATCGCAGACGACACCGGGAAGGACCTCGCAGACCTCAAGGAGCGGTTCCAAACCAAACTGAGCGACGCGAGGAAAAACGCGGAGGACGACCTGAGTGAGGATGCCATCAAGTCGTTCGCGGTTCGCATGGTGCGCTCGGAAATCATGCGTCAGGACCGCACGTCCTCGTTCTCGGGTGAGGTCGTCGAGATTCCAACACTCGCACTCGGTCACGGCGGTGTGCGACGTTGGGGACGTAACAACCCGAACACTCAGGAGCGAGACGTTCTCTTCGCCTACGCCATCGTCAACCCGCACGACAAGCCGGTCGGCATCGGAGTGTTCATCTTCGACGAGACGGACGGCGTTGACCTGGGCGACATGAAGGCGAAGTTCCGCCCGCTCAACGAACTGAAGGTGTGGAACTCCATCGAGGAGGGCGACGTGAAGGCGACGGGCGACCCCGAACCGACGCCCATCTACGTCTGCTGGTCGTCTGACCAGACAAAGGCGGAGGAGGGCGACTTCGACGACCTGCCGAGCAGCAAGGACGGCAAGCGGAAAGTCATCAACAACCAAATCGAGGACGCGGCGACGCTCGCGGACCTCGGTGACCACCTGTCCGTCGGGGACAGCGATGACTTCTCGCACGAGGGAGACCTCAAGCGTATCAGCGGGTACGTGGTCGACCACTATCAGGGTGAGTCGAAGAACGGCAACCCGTTCGGTATCTACAACATTCTCGACGACACGGTGGTAGACCCGAACGACCTCCGCGAGGAGATTACCGGTGGCGACGACCGGAACGCAGGTCTGACGTGCTGGACGCAACCGGACCTGATGGAGTACGGAAACGACTCGCAGTGTGACTTCTACGGAACAATCACGCGCGAGGACAGTGGAGACAACAAGGGGCAGATTCAGATGAACGTGGTCGGAATCGTCCCGTACATCTCGATGCCGATAGACGACAACTACGGCAACAACGGCGGTAACGACGACGATGACCACGGAACGGAGACGCAAAGCCTATGAGCTGGGGAATGGACGACGACGAACTGGAGGCAGAGGACCTCGAGGCAGACGATGCCGACGAGGAAACGACCGAGGTGGAGGGGGACACCACCGAGGACACGTCTGACGACGCTGGAGGATGGGGTTCTGACGTGCAGGACCTCGCTGACGGTGATGACCGCGACGACGAAACCGAGGAAGAACTCGGGTTCGCGCAGCAGTTCGCGTCGGTCGTTGACGCGGAGAACGTCGAGAGCATCACTGTGTCCACCATCGAGGACAAGTACAAGGAGCTCGACGACGCCGACGTTCTGCGCGAAGCGATGGAGCAGGACACGCGCTCGTCCGCACAGGAAGTGTACGAGCGTCGTCTGAATCAGGTCGAGGACGATGCTGATGAGGACGCGGGAAACGACTCCGACGCCACCTCGCAGAACGAGGACGACGAGACGCAGGACGAGACATCCGACGACGAGTCGACCGACGACAGCGGCGGGTGGGGCATGGACGACGAGGACGACGGAGCGACTCAGGATGAGGTGGACGACGCGGTCGATGAAGTCGACCCCGATGAACTCGACGAGATTGGGGTAGACAACCTCGCCGACGAGGACACGTCCGACACGACCGAGCAGGACGACGAACCCGAGACGACGCAAACTGCTTCGGTAGACGACGACGTGAGCAGCATCGGGGCCGTGGACATCGGAGACGTTGCTCCGAACGCCATGGACACCGACGAGGCGGCAGAGCAACCGTACCTCTGGCGTATCCTCGGGTGGGCAGAACCCGGCAAGGGCAAGACCCACTTCGGGTTCACCATGCCTCAACCTGTCTGTATCATAGACACGGAGGGCAAGGCGCACAACCTCGCCTCGAAGTTCGAGGATAAGGTCACGTACATCTGGCAACCCGACGACTACGACGAGGCGCGAGAGGCGCTCAACGAGGCCATCTCCGTGCTTCACCGCTACCTCGAGGAAGGTCACCGCGGCACCATCGTAGTCGACTCGATGAGTGAGATGTGGGAGTGGTCGAAGCAGAAGTACGTCAGCAAGGCGTACCAGGGGAAGACGCTCGACGAAGTCAACCTGTCGTCCAACATGGGACGCTCGGGTGAGAGCGACTGGAAAGTCATCAAGCGGTACCACAACAAGCGGTTCCGCGAGGTAATGATTGACACCCCGTTCCACTTCTACTGGACGGCCATGCAGACGGACGACTACGAGGCCATCATGGAGGGTGACGAAGGGAACCCGAAGAAACCTGTGGGCGAGCGAGACAACGCCTACAAGGTCGACCAGGTCCTGCGGTTCGTCGAAGGTCCTGACGGCGAACCCGTCGGTCAACTTCAGAAGAACGGGCTGTCGAAGTACAGTTACACGGGTCTGCGGTATCCCACGTTCGACAAGCACGAGCAGGTCTGCGAGGAAATCCGCGACCTCGAAGAGGAAGGCAAGGACCCGATGCTCGAAGAAGTGCTGGACGGCGACGTGCGAGTCGTCGAAGGTAACCCGGGACGGTGGAGCGATGACTGAGCTCGAACGTCTCGCGGGCGTGGGTCCGAAGACGGCGGGCATCCTGCGAGACGCAGGGTACGAATCCGCCGAGGAGGTTCTCGAGGAGGACGACGAGGACCTGCTGTCCATCGAGGGCATCGGACGCGGGCTGGTGATGAAGATGGAAATCACCGAGGAGCGGAACCTTAAGGGCATCCGCGTCCCACGCGACTGGCGGACGACGCTGAAGGAGGCAGTGGACGGCACGGAGTACACGCTCAGCGACGCGCTACGTGTCCTCCTGCCCGACGACGTGGAAGCGCACCGCATGGAGATTCCCGAGGATGAGTACGTCTCCGTGTACGTCGAGGAGGACGTGCATGAGGACGTTAACTCGCTCGCTGGAGAGAACGTCACCGCGCTCGACGTTCTGGACAGATACCTCGGGGACACTGGCTCCGAGATGATAAGGGCACAGCTCGACAACGAACTTAGTGCGGACGACAACGACGAGAACAACGATGACTGAAGTCACCAAGGCAACTATCACGGCGAAGGCGAACCGACTCGAACAGATGATTAAGAAGGCGTCGCTCAAGGCGTCTTCCGGCGACGCTGTGCACTCGGAGGTGTACGTCAACGTGGGCGGCGGTGAGGCGCGGTTCCTCGCCTCCAAGCAGAACAACAGCGTCATCTCGTACTCCACCTTCGGTGCGGGATTCCTCGACTCGGTCGAGGTCGACCAAGACCTCCTCGTGGAGGACAACAACGGGACAGCGGAGGCGATTATCAACGTCGAGGACTTCCTCACGTATCTCAACTACGCGCAGGACGACCCGAGCAGTACGGTCGAACTGACGCTCCTCGGTGAGGAGGACGACCGCCTCTGTCACGCGCTCCAGTTCCACGGAGCGATTCAGACGCGCGTCATGCTGCCCGCGAGCGAGTCGAACCTCGATGAGGTCCCGCTCGACGCTGTGGGTCGGTTCGACGACGAGACGCACTCCTTCCTCACCGGTGACGGCGAACCGATGGAGGCGACCATCGAGACGGGCGTGCGCGAGGTTCAGCGTATCGTAGACATCGTCAACGACGACGACGATACGAAGTTCTACCCGATTACCATCCAGGACGGTGACCTGTACCTGAGTGTCGGGAAGGACGAGCGACGGAATGCCGCGTGGGGTGCGCTCAACGCGGATAGCGTCGAAGGTCCCGACCTGTCGAACGAGTACAACCAGGGGTTCGAGGAACTCTTCGGCACGGTGTCGGGGGATGTCCGTATCGAGACGGACGACGGCAACCCCATCTGCGTGGTGCAGGACGAGTACGAAGGTCAGGTGCTCCGGAACGTTATCGGTCCGGTCAACAAGAACTGAGCACCTGACTCGCTATGGACCCAGTTCAGAAACTGCTGTACGGCAAGTTCCCGCGTCGGGTCGGTAACCCGGTGCAGTGGCCCGTCCATAGCGAGAGTGAACTGGACGCAGTCATCGAGGAGTGCGAAGGCGAACGTAACCTGTACGCCACCATCTCGCACTTCGACCTGACAGAAGGCGGCGGTGTCGTCTCGGACAAAATCTCGATTGACCTCGACTCACCCATGAAGGAAGCAGCGTTCCCACGTACTGACCGCGACGATGAGAAGGTCATGCTCATGCGTGAGGACCTGGACCTCGCTGAGGAGGTCCTGGGTGAGGTCGTCGAGGACGCGCGTAGGGTCGCCGAGCGCGCAGAGGCCGAACAGATACCGCTCGTGGGCGTTTTCTCTGGGTTCGGGTTACACCTCCACCTTCTGTACCAGGAGCAGTTGCAGGCGCGTCAGCACCTCGCTACGACGGTCAGACGATACCTCGATGAACTGGACCTCGACACGCTCGATATTCAACTCATCGGTGACGTGCAGCGTATCCTCAGGATACCGAACGTGAGGCGCGTGTACGTTGACTCCGACCGCGGTGAGAGCATCACCGAGGACACGCATACGATGGCGTGTAACCTCTACACGGTGCCTCTCACGCGGGACGACGTGAAGGACCTGACGGTGAAGGACCTTCTCGACTGGTCGGAATCGCCTCGTAAGATTCCTCTGCCCGATGGGGAACGTCCGGAAATGCAGGTGTACGACGACTACCTGGAGGAACGGGCGACAGTGCGTGGAGAGGTCGAGGTCGAGATAGACGTACAGAACTACGAACGTCAGGGCATCCTGAACATGCTGAAGGAACTACTCCAGATGCCCTGTATGTACGAGCGTATCGTACAACCGAATCCGCACCACATGGTGCGGTTCAACTGCGCGGTTCTCCTGTTCAACGCAGGGTTCGCCAAGGAAGAGATAGAGGAGATGTTCATGTCGCTCGGGTGGGTTGACGCCGACCGGAGCAAGACACGGAAGTTCCTGAATCAAATCCACAACCGCGGGTACTCCGATATGTCGTGCCAGTCGATTCAGTCGCTGGGTCTCTGCACGCGAAAGGAGGAACCTGAATCCTGCCCGACCTTCGGTTGGGGCGGCGGGAAAGCGGAGTGGATAGAGGACTAACATGACGCAAGAACAAATCAAGACGTTCGACACGACCGACGAAGCAGTATCGTTCCTGTACGACAACCCGGAGTTCGACGGTGATATTCGGGTCCTCGAAAGGGACGGCGACCCCGAACCACGCGACCTGTCTGGGTCCGAGGAGACCTCGTACAACCCGGACCTGCCCGTACAGGACGACGACCCGACTCATCGGTGCCTGTACCTGCTCGACAACAACGACGCGGATTCTCCGCGGCGGATGCTGAGCAACTACGACCTGCTCGAACTGTCGGCGGGCGGTGACTTCGAGCCATCCCCTGCGACCTCCGCGCTCCTCAAGGCGGGGTACGCGAACGAACGCAAGGACGGACGGCGGTCGTACTACTACATCACCGAGGAAGGACGACGCCTCCTCAATCGCCTGGGCGACCCGGCGTCTGAGGTTACTGGCGACGACGTGCTGGGGTTCTAACCATGTCAGGAACGTTCATCACTGTCGAAGGTCTCGACGGCGCGGGGAAGACGCTCGTCGTCAAGGCCATCAAGCGGAAGTTCGGTGCCGTGACGACGTGCGAGCCGTCCGAGTTCTGGACGGGGAAGCAGGTGCGCAAGGCGCTACGCAGCGATACGCCGGCGTTCACCGACTTCTTCCTGTTCATGGCGGACAGGCACTACCACATAGAAGAGTTCATCAAACCGCACCTCGAGACGGGGAAGGTCGTCGTCTCCGACCGGTTCACCGACTCCACGTTCGCGTATCAACCCGTGCAGTTGCAGGACGAACTGGACGACCCGGTCGACTGGATGGCGGGTGTCATGTCTCCGTGGAATATCCGACCTGACCTCACCATCTACCTGGACATCTCCGTGGACACGGCGCTCGAACGCTCCGACGGTGAGGAGAAGTACGAGAAGCGCGAGATGCTCGAACAGGTCAAGGAGAACTACTCGTACATGATGGACCTCGCCGACGAGAAGGAGTACGCTGTCGTGGACGGCGAGCAGTCGAAGAAGGAGGTCCGTGAGGAGGTCCTGGACATCGTTCAGGACGTAGTGAACGGGTAAGCCAGCAGCGACCCGTTCTCTCGACGAAACGACTGATAACCCTTTGCGAATAACAACATACGAAGCATGAGTGTCAGCGACAAAATCTGGGTCGAAAAGTATCGCCCTCAAACGCTCGACGACATAGTTGGGCACGAGGAAGTGGTGAAGCGGATGAGGAAGTTCCTCGGCACCGAGGACGTGCCTCACGTCGTCTTCGCCGGCAAGCAAGGAATCGGGAAGACAGCAATCATCCAGGCGTTCGCCAAGGAGAAGTACGGCGAGGACAACTGGCGGAATAACATCCTCGAACTGAACGCCTCCGACGAGCGTGGGATTGACACCATCCGCGACAAGGTGAAGAACTACGCCGTCCAGGGTACGATTGGCGACCATCAGTACAAAATCGTATTCCTCGATGAGGCTGACCAGCTCACGAAAGACGCGCAAACTGCACTCCGGCGTATCATGGAGGACCACGCGGACGTGACGAGGTTCTTCCTCTCGTGCAACTACCTGTCGCAGATTATCGGGCCTATCCAGTCGCGGTGCGCCCCGTTCAGCATCTCGCCGCTCACGGACGACGACCTGTACCAAATCGGGCAGAACGTCGCGGAGCAGGAAGGTCTGACCATCGCTGACGACACGCTGAAACTGATGGTCAACGCGGCAGGCGGCGACGCTCGCAAACTCATCAACAGCATGCAGGCGGCGGCATACGAGGGTGAGATTGACGAGAACGGCGTCAACGTGGTCGTCTCGACGGTCGACGACGCGCTCGTTGAGCAAATCGTCAACACCGCAGTCGAGGGTGACCTGGACGATGCCATGCGGCAACTCGACGTGGAGGTTCTCAAGGAGGGCGTCCCGACGAACCAACTCTGCGACTCGTTCCTCCGAGTCATCAAGCGGCAGGACCTACCCGGTGACGTGAAAGCGAAGTGTCTCGACAAACTCGCGGAGACGAACTGGCGTGCCATGCGTGGTGCGAACCCGCACGTTCAGTTCCACTCGCTCCTCGCGGACCTGCACGTCGCACGGTACGTCTCGCTGGAGGGGTACGAGCGATGAAACCCTCGGGTGACTTCAGTCGATACTACTGCTTCGACCACGACACTGACTTCGACTCGCGCAAGGACGCACTGAAGCACCTGGTGCAGGTACACGAGAAGTCGAAGGAGCAGGCGCTGGCGAAACTCGATGAGATAGACGAGATGTACGACGAGATGGACACCTTCGACGACGACATCCAGTAAAATGCCAACGTGCCCGTGCTGTGGACAGTCAGTCCCCATCGGCCAAGCGCGCCTCACGGACGACGAGATACGTCGTCTGCCCATGGGGAATCAGAACGACGATAACCTGACGCTGATTCAGTGGCAGGTCGTCAAGGGCGCGGCGGTGTACTACGAGGTCACTGACTGGACCTCGAAGGTTGACACGTCGCTCGGATTGTCCGAGAACGTCAACCTCATGGAGAAGTACGGTACAAACATGGACGCGGCAGGAGGTCGCTCGATGAAGGACGCAGCAGCAAAAGAAAAAGCAGAAATGAGGTGGAGTAACCGTGACTAAGGAACGCTACGTACCAGACGAACTATTCGACGACTACCTGTCAGCGTCGCGCGTCAAGAAGTTCGCGCAGTGTCCACTCAGTTGGTGGTTCGACTACGCACGCGACGAGGACAGAACGAAACCGGAGAAGGGGTATCGAGAGATGGGCACCGCAGTTCACGAGGCGATTGAGGAGGTGCTCTTAGACGACGAGAGCATACGAGACAGCGGTATCTTGTCGCACCGGTTCAAGGAGAGGTACCGCGAGAAGAACCCGGACGTCCCCGAGTGGATGTACGAGAACGGGTTGGATTGCTGCGACAACGCCGCGAAGTACATCGAGAAGTTCGGTGCGGACATGACGTTTCGCGGGTTCGAGGTCGAGCATCAGTATCATGTCGGTGGCGAGGTCAACAAAGGATTCAACGCGAAGATGGACATCGTCACCGAGGAAGGTGTCCTCGACTGGAAGACGGGCAAGCGAAAGGACAGCGATGGGAACGTGCGCGACTACCGGAAGCGCGACGAACTGATTCAGGGGATGGTGTACGCTGGCGCCTACCTCAACAAGTACGGAGAGTACCCGGAGTACGTCACGTTCGTCTACCTCGGTGACGGCGAGATAGCGAACCGGATTCCCGACGAGGAGCAGTGGAGTCAGATGAAGCAGTACGCTCGTTCGCTCCTGCAAGCGATGGGCGCAGGAGAGTTCCCGGCGAAACCGGGCGGGCACTGTGGATTTTGCGATTATGAGTTTGTCTGCCCGGCACAGGAGACGAGCATGGCGAATCTCTCGTACTGGAAATACTAATGCCGAAGTGCGAATACTGCGGTGATGAACTGGCAAGCGATTCAACCCTCATCCGTCACAAGAAGAATCTACACTCCGATTGGTTACCGTGGCACTGTCCGACCTGCGGCGACGGTTTTGAATCGGAATCGGGGATGAGGCGTCACCACACTATGGTGCATGATGAGTCGCTCGCTAAAGAGACACGAGAGTGTCGTATCTGCGGTGAAGAGTTCGAGTGTTGGGAGTATCGTACCCAGGAAACCTGCGGAGGCGACTGTATGCGCGACGCTCAGTCGGAGACAATCAAGGGCGAAGGCAACCCGAACTACCGTGACGGGTACGAGCGTCCTCGATACGGTTCTACCTGGGACGAGAAACGTGAGATGGTACTCGAACGAGACAACTACGAGTGCAGGGTGTGCGGACGCGGGCAGATGGTCAGTGACCCGCTGCACGTTCATCATCTCGTCAAGGTAAAGAAGTTCGACGACCCGGATAATGCACACACCAGAGACAATCTCATCACCCTGTGTGCCACCCATCACCGGTTAGTCGAAACGGGTAGGATTGAGTGTCCTGACCCCGAAGCCATAGACGAGGTTGACGTGGATGACGTGCTTGATTACTGACGACCGACAACAGGTGATTAGATGAGCGATAAACTCGTCCGTGTTACGGACCTCGACTACAAGGACAACGATGGTGAAGTCGTCGTCAGAGTCGTCGGACGCGACGAAGACGGCGAGCGGAACCTAACGATAATCGGTGGTACAGAACCGTACTGTTTCGTCCCGCCTCACGAGAGCGCCGACCAGGACTGCGTGGTGCGTGAGGAGCATGGGTACGAAGGGTACGACGGTCGACCGTTGAAGAAGGTAGTGACGAAACTCCCGAAGAACGTCGGGCAGATTCGAGACGACTTCTCGGTGACCTACGAAGCAGACATCCCGTTCAGTCGTCGCGTGTCGGTCGACTACGGGTTGTCGGGTTACATCCGCGTGCCGGATAGGAAACACTGCGACATATCTGAGGTGGAGACAGACATCGAGGAGTCGGACGTGGAGTCGATTACTCCTCGAGTCGTCATGGCGGACATCGAGGCGCTACCCGACTACGACGTGGGTTTCGACGAGTTTACCGAGGAAGCGACGGGCGAGGTCATAATGATTTCCGCCTACGACACGCGGGAGGAGCAGTACGACGTTTTCGTTCTCGACCCTGACCGCTCGGTAGACGGGAAGGACGTGAAACACCATCTCGGTGACCACTGGAACGGGCACGAGTTAGCACCCGACTACGTCAACGCAGACATCGACTTGACGATTGCTGACAGCGAATCTGCGCTCCTCAACGCCTTCCTCTCGTACATCGAGGACGTGCGCCCAGACCTCCTGTCGGGATGGAATTGGGAGGACTTCGACCACCGATATCTCCTCAATCGCATGGAGAAGGTGGACGGAGTCGACCGCTGGCGTATGTCGGACATCGGCGGAATCACGCACAACTACCGGAACGACCTGGAGACGACCGTCGCGCGGATTGACGGGTTGCCGGGGTTCGACATGATGAGGGCGTACTGCGACCAGATGGTGTTCAGCGACTGGCGGTCGAAGTCGCTCGACTACGTGTCCCAGGAAGAATTGGGCGTCGGCAAGGTCGAAGACATCAACATCCATGACGGGTACGAGAAGGACCGCAGTCGTCTCACGGCGTATAACATCATAGACACGCAGTTGCTCGTCGCTCTCGACGACATGGCGGACATCCACGGGTTCTTCTACCAACTGTCGGACCTCACCGGTGTCCCGATTTACGACACGTTCTCCGCCATGCGTCTCGTGGACGGGTTCGTCCTGTCCCGGCGAGGCGACGATGAGATTCTGCCTTCGACTGACACGGAGGAAGTAGACAACGCGGAAGGAGGCCTCGTCCTGTCACCGTCGTCCGGTATCACCGAGTGGGTCGGGGTGATTGACCTGAAGTCACTCTACCCGTCCTCGATTATCACGGCGAACATCTCGAAGGAGATGATGACCGACGACAACGACGAGGCAGACGTTATCGTTCCGTGGATGCCGGCGAAGGAAGACGACTTCGGCGGGACCATCAAGCGTGAGCATCTGGAGTTCGACGCTAAGAAGGGGCAAGGTCTGAAACTCGACGACGAGGGTATCATGCCGAAGTACCTCAAACTCCTGTTCAGTGAGCGCGAGGACATGAAGGACAACCGGAATCGGTACGACCCTGACACGCCCATGTACCAGGTGTGGGACCACAAGCAGCGTGCGGTTAAGGTCATTATGAACTCCTTCTTCGGTGTGAGCAACAACAAATACTACCGCCTGTCGTCTCCCGAACTGGGTGACACTATCACAGGTCTCTCGAGGTTCATCCTGTGGACGGGCGTGGAGATTTGCGAAGAACTCGGGTACGAGGTGCTCTACGGGGACACTGACTCGGTGATGGTGTCCCTCGCTGACCCCGAAGAGTTCGAGGACCTGTCCGAGCGTGAGACGATGGAGAAGGTCGTCGAACGCGGGAAGGAGGTCGAGCGTCGTATCAACGAAGAAATCGGGCGTGCGGCAGACGACATAGGTCTCGGTGATGACCACCCGTTCATCGACTTGAGCGAACTGCCTCACAACCTGCCCGAGGACGAGAATCATGCGTGGGCGTTCGAGTTTGAGAAACTCTTCCGTCGTTTCTTCCAGTACAACAAGAAGAAGCGGTACGCGGGCGGTTGCGTATGGAAGGAGGGGAAGTACATGAAGGACGAGAACGGTAACATCGTCCCCGTGCCAAACATCACCGGGATGGAGTCAGAGCGCAGTGACTCCCCGGAACTCACCGAAGAGGCACAACCCGAAGTCATCAAGAAGATTCTCAACGCGGAGGGGTTCGACGAGGTGAGCGCGTACATCAAGGACCTCTGTGACCGTATCCGCAGTCAGGACATAGAACTGCGGAAAATCGCAAAACCGGGCACCATCAACGACCCGATTCACTCGTACTCGTCGCCCACGCTGTCGGTGCGAGCGTCCATCTACTCGAACGAGCATCTCGGATACGACTGGTCGCACGGTGACCAACCGTGGATTTACTACATCAAGAAGACGCCGGCGATGAAACCCAACACCGACGTTCTCGCGTTGGAGTGGTGGGACGACATTCCGGACGGGTTCGACCTCGACTCCGAGAAGCATATCGAGAAAACGCTCGACCGTCCGCTACGTCCTATCCTCGAGGAGGTCGGATGGGACTTCGACGAACTGGCGGCAGGTGCGCAGACAGAGGGTGTCGAACTGGAGGACAGCAACAACAGCAACCCGTTCGCAGGTGGTAGTGACGACGACGATGGCGACGACGGTAGCGGAGGTGTTCTCTCATGGTAGAAATCAAGGTCGCAGAACCCGGCGACGAGCGTCTCGAGGAGATAGAAGCGTTCTTCGAGGACGTGGAAATCACCCAGGACCTGTACTGGTTCGTTCGACGTGAGAACGTCGAGCGTTGTGCCAGGCGCGAGGACAGGCGTCTCCTGTATTTCCTGCGCGGAGACCGCGTGTCTGGCGCGTGCATGGTTTGGGCCGAGTCAGACATCCTGTCCCGTGAGGAAGCGTGTCTCCGTAACATCGCTGTCGCTGCTCGGGACCGTCACGAGGGGTATGGCAGCGAGTTGCTCGACGAGGCGGTTCGGTACGCCGAGGAACGCGGGAAGGAGGTCATGGTCGCAGACGTTCTCTCGACTGCTGACCTCGAGGAGTTCTGGATGGATAACGGGTTCAGTGCAGTCGATTACTACTACACCGACCGCGGCAATCGCATGGTCGTGTACGAGCGTGAACTGGAGCCCGACTACACCGTGGAGGACCCACTCGATTTCTGACCATGACGAACAGCAACGATGCCGACAAGCGTCCGCGGATTTACGTTCACTCGGCCACATCCGACCAGGAGATAGAGGTGACAGTACAGGAGTCTGAAGGCGAAAGAACGGACGACGTGAAAGAGACGGCGGAGGAGATGTACGAGATGGCGAAACAGGAAGTCGAGGACGACGATGAGGTGAGCAAATCCTATGAGTGAGAATCAATCCTGGGTAGACAAGTATCGTCCTGAATCGTTCAGCGAGATTCAAGGAAACAACGCCGCTCTCGACCGGATTCGGGAGTGGGCAGAGGAGTGGGAACCGGGCGACCAGGGGCAGTTGCTCGTGGGACCACCGGGGACAGGCAAGACGACCACGGCATACGTCGTCTCTGACGTTCTCGACATGCCGCTCAATCAAATCAACGCCTCGTCTGCGCGGAAGACAGACGATATTGAGGAGATGGCGGCGAGCATCGCCGCGTCGCCGGCAGACGGTCAGCGTCAACTCGTCCTTCTCGACGAGGTGGACGGGTGGCACCACGCTGCTAACAAGCAACCGCTGTACGACGCGCTCAGTTCCCCCGCGAACCCGATTATCCTCACGGCGAACGAGGAGTATGACGTGCCAGACGGCATCAAGAATCGGGTGAACACCGAGAAATTCAAACTTGGGAAGCGGTCGCGGGCGGCGAAGATTCGAGAGGTCGCGGCGTCCGAGGGTGTCGAACTGGACGAGCATGACGAGGAACGCCTCGCACAACGTCCTGACCTGCGTTCTGCCATCAACGACCTACAGATGATGGCGGAGAGCGACGTTCCACTCGGGTTCGACGACCGTGAGTGGGAGGAAGGAGAGTTCGACGCCATCCCGGAACTCATCGGCGGCGACAAGTACGCTGGCAACGACATCTCTCCGAACGACCTGGTCATCTGGCTCGACCAGGCGGTGGCGAAGGAGTTCCGAGGTCTCGAGGCAGGCGTCGCTTACGATGCTCTGGCGCGTGCCGACAAGTGGTTGGGACGCTCTCAGACGACGCGCAACTACCGATACTGGAAATACGCCGGCGCACTCGCACGCATGACGGCAGAGGTGCGCCTCACCGAGGCATATTCGGGGTACATCCCCGACCTGTTCCCCACTTGGTTCAGGCACTCGCTGGACAAAGCATCGGGAGACACCGCGACTGCTCGCGTCTATCGCAAGTTGAAGGACTACGACGGGACCACGTACAAGTTCAGCGGGTCGTATATTCACTTCAAGAACGTCATGCTCGACCTGCTACGCGACCTCGACGTAGAGGAACGTCGGCAAATGGCACTCCAGCACCGTCTCGAGGGAGACGAACTTGAGGTGCTCGACCTCGACCCGGACGCCTATCAGGATTGGGCGGGCGGGAAGGACTCCAGCGTACAGGAATATGAATCAAAGAGTCAATCGGTTCTTGATTTCTAACCATGCCTAAGAAAAATAGCGGTACGATTAACTACCCGGGTAGTAAGACAACGATAGCTCCGTGGATTATAGAGCATATGCCGGAGCATGAGTGCTACGTTGAACCTTTCGGTGGGTCTGCTGCTGTTTTATTCAACAAACCCCGTTCTACTATCGAGGTCTATAACGATGTTTACGGTCGAGTCGTTAATTTCTTTGAGGTTTGCCGTGACCAAGGTGAGGAGTTGTACGAGTGGTTAGAATCAACTCCATACTCCCGTGAACTGTATGAGGAATATGTCGAGGATATGCGGTCGGAAGATGAGCCAACGGACCCTGTAGCGAAAGCGGGTAGGTTCTTCTACATCCAATCTACCTCCTTCTCCGGTAAAATTGATGGGGGTGGTTTTAGAATCAATTCAACAACGAAGTGTCCTGCTGATGAGATTACTTACAAGTACGAGAGAACAAAGGAGCAGGTTAAAAGGATTCAGAATAGATTTGACCAGGTTATCATAGAAAACCTCGACTATGCTGAACTGACTGAGAAATATGACCGTGCTGGTACACTCTTCTATTATGACCCTCCGTACTACCGTGTAGGAGATGCTTATTATGAGCATGAAGAAGACTTCGACCATGGACGGTTCTACGAAGTGCTTTGTGAGATTGATGGGTCGTTCATCGTCTCATATGAAGAGTTACCTCCTGCGTTTGAAAAGGAGGTGCAAAACGGTGAGTGGGATGTTACGGTCAGAGACCGTAACTATACTACTCAAAGTGATTCTTCAAAGAAATCTGTTGAGAGGCTAGTGATGAATTACGACCCGTCTTCTGCCTCGTTCAACACCCAAGGAAGAGATGTATTAGATTTCTGAGCCTGTCAAGGCCATTTGTACTCGAACCCCTGCACGGCATCACCCATATAATCCCATAGCTTGCCACTGTCGTCTACTCGAAACCCCACCACTCCGTTGTGAAAACGCGGTGAAACGTCTAATGATGAGAACAACCCTTTCACGTATTCTTTTCTGTCTCGTTCGTTCGTCAACACCCTGAACGAGAACGGTTACAAGGTCAGTGTCGCTGATGACTTCGCGGCGACGTTCGAGCGCGCCGGTCAGCTCTTTGAGTAGCTGGCTGTCCCGGGCTAAGAACGCCGTCTTTTCTGGGTAGTTTCAACGTGGTTAATGCAGACGAAGTCATACCTGTGGTATGGAACTTACAGAGAGGCAAGACGATATTATACAGGGGTTACTTCTTGGTGACGGGTATTTGGACCGACGGGGAGATTCATGCTCGGTCGTATGTGAATTGACCGAACGTGAGTTCTTGGAGTGGTTGCATGATGAGTTCTCGGAATATTCGTTGGGTGTGAAACAAGGTAGCAAACGTAAATCGTCGGAGTATCCGTCTGAGAATTACTCTCAAACTTGGGTGTGGTCGACTAAATCTTCACCTGTATTTAATTCTTATTCTGACTGGTACATAGATGGTGGTAAGAGATTCCCAGATGACTTATCGCTAACACCCCTCAAACTCAAAGTTTGGTATTGCTGTGACGGGCATTACTGTCCTACTCCCATCGGTACTCCCAACATGCTCATCTCGAATTATGCACAGCAAGAACGGCGGAGATTATTTGAACGAATCTTTCAAGAACAGAAGTGGATGGTTAAGTTTAGTGAAGGTCAACTTCGGTTTGGAACGGCGCAGTCTCAGCGAATTTTAGAATGGATGGGTGACCCACTGCCCGGATTTGAACATAAGTGGCCAAGCCAAAAACGAGGTGAATCTTAGACAATCAGGTTAACGTCCTCCCGTCAGTAACGTCTATTCGCAGATGGGAGACAACGAAGTGACTTTCCGGTTCAACCCGGATTACGACCCTATCAACGGCGAAGTGCTACAGGCAGTGCCCAACCCGCGTCCTGACACGGACAGGACCGACCGGCACGTCGCAAAGGAGTTCTCGACCAACTGTCCGGTCGACTACGGCGTGGACCCGGACGCCGACGAGGATGAGGTCGAGAGCGAAGGAGTGCGCGACTACGGCGAGATAGAAATCGAGTACGTCCCAGATGACTTCATCGTCGAACTGAAGTCGCTGAAGTACTACCTCATGTCGTTCGAGGACGCTCGAATCTCGCACGAGGAAGTCACCGCGAAGGTGTGGCAGGACCTCGCGGAAATCCTGTACCCGGACCTCGATGAGGACGAGGTGCAGAAGCGACTCCACGTCGCCTTCGACGTGAATCCGCGCGGTGGTATCTCGTCGCAGACGTGGGTTGGAGGTATCCAGTAATGTACGACCTAGGACAGCAAATCACGGAACGAGCGGAGGAGCTGGAGGAACGCTTCGAGGCGGACGCGGTCAACGTCTCGCACTACGAAGGCAAGGTGACCTTCCAAATCGAGTGGGAGGACGACGGTGACACCGCCGAGAATCTCGAGCGTGCGAAGGACATTCTCGAGAACAAGTTGCCGCCGGAGCACGACCCGGACAACACCGACGTCTCCGCGTTCGACGACCGCTTCACCGTATCCATCGGGTACGACTACAACGACGCAGACGACGCGGCAGACGAGGGAGACGACACCGATGAGGAGGACAACGAGACTGAGACGGAGACTGACGAGGAGTAATCCGATGAGTCGAGAAGAATCCTACGTCGCCAAGTGGCGCACGGTCGAGGGTGAGGTTCAGTCGAAGCGGTTCCAGTCGACCTCGTACCCCCGTGTCGAACCTCACCGAGACGCCATCACTCCCGACGAGGCACCTCCGCTCCTCGACGTGTACGCTGATGAGGAGCGCGTGCTGACGGTGCACGGTGACCGCTTCATCCACATCTCGAGGGAAGGGTAATGAACGACAGAGACAACGACGCTGAGCGGTTCGACGACGCGGAGGATGAATCGGACGGGGCGACCTGTACGTGCGGAGAGAACGAGGCGTGCGACGAGTGCGCCGGTGAGACGGAAGAGGACCGTCCTGTGAGCGTGGACCTGACTCGTGCTGAGGCGCTCACTCTCCTGCACGTCGCATGGGAGAAAGAAATCGAGCTGGCGTCCGACCAGTCGACTGCGGGTCTCTCCCAACTGATGGGCAGTGTCGGCACGCAGGTCGGCAAGGAAATCTACGGCCCCGACATGACCGAGTGGCTCAAGGAACGACAGCAGGAACGCGAGGAGATGATGGAGGAGATGAGAGAGCAGATGGGCGACATGGGCGGCATGTTCGGTGACTCGACAGGAGGTGGCGGCAAGCTCGGGTTCCAGTAACAGAAAATGCTCGTGTCTCCACGTCACACCTTTACATCTATACCCGAAGTAATAGATGTAATGACGGGATACCGCGACGAAGAAACACTCCGTCGTCTCTACTGCGAAGAAGGCCTGAGTGGTGGTCAAATCGCAGATAGGTATGACGTGACCGCGCAGACGATATACAACTGGATGGAGAAACTCGGAATCGAGCGTGAGCAACGTGAAGTCAACCGCGCGTCGTTCTCGACCACCGAGGACGGATACGAACTGTGGCAGGCGTGGGACGGTGAACCGAAAACAACGAGGAGCGTCCTCGTCCATCGTCTCGTTGCTGTTGCTCAGTTCGGGTTCGAGGCGGTATGCGGGAATCAGGTTCACCACAAAACGGGAATCAAATGGGATAATCGCCCGTCGAACCTCACACTCGAAACTCCATCTGACCATGCGTCCCGACACCAGGAAGGCTGGCATACAGACGTCTGCCCGAACTGCGGACACGAGCTAAAATAGGCGGTTCCGATAGATGGGAAGTTTGATAACCGACAACGCTCATATCTCAAACGCAAGATGACGAAAGCAATCGTCCTCCTTTCGGGAGGAATCGACTCGGCGACGTGTCTCGCTTTGGCAGCGGAACACTACGATGAGGTACAGCCAGTTCACTACAACTACGGTCAGCAGACGGCGGAGTTCGAGGAGCAGCAGGCGGTCAACCTCGCAACTCACTTCCGCGACGAAGGACACAACGTCCACCCGGTCACGACCATCGACTACGAGTCGGTGTTCTCGGTGTTCGGGCGCGGTGTCGCGTCTGACCGCGACTCGTTCGTCACCGACGACGGCGACCTGGAGGAAGATGATGGTCGCTCGACTGGGTACGTGCCCATGCGAAACCTGCACCTCCTCGCTACGGGTGCGGGCGTCGCTGACGTGACGGACGGGGACGCGCTCTACATCGGCGTTCAGGGTGGCGATGAGGAGTCGTATCCTGACTGTCGAGCGCCGTTCGTCACCGCGGCGGAAGATGCCATCAACGCCTCGCTCGCTGACGGTGAGAACATCACTCTCCGGTCGCCTCTCCTTCACCGGTCGAAGGTCGAGGTGATTCAGCAAGGCGAGAACCTCGGCGTTCCGTGGGAATACACGTACTCCTGCTACGAAGCAATCGAGGACGATGACCCCGAACCGTGCGGGCAGTGTCCCGCCTGTATCGAGCGAGGCGAAGCGTTCCATATCGCCCGCGTCACCGACCCGTTCGGTACGCCTGACGCGGTGAAGCAGAACAGTCCCGAAGCGTGGGAGAACATCCTGGAGGAGGTCAGTCACCGATGAGCAACAACATCCGCACACTCGAAGTCGAAGGTCACACCACGAGCACCGCACACCGCCTCATGCACTACGACGGGGCGTGTAACAACATCCACGGACACAACATGGAGTGGAACGCGCGTCTCAAGGTGCGCGTCCCGAACGAGGAGCATCAGATGGCGGAGGACTTCAAGGACATCTCGGACGTCTTCGACCAGTACGACCACGCCATCCTCCTCAACAACGACGACCCACTCCTCGAGGCGCTTCAGGACTTCGGAGGCAGTGCGCTCGTCACCGACGTTCTGGGTGAGGTCTACACGTTCGACGGAGACCCGACGACGGAACTCGTGAGTCAGGTCGTCGCTCAGCAACTGGTCGATACGTTCGAGAACGTCGAGCGTGCCCGTGTCCAAATCAAGGAGACGGCGAAGTACGCCATGTCAGCGTCGTATCCTGACCCCTTCGACGAGGAGTAATGTCCACCATCAACTCGCTGCTCGTCGCGCTCGAACCTGACCGAGACGCGGAGGAGGTCGCTGAGGAACTCCGCGAACGTGGCGACGTGGTGCGCGTGGACGTTCTCGAGGTCGAGGAGGAGGAAGATGCCTGAAACGGCACGTCCAGAGGGCGAGGAAGTCGTGGACGAGTCGGTCAGTCACTACCTGGTTCAGAAACTCAAGAACGGGAAGGTTCGCGTCAAAGCAGGCGGTCACGTCGTCACTGCGGAGACGTACTGGAAAGCGCTCGCACGGCTCGCTGAATCGGAGCAGGAGCGTCTCGAGGACAAACCGGACCATCTCAAGGACGACCAGTGGGACTCGATTTACTGGAACGTCAGTGACCCGCGTCTGGAGGACGTGATTCAACCGGACGAAGAACACCGACGAGACAACGTTCTCGATACGGTTCACAACGGTCCTGCGCGTGTCGCCAAGGACGGTGCATGGCTCGCGCTTCTCGAGGATGAAGGCCTGGAGGACCTCGGTGACAGAGTCGACCTGTACCGCCTCTGGGACACGGAGTACACGGGGGTAACTCAACGATGAACGACGTAAGCACACAAATCCCGGTAGCGGAACAGTTCTACTCGGTGCAAGGCGAGGGTCCTTACGCGGGAGTCCCGGCGGTTTTCCTGCGTCTCGCGGGTTGTAACCTGACCTGCGGGTGGGACGACGAACTGAACGAGTACGAACCAGGCGACGAACCCATGGACGACGCTACATGGGTGTGCGATACGATAGACGTCTGGCGGCAACCAGAGTTCACGGAATCGCCCGCGGAAATCCTCGATACGTGGGAGGACGAGGGGTGGTGGGACAAGATGACGCCTGACGGTGCTCACCTCATCCTGACCGGCGGCGAACCACTCCTCGAAGCGCGACAGGAGCAAATCGTCGCGCTCGTCGCAGAGATGCTCAGGCGTCGGAAGCGAGGTAAACCGTTCATCGAGGTCGAGACGAACGGCACGCAGGTTCCCAACGAACAACTGCGTCCGTACATCAACCTCTACAACGTCTCGCTCAAACTGTCGAACAGCGGGATGGATGAGGACCGTCGTCTCGTTGACGACGCACTCGACTTCCACGCCAACAACCCGACGAGCAAGTTCAAGTTCGTCGTCTCTCGGGAGGAGGACGTGGACGAGATTCTGGATATCGTCGAGGAGTACGAGATTCCCGACGACCGTATCTCACTCATGCCCGCAGGGCAGACACGCGAACAGGTCGCTGAGACGTACCCCATCGTCGCGGAACTGTGCAAGGACCGCGTCTGGGACTTCACGCCTCGTCTGCAAGTGACTACGTGGAATCAGGCGACGGGGGTGTGACGATGGCAACTTGTATCGACTGCGGCGGGGAGTTCACCCGTGGTGAACGACGCGGTGATACCCCGATGAAGTACAAGGGTCACTACTGCGAAGACTGCGAAGAAGAACGGAGGAACGATGACTGACGAAGACACCGGACAGCGTACAATCAAGTTCGAGGACGAAGGCGCACTGGACACCTTCATCGCCATGTCGGGTCTGCGCGGTGAGCAGGCAGACGACCTACGAGAGAAGGTAGAGAAACACGGGTACGGGACACCCATCCCGATTCCCGAGCCAGACGACGAGGAAATCTAGAACGAGTGAACCATGAACCCACAGGAAGAAACTAAAGTCGTCATGGATGACGACATGAAAGCAGGAGAAGTCGACTACGATGCTGCCGTCCAGGCGGCGGAGGACTTCATCGAGGCACTGGGTCTCGACCTCGACAACGAGCACCTCTCGGGCACCCCGACTCGCCTGGCGAAGAGTCGCGCTTACGAACTGTTCGAGGGATTACGAAACGACCCGCGAGAGCACCTGGAGCGAACGTTCGAGGATAGCGAGTCGGTCAGCGACCAGTTCGTTATCGTTGACAACATCCAGGTGGAGAGCATGTGTGCGCACCACTTCCTTCCGTTCCGAGGACGCGCTCACGTCGGGTATATCCCGGATGAGGAGGTCGTGGGCCTGTCGAAACTCGCCCGCGTTGTGCGGGGGTACGCTCGTCGCCCGCAGGTGCAGGAACGCCTGACGAACCAAATCGCAGACGCCATCCACGAGGAACTGAATCCGCAGGCAGTCGTGGTGTTCGTCCGCGCAGAGCACGAGTGTATGTCGTGCCGTGGCATCGAGGAAGCGCACTCGGCGACTCGCACCACTGCACTACGCGGGAAAGCCAGAGACGAGGCGCATATCAAGGACGAGTTTTTCCAGATGCTACGCACAGGTGAATAGCATGGGAAACCCGTTCAGTAACGAGTCGACCATAGCGCGTCCGACGACGGACGACGAAGAGACAAACGGTGTCTCTGAGGTTGACGAGGACCCTGACCCAGACGACGTGGTCGATGAGGAACCCGAGAGCGAGGTGTTCAACGACACAGACACGCCCGACAGACAACCCGCTCATCAGTACGTCTTCGACGCTACGCTCGCCGCAGGAAAACAAGCGAACGAGTCGATGCTCAGGTACGAACGAGGTGGGTGGGACTACGACGAGGACAACCCCGCACCGTTCGACCTCGCTCCTGACTGGATGGAGGAACTGCCTTTCGACGTGATAACGACCGCGGGGCACGAGCACATGAGAATCGCATACGAGTACGGGTTCAAGACGGGCGGTCGACTGGACAATATCGACCGACTCGCGCAGGACGGCATCCCAATCCACTTCATAGACATGGATTGGCACAACCCGGAGTTCGACCGTCTCGTGCAGGCGTGCAAGAAGTACGAACCTGAGTACGTGGTCGGCGGTGACTACACCAAGCACGACCCGTCTCATCCCGACTCGAACATCTCGCTCATCAACGAACGCGCGGAAATCCTGAATCAGTACGCGGAGAACGTTCAGGTCGTCCCGCACGGGTCGAACCAGGTCGAGCACGTCCCAGACGATATGGTCGTGGGATACAGTGTCCCGACGACTTACGGCGCGGCAGAAGGCGAACTAATCGACTACCACGGTCGGGATATTCACCTTCTCGGAGGCGCTCCTGCGAAGCAGATGGACATGATTAGGGAGTTCGACGGTGATATTGTCTCGATTGACGGCAACGCCATCAACAAGATGGCGAACGTTGCTAATCGTTACTGGTCGGGACACGACTGGAAGTTCGAGAATCCGACGCTCGACGTAATGGGCGAGGACCCGGATTCCGACTTCTATCAAGCAGCGGCGTTCCCAAAACCGCGGGACGTTGCTGGGTCGCACCTCGTTGACCCAGACATCGTTCAGAATCGTAACTTCGAGGCATACGAGCGTTCTGTCATGCACTGGGCGTATCAGATTCGCACGCGGTGGCAGAACGGTTGGTTCGACGGCGAAAGCGACAACGTGCTCGAGTTCTAAACAACAACGTGTACCATGACAGAGACATTCCGATTCACTGACGGCGCGACAGTAACGCATATCAAAGAAACGGACGACGAGACGTACTGCGGAGAGGACGCAGGCGAGACGCTCATGCGCATGGAAGTCGCCGGGATTCACCAGGTAGGTCTCGTGAAGGGCAAGGAGGTCTGCGGGTCGTGTCGGAACGCAGTCGAGAACGACGGCGACGAAGAATAACACTTTCACCCCGCTACTCACTTTGATATTCCCACCCCGTGTAGTGACGGGTGCAGGAGGACAAACAGATATGTGCAGACACTGCCCGGGCTCAGGAGCGAACCCGTTTCAGAAGAAGTCGTTGACGATGGACGGCGTGGACGCGAACGCCTCCAAGGAGGCACAGACTGGTCAGCAAGAGTGGGAGAAGGACCCAGAAACGCGGGACCGATTCATGCAGTACGCAGAGGCGTACATGGAGTGGGTCTTCGAGGAGTACGGGTTCGAGGTCCTCACTCGTGACATGGTCACCATGCGTGAGAGCGGGCGTATGACGCGCCTGCTCGGTCGCTGTGACGAGAACGAACCCTACGACGTGGAAGTCATCCTGTCGTGGGACGCATACAAGAAGCGCGGGTACGAGTGGGAGCGTCTGCGGAACACGGTCAAGCACGAGCTGGTGCACGCTTCCAACTTCGTCGAGTACGGCTACATGGGTCACGGACCTACCTTCATCGAGGAGGCGAAACGTCTCGACGTGACCAACATCTCTCGCTACGATGAACCCGACCCGCGGTACTTCATCGTCTGCGACGGGTGCGGGCTCGTCCTGTGGAGACAGAAGAAGTCGAAGAAGGTCAAGGACCCGGAGCGTCATATGTCCTACTGCGCGAACTGTAGTGAGAAGTCGTGGGTCGTCATGCAGGACCCGCCGGCGAAGAATCACCCGCGGTGGACCGAGAGACGCCCGTAGTTCTGGAACCGTACCGATATTATTCCGGATAACGAACGAGCAACCGAGGCAAAACAGATGGACGCTGACGACATGATAACCCCAGAGGACACAGAACAGAACGACGAGGACCCGAAGCGCCTCGACCTGGAGAGTGTGGACGACGAGTACGAGGAGTGGGTCGTCTGCAACCCCGTTGACCGTTGGGAGAAGAACGGTATGACGTGCGTGGTCGAGGAGAAGAAGTGGTACAGACAGGCGGCAGACGACGAGGACGCCGAGGAGGAACTGATGACCGAGTCGTACATCGGAGTCGTTGAAGGACCGGAGAGTATCGCAGACGCGACGGCACAGCGTCTGAACGATGTTCTCGAGGTCGACCAACCGAACGGGCTCGTCAAGCGCGGGCGCTACGTCGGGTTCGACACTCTGCACCTGCAACTGGTCGATGGCGAGGAACCGTCGCTCGAAGACATCCGCGACGAGGTGGAATGGGTCTGCGAGCAACTTGTCATGCACGCATGAGCGACGAGGTACCTGACCCGGCGGAAGAGTTCGCTGACATGGACCTCGACAACCTCGACATGGGGTTTACCGAGGACGACCTGGAGGACGTGGTCGATTCCGTGCAGGGTGACTACTTCCTGTGTGCAGGCGTTCAGTGTCGCGTGCGCAAGACAGAAGTCGAGGAAACGGACGAAGCCATCACCAAGTCGCGTCAGAAATTCTGGGTGGCAGGCGTTGAGGTCAACTGGCCGGAAGACGTCATGCAGCGTGCCGCCGAGATGTTCGACGCCAATATCATGCACTACGACGACGATGGCTGGATAGAGGTGCGCGTAGGGCATGAGCGTGCCGCGTCCCGTGAGGATGCTGAGGACGAGGCCGAGTGGCTCGCAGAACAAGTGGTGATGCTCAGAAATGACCCGAACGCGCCTGTGTAGGCAGTCAGAATGGTTACACCTTCACGAGGAGATGGCGATGGGAGCTGACGACGACACTCAGAAGTTCGAGGCGAAACTGCGCGTACTGAAGGGTGACGAGTATTCTGCCATGGGGCAAATCGTCGGGACGACGCTCGAGACTGAATCGGGCGAGTATCCCATCTTCGAGGACGATGACTCCCTGGAGAACGTAGTCGTCGGCATCGGTGTCGAGACAGACGACGGGCGCAGGATAATGACTCAGATGTCCCCGCCTGAAACGTGGGACCTGACGAACGACCTGGTGGTGATTCTGGAGTTCCTCGACCTGAAACCTGAGGAGTTCCACAAGCTGGGTGGCGGAGAACGAGAGTTGCCCGTCACGTTCGACGTTGACGAAGAGACGTACTGCCTGGACTTCGAGTCGATGAGAGACGCTCTGCTCGAAGATGACGGTTAGACCACTTTCACCCCGCTCCTCGACTTTATGGTCCCGGGGTGTGAAGTAGAGGACGCGAGAGGTCGAAAAGAAAATGTCAAAAGCAGCAAGGAAGCAGCTCGCCGAGATGTTCGCTGACAGCGACGACGGTGAGCTTGCGTTCGAGCCGACTGTGGAATCGCTCATGGAACAGCAGGACGTTCAGCAGGTCACGGCAGAATCCTACGTCTGGGATTACTGCGTGACTGACACGGACGCGCACGGTGAGAAGGTCATTCTCGGGATGAAGGATTCCCCAGGCGAGACGGAGAACCGCGGAGACGACGTGGACAACCTGAGCAAAATCGTTTCGCTCAGCACGCCCGCGGGCCTCCCGAACGGTGAGAAGTTCGAGAATCACCTGGACGTTCTCGACGACGACGAGCACCCGCTCGTCCCCGATTCCCTGCACGGGTACTTCAAGCGCGAGCTCGAGGGCGGCGTCTCGGACATCGAGACGGTCGCGTTCGACATGAACGACCCCGAGTTCTACACCATGCTCAAGGGTCATACCGGGACGGGGAAGAATGCCCTCGTGTCGCACGTCTGCGGCATGACGAACCGTCCGATGGTGCGCGTCAACTTCGGGCTCGAAACCAACAAGGAGAAGGTCGTCGGCATGTGGGTCCCGGAGCAGGACGGTGAAGGGTGGACCTGGCAGGACGGCCTCCTGACGTGGTGCGCTCGGTACGGTGGCACGTTCGTTGCCGACGAGTTCAACGGCGCTGGCGGTGAGGCGACGATGCCGCTTCACGGCCTCCTGGAGGAGGAAGGCAAGCGGTTCCTCTCCATCGAGGAGCGCGGCGAGGTCCTGCGTGACCTGCCCGTTGAGAACGGCGAGATTTCCGACGCCGCCGACAAGCACGACCTGACCATGCCCGAGGACAAGGCGCTCGCCGCGCACTACGCCCGGGTCGAGAAGTGGGACAACGAGGAGCACGTCGGGCAGTACATCCACCCCGAGTTCTCGTTCGTCGCAACCATCAACCCGTCCTCCTACGCGGGGACGCAGAACATGAACGACGCGACCCGGAACCGCTTCTACGAGGAGTGGATTCCGTACATGGAGTGGGACGCTGAGAAGCGCCTGCTCGTGTCGCGCACGCCGCTGAGTGACGGTGACGCCGAGAGCATCGTCAAGACGGCGAACCGGATTCGCGCTCGCCTCGCAGGACCTCGGTCGGCGCTGCCCGAGGGGTCGAAGCGCAAGCTCAGCATGTTCGACGACGAGGGCGGTGACATCTACTCGCCCATCGGCACTCGTGACCTCATCAAGGTCGGTCGCAAGACGAAGCTGATGGACCCGAACCAGGCCGCCAAGAGCATCTTCAAGAACGCGGCGAACCCGGAGGACGTGAGCGCCATCGAGGGCATCATAGACAAGGTCTTCTGACCTGAGACGCCCGCCTTTTTCGCTATCATGGAACAAGCAATCGCCAACGCAGAAGCAGACAAACTGCGTAGTGACAAGCGCGTAGAATCGGTGACTGTCGAGCATGGAGACCAGGGAGTGAAACTCGTGGTCGTGCCGAGAGACCGCATGGCACGTAGCGAGTTGAACAGCGAACTGCACGAGTTTGCTACCTGGGTGGAGTTCGAGGCGCAGTAGAACGCCTCTCTCCACTTTCACTCGGCTACGAGGTATTAAGACGACGACCGCCGAAGCACAGGACGCAGAGGATGAAAGAGAAACTCTACAATACGACCGGCACGCGAATCTCGCCGGACACCGACCCTGACGAGCTGCGTAAGCGTATCGGGGTCGGCGCAGGCGAGAAGTTGCGCAACTCCTCGCGCCGCGAGTCGTACCTTCAGAAAATCGCAGGTCTCGTCTCGCTGACGGACCTCGTTCTGTACGTTCGCGGGCAGGGTGCGCACGTCAAGCTCAACAAGGACACGCCGGAAATCAACGTCACCGGCGAGAAGCACGAGCAGGACGTGACCGACATTTCCGAGGACGAGTACGACCTCCTGGTGCAGGAGGTTCTGACCATGCACGAGTGCGGTCACATCTTGTTCTCGGATTGGCCGTCGTTCGAGCGCTACATGAATCGGGTGGACATGAACAGTCGTCACCTGTTCAAGCACATCTGGAACGCCGCCGAGGACGGTGCGATTGAGCGCCAGATTACCTCGGAGTTCAACGTGCGCGACGACTTCAAGGTCCTGTACGCGAACCTGCACGAGGCGCAGCCTGGTGGGTTCGGCATCGAGCAGGACTCGCTCGACCAGAACAACGACGACTCGTTCTACAAGTTCCCGATGGCGCACGCGGTCATCACCGCCATCCTCGACCTCTGGCAGGAGGAGTTGTACGACGAGGCGAGCGGCACGCTCCAGGCGTTGCTCGACCCGAACGACGAAGAGCACATCTTCGGTTCGCCCGACGACGAGGACCTGTTCCGCGACTTCCTCCCGACGATTGAGGACTACGTCGAGGACATGCTCACGCAACCGAAGGCCCGCAAGCGTAACAAGCGGACGTGGGAGTTCTGGGAGGATTTCCAGGACCTCATGGACGACTCTCAGGTCACCGGTAAGCGCCCGCTCTCCGACAGTGGAGGCGGCGAGAACGGGATGCCTGACGACGCGCAACCGGGTATCGGTGACTCGTCGCGTGACGCTGACGACCTCGACGGAGACACCATCGTTATCGAGGTTGACGTGGGCGGAGGTCTCGAAGGCGCTGACGAAGACGACGACGGTGACGGTGGTGACGAGCAGGACGACGACGCCGACGGTTGGGGTCTCGGTGACGGTGACGAGGACGAAGGCGAGGACGAAGATGGTGACGAGGACGGTGCGGGCGGAGACGACGAGCAGCAGGACGACGCTGACGAGGAAGGCGACGGGTCCGATGGAGACGACGGGGACGACGACGAAGGCGAGAGCGACGCAGACAACGACGGAGACGACGACGGTGATGAACAGGGCGACGACGGTGACGAGGGCGGTGACGACGACAGCGAGCAAGGCGACGAAGGCGACGGCGGAGACGACGCAGACGGCGACGCTCGCGGGTCGGGCGGTGACGGCCTCAAGGAGGCAGAGGACCGCGTTCAGCGTCGGTACAACGACGAGATTTCCCGTGAGGCAGAGGAGGTCGGCGGCGACGACATGCTCGACGAGGCCGAGGAGTTCCTCGAGGTCCTCAAGGGCGGCGACGAGTCGGGTGATATGCCCGACGAGAACATGAAGCTCGTGATTCCGGAATCGGACGACTTCAACACCGACCGATTCCGTCAGGCGAAGAACGACAGTCGCGCGCTCAAGCGTCTCTGGGAGCAGAAACTGCGTCAGGAGCAGAAGACGAAGGTCAAGCGCGGCAAGCGTTTCGGGTCGCCTGACTCTCGCAGCATGCACCGCTCGGGACGCTCGACCAAGGTGTTCAAGACGCGGAACACCCCCGACCAGAAGGACTACGAGTGTATCGTCGTCCTCGACCGTTCGTCCTCGATGAGCGGTCAGTTGGTGCGTCAGGCGGAACGCGCGGCAGGCGCGCTCCTCATGTCGCTGCAAGGCGTCGGCGTCAACGTCAGCATGGTGTCCGTTGACTCGAACGAGGCGGTCCTGGAGGTCCCGTTCGGCGGGAAGGTCGAGGACCAGAAGAACGTCATCTTCACCGAGTCGACGGGCGGGAGTACGCCGCTGTCTCAGGCGACGTACCTCTGTCGTCACCGTATCAATCAGCACGCGACGACGACGCGCTTCATGCTCGTCATAACCGACGGACGACCCGACGACGGGAACCAGTTCGCCAAGCAGGTCGGGGAGTGCAACTTCCCGGTTCTGGGCGTGGAAATCGGCGGCAACTCCTACGGCAATCCGGGGTACGACCGCACGACTCAGGTCCCGCAGAACGGGGACATCCTCGGGTCGCTTCGGAACCTCGTCAACGAGGTGATGTTCTGATGTCCGACGACAACGACACACCGACGGTTCAGGAGATGAATCAACTGATAGACATCCGCGTGGGACGCTGGAAGTTGCAGTTCGGGCGGGTCGTTCGAGAAGGTCCCATCGAGGACTTCATAGGAGGTAGTGAGGAGGAGAACGAAGAAGAGAGAACCTAGAGAGAACGCCTAAGCCTTCGGACAACCGAAGGAACTATAAATGGTACGGGATAATGTGTGAGGCACGGGTCGCGCCGTGACACGCGAGCAGTCCCCTGGGGTAGTTTGGCCAATCCTCAGCGCCTTTGGAGCGCTGGACGCGAGTTCAAATCTCGCGGGGACAATCTAGCGCCGCCGGGCGCCATGATAGAAATACGGAGGCAAGAAAAGATGGCAGACAACAACGAAAAGAAATCGTTCGGCACGGCATACGCGGACGACGCGCTCCTCGTGGACGAGAGCACTTCGCTCGACGAAGTGCAGGACTTCATCCGCGGGCGAGTTGCGAATCCGCACGTCGTTGATGGGACTGTAGTGTGGAACTTCAGTTCGCACAACGTGGACAAGGTCGCTCTGGAGAAGGCAGTCGAGCGTAAACTCGAACAGGACAAGTACGTTATCCCGTATCAGGTTACGGGGACATGGTCGTTCATGTTCTCGATTCTCCCGAAGCAGCTCCGGGAGGCAGAAATTCTGATTTACAAAACGTCGTCCGGGCGATATAACGCATATCGCAACTTCCTCAGAACTGCACCCGAGGAAGTGCATGATGACTTCAGGTCTGACCTGGGCCGGCGCGTACACGAGATTCTGAAGGAGGTGTAATGATGGACTTCCTCTACCGTTTCCGTTCCAAGGTTGATATGGGTGAGGAAGATGAGTGCTGGGAGTGGAAGGGAGCAGAAGACGAGTACGGGTACGGGCGTATCAGGACCGAACGGTCATCAGCAGAAGGAGCACACCGTGTAGCGTATCGTCTCGAGGTCGAGGACCCAGACGGTTCAAATGTGCTTCATAAGTGTGATAATCGCTCCTGCGTCAACCCGAACCACCTCTATCTCGGAACGCAAGAAGACAACATCAAGGACCGGGATGAACGTGGTCGAACGGCGACAGGCGAGGAGCATGGTAATGCCCGTCTTCACAAAACAGAGGTGCAAGAAATAAAGTGGAAAATCGAGAATACTGATGAGACACTCAGTGAAATAGCAGAAGGGTACGGCGTGACAACAGGTGCAGTAGGACATATCTCGTCAGGTCGTAACTGGACAGACGTCGAACCCAAGAAACCGGGTGAGGCGTAATGTTCGGGCAGGAGGACGCTGACGAATACACGACCGAAGTTCATCTCCCACCGTCGAACTACCTGAACATCCCCATGCAAATCCGCGAGCGTCACTTGACGCAGGATTGCTACCGCATGGAGTACGAGGCGCAGTCAGCAGGAACGCACTTCCACGCGCTTCTGGAGAGCGATAACGACAGCATCCTCGTGCGTATCCCGTACAAGCGATGGCGGGTAGGTCGGATGTACGAGCGGAAACTGAACGACTGGTCGCTGTATCTCGACAGGTGGGCAGAGGACTTCGAGTCGACCGGCACAGTTGTCGAGAACAACACCGAGAAGCGTGTTATCGAGGCGGAAGTTCATATCATGGACGACGCCATGCTGGAGGAGAAAATACATGAGTGAGAACCCATTCTCAAGCAAACCGACGATAGTGGACGAGGTAGAGGACGAACAGAACGACACCACCCAGGACGATGAACAGGACCCGCTCGACCCAGTCGGCGTCAAGGAGGACTACGACGAGGTAGACACCATGGGTGAGGAGGTCGAGGACGACGAAGGTCTCGCTGATGAGGAGTGGGCGCAGACGCCCACGTCGCTGTTCGCGTCACTCGACCAGGAGAAGTTCTGGTGGGTTTTCGTCACGCTCAAGGAGGACCTGACTGAGTCGGGCAACCGGCGAGGTATCCCTGTGGTGCAGGAACGGTTCGACTCCTACGAGGAGTTGATGGACGCGCGTGACGACACCGACGAAGACGTGCCAGAGGGCATCCACGTTCAGTCGAAGAGTAGTACCAAGGTGCGATACGTGAAAGGTGAGGACGAGCAGATTCTCCTCGAACGGAGGGACCTCGCATGAGTCAGTTCTACGAAGAAGAGGACAAGCTCACATACGACCGCGCAGGCGTCCTCGTTCACCGCTTCCTGCGGAAGCACTGCGACCTGCGGCAGACGGCGACTGTCGTGGACGTCTGTAATACGATGGACGTGGAATCGAGCAAGCACAACGAGATTCGAGTGCGCGAGGCGCTCCAGTACTTCTGCGAGGACGAGCAGGAGGGTGGGCGTCGGAAGCGATACAAGCTGCCCGACGAGGTGCCCGAGGATGTCTGACCTCGTCTCCCTCGTGCTTGCGGTGCTCTGCGTCATCTTCGCGTTGGTGGCGTTGTGGCAGTGGTACGAGAAGAAAGCGGTCGTGCGACACGTCAACCGGCGTCTCGTCGCCTACGAGGGTAAGTTGCGGAACCTCGGTCACGAGCCCGACCGCGTGTACCACGACTTCGAGAACATGCTGGAGGGCAACGTCGAGGACAGGCAGGCAGCAGAGTTCGACACCGAGAGCACTCGGGAGGAGGACGATGCCTGAGTGTCAGGGTTGCGACGGTCACGTCTCCGCGGAGTTCGCTCGCGTCATGGGCGACAACGATGGAGTCGTACACGCCTGTCCCGACTGCGCGACGAACACTGTAGGCGAGGAAGCAGGAGGACTCAGTACATCCGATGGTATCTGAACCTGTCCTCCTACTCGCCATCGTCCTCGGGACGCTCATGTTCTTCGCGTTCATGCGCGTCATCTTCTGCCTGGCAGAAGCGCTTACGAATATCGCACTCCACCTCATGCTCAGGTGGTCAGAATGAAAGAGAAAGTCACAGTCAAACTCGACGTACACGAGCAGGACGCACCGCAGATGCTAACCGCCCTCAGCGACCACCCGGACGTTGAGGATTGGAAACTCGCTGCGCTCGACGAAGGCGACCTGCAACTCACCTTCGACGACAGCGACCTCACCGTGGTGTTCGAGCGGAAGACACCCAGCGACTACGCAGGCACGCTGATGGGTAAGGAGGGGACGCGCCTGGACGAGCAGATTCAGAAACTGGTCGACTTCGACGGACCCGCGTACATCCTCATCGAGGGGAATCAGGAGGACTTCCGCTCGCTGACCGGGACGAACATCTCGGCATCGTCACTCGTCGGAAGCGTCGCCTCGACCGACGTGCGATATCTCGAAGGTGTGCGCTTCTGCTCCGACGCAGATGGGCTCGTGGACATGGCGATACGCCTCGCAAGGAAACACAAGGAGGACCCGTCAGCGTCGTCGCTACAGGCGTCTGTCGTAGAGAAGGACGCTTCGTTCTACCTTCGGGCACTCGGTTCGCTGGAGGGGGTTGGAGAGACGCGGGCACGAGACCTCGGTGAAGAGTTCAGCGGTATGCGTGATATTCAGAACGCAACCGTTTCTGATATAGCAAGTGTCGGGGGGTTCGGTGAGAAAACTGCGACTTCCGTCTACACGCAGTTGCATGACGGTGAGTTTTGGGCGAAAGTCGACCGACGCGACGAAGATGAGTGCTGGGAGTGGAAGGGGACTGACGACGGACACGGTTACGGTGTAATGTTCATCGCTGGAGAGTCGGTATTCGCCCATCGGTTCTCGTACATGCTGGAGTACGGAGTGATTGAGGACGACTTCGTTCTCCACCACTGTGACAACAAGTCCTGTGTCAACCCAGAGCATCTCTACTCAGGAGACCACTCTGATAATATGCAGGACCGTGCTATGCGACAGCCCGAGACGTTCGTATCGGGCGAAGATAACGGTAATTCGCAACTTGCCGAAGATGACGTGGCAGTCATCAAGTGGCTAATCGTCAACAGTGACTACTCACAAGCCGAAATAGCATGGGAGTACGACGTTGCTGAGGAGACGGTACGTAAAATAGCGTCTGAGCAGTCGTGGAGGGACGTTAACCCGAAAGAACCTTCGGAACGGGTGTCAATTGAGGTTCCATGGAGCGATAACGATGAGTAAGATTTACCCTTTCACCTACTTCGGTTCGCAGTACAGGAGTTGTAGTTTTATCTTAGAACATTTACCTATTACGAAAAGGTATGTAGAACCTTTCGGTGGTTCAGCAACGATACTCTGCAACCGCACAAAAGTTGAGCATGAGACATATAATGACGTGGAAAAGCTGGTTACTGATTTCTTTGAAGTGTTGAGAGACGACGCTGAAGAACTCATCCGAAAACTCGAATTAACTCCTTATTCTAGGAATGAGTTTGAGCGTGCTGTTGAGTTAGAGTCTGACGGTATCGAGAAATTAGAAAAAATTGAACGTGCTCGATTGTTTTTCGTTCTTTGCGAGCAAGGAAGGTACTCTAGGATGTTTGAAGCTCGAAGTAAAGGAGAATGGGCACGTACAATAACTCAAATACGTGGCGAATCTCCGTTGGATATTAACAAGTATAGGAATAAGATAGAGCAATTGGCAGTCGTAGCTGAGAGGTTCTCAGACGTTCAAATAGAAAATCGAGATGCTATCAAGCTACTCGAGGAATATGACGCTGAAGAGACCGTGTTCTATTTGGACCCACCATATCCTGTAGAGGTTCGAGAAAACTCAGAAGGTGCTTACGGTTCTAATGAGTTTTCTGATGAAGACCATGAAGAACTGTTGAGCGTCGCGCGTAATATGGACGGGTATGTCGGTATCTCTTCTTACGATTCTCAATTATATAGAACTAATCTGACTGGTTGGAACGTGTATAAGGATGATGCCAAAACAAATCAAAACGGTCCAAGTGGTAACAAACAAGAGCATAGTGTAACCCAAGAAGTGCTCTTTACTAATTACGACGCTTCAAGAATTGGGGGTGTTGATATGAGAGAAGATAGTAGAGGTGGTGGAACAAATGTACTCGATTTTTAGCTACAAGCCAGAGACCGCTCGTGTCTTGGAGCAAAGGTATAGGTCACTATCCGCCGCACTTAAAGCTGACGTGGAGGACCTCAAGCAGATTGACGGGATAGGAGAGAAACGTGCGAAGTCGATTCACCGTCAACTCCACGGAGGAGAAGAATGACAGAACGACAAGCGATACTCGACGCTCTTTCCGACTCGACGGTGGAGCGTCTCAAGGACGGAGAAGTCATCGAGCTACTGATTGAGAAGTCGGACCCGAACCCGCTACTCGACGACGACCGACCACGGTCGATGGAGACGCTCGAACTGCGTCTCAAGACGAAGGGCGTCACCGACGACAGCGACCTCGCTGAAGCGTATCCCGACGTGGTGGGACTGCATGAGTGAGATAAACATCAACGGACGGCACACCGACGCGCGAATCTTCACCGACGAGGTGGACGAGACGTGTATCGAGCAGGTGCAGGAACTGGTCAACCACGAGGCGTTCCAGAACCCGGTCAGAATCATGCCCGACGCTCACGCTGGTGCGGGCGCGGTCATCGGGTTTACGATGGAACTCGGTGAACGTATCTGCCCGAACACCGTGGGCGTGGACATCGGTTGCGGGATGACCGCGCTTCGCCTCGGGCGTCCTGACGAGCTCGAGATTCGTCTCGGTGACGATGGGCTCATGCGCGACCTCGATGAGTCAATCCGTGCGCACGTTCCGATGGGTCGGAACACGTTCGCGGACACTCATATCGAGCAGCAGTATCATATCGTCAACGACTTCCCGTGGGAGGCGTGCGAGCAGAAACTCCAGTCGCTGAACGACAACTGGAACGGCGAACCCATCGAGTCGCCTGACTACGGTAAGGAGTACTTCCTCGACCTGTGCGAGCGCGTGGGATACGACGTGAACCGAGCCATCAACAGCATCGGCACGCTCGGTGGTGGCAATCACTTCGTCGAGATTTCCCGTTCGGACGAGACAGGCGACTACTGGGTGGTCGTTCACTCTGGGTCGCGTGGCATCGGGCTCAGCGTCGCGGAGTACTGGCAGGAGCAGGCGCACCAGGCGCAGGACGACAGAGCAGACACGGTGCGCGACATGCTCTCGGGCCTCCCGGACGGCGCGTACAAGTTCGACGTGCAGGACGTGTCCGACCGAGAACTCCTCAACTGGGTGCAGGGCGGCATGGGCGAGGACTGGAAGGACACGTCATGGGTTCGACTCAACTACGAGGGCGAAGAAATCGGTCGCCTCATCAACGAGATGAAGGATGTCTCGTCCTACTTGCGTGAGAACGCGGGCGGAGACGACCTCGACTTCCTCGAAGGAGAGGACCGTCACGGCTACCTGCGAGACATGATATTCGCGCAGACCTACGCTGCCGAGTCGCGTCTCCAGATGGTCGATTCCGTCGCGCACGTCCTCGGTGTTCGTCAGTGGGACCCGGAGGACCTCATCGTCTCGACTCACAACTACATCGACTTCGACGACCTGACCATCCGAAAGGGTGCGACCCGCGTACATCAGGGAGAGCGAGGCGTTATCCCGTTCAATATGCGGGACGGTGCGATTATCGTCCGCGGTGAGGGGAACGACGAGTGGAATCGTAGCGCCCCTCACGGTGCCGGACGACGCGGTTCACGTCGTTGGGCGTTCCGTCAGTTCGACCTCGCTGAGTTTTCGCAGGAGATGGACGGCATCTTCTCGACCTCAGTCACCGGGGATACGATTGACGAGGCGCCGATGGCGTACAAGTCGCGGGACGTTATCCTCGAACGTATCGAGGAGACAGCATCGGTTGAGGAAACGCTGACGCCGGTTCACAACCTCAAGGCAGAAGAATGAGCTTGCCCGTCGAACCCGGAGACACGTTCGTCTACGTGACGATGGAAGGGATGACGGAGTCGATGACTCCCGACCAGGCGCGGTACATGGCGAAAGAACTGAACGACGCAGCAGACGAGGTAGAACACAACGATGACTGACCTACGACGACTCCAGGCAGAGGCATGGGCTATTGCCGAGGACAGCGGGTTCCATGAAGGCGATGAGGCAGGCGAGGACGCACGCAGTCGAGCGAAGATTCTCGCCCTCATCCACTCCGAAGTGTCCGAGGCGCTCGAGGCTGACCGTGAAGGTGACGATGAACTCTACGCGGAGGAGCTCGCGGACATCGTCATCCGTGTCCTCGACCACGCCGAGACGGAGGGCATCAACCTCGAGGAAGAAATCAAGCGGAAGAACGCCATCAACGAGGGGCGTGAGCATAAACATGGCAAACAGTACTAACTCCCGCTTGCTCGACAAAGCAGATGTTGGGTCTGAGGAGGAGTGCTGGGAGTGGCAGTATCACCGGAACGAGGACGGATACGGTCAGTTCGGATACGATGGACGTGTAGAACTGGCACACCGTGTCGTCCTCATGCTACACGGTGACAGCCCAGGCAGTCAGTACGTCCTGCACCACTGCGATAATCCTTCCTGCGTCAATCCTGACCACCTCTACATCGGTACACAGCAGGATAACATGGACGACTGGCAGGAGAGGAGAGACTACGAATATCCAGTCGGCGAGGACCATCCACGCTCCTCGCTGTCGAACGACGACGTAGCAGTCATCAAGTGGAAACTCGAAAACACCAACATGATTCAAAAGCAGATAGCGGATGAGTACGGAGTGAGTCGTGAAGCAATAGGAGAAATCTCGCGTGGTGCTACGTGGGAGCACGTCGAAGCAGCAGAGGAGGTGAACTGACATGGCTGGCAAGGACTTTGAAGATACGATATGGCACTCGCTTGAGGACGCGGTTGGCGATGCCGGTGTTGTCCTCCTACGGCGGCAGTCGTTCAGTGCGCGAGCAGGACACGGTTTCCAGGCCGACCAGGTTACAGGCGACCTGCTCGTTGACTCACCCGAAGAGGCGTACTACATCGGCATCGAGTGCAAGACTATCAACTCGAAGTATCGCTTCTACTTCAACGGGAACTACGACCCCGACCAAATCGAGCGGCAGATGGAGTACGGTGAGGTGTCGGGTCGAGATATGTTCGTCGCGCTCGAAGCGCGTGGCGACCCAGAATCTCGCATGGGTTGGGAGGAGGACCGCGCGTTCCTGTTCCCCATCGAGCTGTTCGCGTACTTCGCTGAGGAGGACGGGTCGAAGGTCACCTACGAGGACATGGAGACGTTCGGGTATCCTCTCGGCACGGACGGTGACTACGACTTCTCCGGTGACGCAGTGAAGCACGCTCGCTCGAAGAAGGCAGAGTTCAAACGCCGGCTGGACGGTATCAACGAGAAAAACCTCGACGAGTACGACGAGGAGTAACCATGAGTGACCGTCAGCTCGGGCGCGAGGATGTCCACAACTTCCTTCTCCCGTATCGTAGTCGCGTCTATGACCCGTTCGAGCTGATGGCGAAGATTCGTTCGTCGTTCGAGGGTTGGGAGGAGAACGGACAGGACAAGCTCATCCTCACGTTCAAGTTGAAGGACGTTGTGGACGACGAACGCGAGGTCTACGGTGTGTCTGAGGAGATTATGAACATGCTCGGCGCGTGGCGTTCGCCTATGTCGGGCAAGAACTGGTGGGTGAACCCGACGAACCCCGATGCCAGGTCCTATTCGGACATCTCCGTCGAGTGTCCCAACTGTTCTGCGACGTTCGGGGGCACGCAGCACAAGAATTCCCACCAGAAACACTGTTCTCCGTCGGTCAATCGGGAAGTTCGGTCGAATCTACGGGAGAAACGCCTCGATTGGCTCGACACCGCCGCCCGATACTGCCTGGATATCGAGCGAGCGTCCCGTCGTCTCGGGTTGAAACCGCAAACCGTCCGGGATATGGTGTGGGAAGAGGACGGATTCTCCTACGAAGACCGCAAGCGTGAGGGGCGAGAAACCCTCGCAACCACCTGGCATATCGCCCGAGATTGGGGTACAGACCACCATATCTTGGCAGAAGCGACGGGATACTCGGAATCTACGGTTCACTCGTACATCTCGCGCTATTCGCAGGTGAAAGACGACATGCCGAGCGACCCGACCTCGAACCGCGCGTCTCGACGATAGGGTCGCCCTCAGCTCCTTCTCTCGCGCAAGAGCTTCCGACCTGTCTCGACCTCTGGGCCGAGCGCCTACGATGTATCGGAGTCAGAAGGAACCCGAGAGACGCGCGTCTGCTTGTTCTCTCTTGAAAGCGAATCTCGTCCACCGTGAGCGCGTTTTTTCGCCCCCACGAGGACGAGAGTGGAAGGGATGACGACTCGAACGCCAACGGGTGCTGTGGACGGGCAGGATGGCTTTTCCGCCTGCCTTCGTTGTTCTCCTGTGCGTTCCCACGTTCGGCATGACGTGACAAGTATCCTTCGGCTAAGAAAACGCGCGTCTCTGTCTCCGTACCTATACCACGCGGAAACTCGAAAGAACTCGTGTATGCGAGTTGAGGTAGAACGGTCAACAGAGCAACCGGATTTCCATGTCGCGCGGGCGGCGAAGAACGACTACATGGAATCCTTCGTTGCCGACAAGACGAACGATGAGCTCATCCAGTCCATTCGCGAGGACGAGGGCAACTGGGAAGAACAACTGCGTGCGTTCCTCAAGCGCCTGATGAAGAAGGGGCACTTCGGCCCGTTCGAGCATCCGCAGATTACCTTCGCTATCGAGGGTGTCTCACGCTCGCTGATGGCGCAACTGACTCGACACCGAACGGGAATCACGTTCGACATCCAGAGTCAGCGCTACGTCGACTTCACGGACACCGACGCCGAGGAACTGGTCGTCCGTCCGAAGTCGGCAGAGGACCGAGAACACGTCGGGCGCAACCCCGATACACCGACGCCTGAGGAGGTGCAGGAGCGTACAGGTGTCCCGGTCGGTGAGCAGTTCGAGGAGGCACAGGCGACCTTCGAGAAGGCGATTCAGGATTCCGTGCAAGCGTACCGGAACCTCGTCGCGCTCGGATGGCCTCCGGAGGACGCGCGCTTCGTTCTGCCCATCGGTTCCAAGGTCAACATCTACATGACCCTCAACGCGAGGACGCTCATGCACGTCGCGGATATGCGCGCTCAGGCAGACGCGCAGTGGGAGATTCGAGAACTGACTGGCGAGGTGCTCGACCTCGCAGAGGAGTGGATGCCGCTGACTTTTGGATTTTACCGTGAAGAAATGATACACCGCAAAAACAGATTAGCACCCTGACCAGGACTTTAAGGCCAAAGGCATCCTAAGTAGAATCGATGAAATGCCCGTATCCGGGGTGTGAGGACGAATCCGATACCAAACGAGGACTCAAAATCCATCATAAACTCAAGCACGGAGAGACGCTGGACATCGAAGCGTCGCTCCCCGAATCTCACCGCAAGAAGGTCAGTGAGGGAAACAAACGTGCGTGGGATGAGAATAGAGAGTCGTACACAGAAAGTGAAGAATTCACTAACCGTGGAGCAATGAGCGACGAAGAGAAACAAAAGCGGAGTGAGGCGTGCAGTGAAAATGCTCCGTGGAAGGATGTAGCCTCCGAGGACCACCCGTGGTACGGACGAGAGCATACTGAAGAATCCATCGAGAAAATGTCCGAAGCAGCAGAAGGACATGAACCTCGAGGTCCTAACATCATCCACCATGACGAACTTGACCATATCGTCCGTTCGAGTTGGGAGAAGGAGGTCGCTTTGCTCCTCGTTCGTGCTGGAATCGAGTACGAGTATGAGCCTGAATTGTACGACCTGGATGGAATCAACTACTACCCCGACTTCCGAGTTGGTGATACAATAATCGAAGTGAAAGGATACGCGGATGAGCATTCAATCGAAAAAGCGCAAAGATTTATCGAACAGCACCCGGACACCACCTACATCGTCGTAGGTGACCAAGAAATGCCAGCAGACATCAAAATGCAATACGAAGAACGAGAAACGTTAGTTGAAGAGATGGTTCATCGGAAGAATCGACTGGCACCATGACAGACGTACATCCTCCCCGCGTATCGCTCGACCTCGAGAGCGTTCTCGCTGACACGCACCAGGTCTACATCGAGGAGCTCAACGAGCGGTACGGACGACGGTACGAGTATCACGAGGTCGATGACTGGGACTGGGTTTCGCAGGAGGAACGTGACTTCGGGGAGTTCATGTCCATCGTCCACCACGCCTGGGAAGACGAGTGGATGACGATTCCAACGTGCGACCCGGAGGACGAACTGCTGGATGCTATCGAGGACCTCGCTCTCGACTACATCGTTGACATAGTGACGGCGCGTGTCGGCGTCGAGCATGAGATGAGATTCTGGCTGGGAGACAAAGCGATTCTCCCGCTCACGTCGCAGTTCAGAAGCCTGCACCCGAGCAAGTCGAAGGCGAACCTCGATTACCACTACTTCATAGACGACAAGCCGCAGCTCGCAGACAACATCTCGGACGAGCAGGTGCAGTTCCTCGTTGACCGGCCGTGGAACCAGAACGTCGAGGAACGGTCGAACGTCTACCGCGTTGACTCGGTTGCTGACGCGGTCGAGGTTATCTCTGACTCATCGGACCTGTAGCATGAACCTCGATACCCTCGACCCGCAGAAGTATTGGGAACATGATTCCTACGATTTCTCAACCAGCGGGTACGTCTACGTCCTCGTTCTAAAGCGAAGTACCGACGACACTACCTGGTTCTACGTCGGTGAGACAACGCAGTTGGAGAAGCGTCTTCGCGTTCACTCGAACTGTGCGTCTGAGATGACTGTATCGGTTCAGAAAGACGGTGACAGTTTTCTCGAACGAATCTACCTGAACGAGGATGACCGCTTTGACGTTGTTGGCCTGTACGACCTCGTGCCTGTCGAAGGTGGGGTCAATCAGAGAAAGGACGCTGAGCGCAAGCGTGCTTACGAGATAGCGATAGAACACGAGACCACCAATATCCTGGGCGGTCACTGAAGAACGCAGAGAGCAACGAAGCACGCGCGGAGACGACGACGAGAACAGCGAACCTTTCCTCAGATTGCTCGTGCGCGGATGTCCTCGATGCTCGGCACGTCAACCTCGTCCATGTCCAAGTCGAGGTCGTCTATGACGTAGCTCCCCGTCTTGAATCGTTTGTCCGACGTTCTCCAGGTGACAGCGAGTTTCCGCTTGTCAGAACAGTCGGGTCGGCCGATACGCTCCGCAAACTCGTCTCCGGGTTTCCCGGACGGGAGCGTGATTGCTGGGTACTGATTGAGGATATCTTCCTCTCGATGAGTGTGGTAGTGACCTCGAACGATGCCGTCCAGTTGATGCTTGTGCACCATCCCGCGTGCGTCTGCCTGAGAACGAGCCGTCGCGTCAACGTGAATCTGCTCGTCATGTCCGTGCCGAACGTGCAGGTTCCACTTCCCACCTCGCATAGGGTGATTCCTGTAGTGTTTCGCTTCTCCGACGTTGAACTGGATGTTCTCGTATCCTCGGTCGATGAGACGGTCGGTCACCCACCGATACGCGACGAGGTCCATATTCGCCTGCCCGCTCGTGTACGAGGACCGGATTCGACCATGGTTGCCAGGTACCGCAGAAATGTGAAGCGTGTCGAATTCTTGCGCGAGCGATTCCGCCTGTTGTAGGAGGACTTCGACGGTGAGTGAGAGTTGGTCAGCGAGCTGCAACTTCGTATGATACGCCTGCCCGTCGTAGATGCCCTCGCCGGTCAGCATGTCACCAATCCAGAGGAGGTGGCACGAGTCGAAGTCAACGAGCTGCTCCTGGAATTTCTTGAGGTTGAGGACCTTCTGAGTGACGTGCTGCACCGATGCCGCGGCGATTTTGGGGTTATAGACCTCGCGTCCTCGTTCGTCCTCGACCACGTCACCGATATGAACGTCTCCCATCGCCACGACCATGTCCTCGTTCCCCTGTGCCGGGTCCTGCTTGGCGACGAGCGGCTCCTTTCGTTTCAGGCGACGGAGAACAGCGTCTTCCTGCTCTGTTCGGAATTCGTTCGCGTCTCGAGTGATTGTACCCTTCGCCTTCGTCGAGAGACGGCGCGCTTCGGGTTCATCGACCAGGTGGTAGACACCTGCCTCGCGGTCATAACGGATGTTGACACCGCTATCTCGTGTCCTCCCAATCAGGGATTTGACTCCTGAGTTGGTGAGGTTCATGCGAGAAGCGAGGTCGCCTGCGTCCGCGCCGCCTTTCGAGAGGTACGATACGAGTTCTTTCTGTCGGTCGGTAAGGTCGTAGTCCGTCATGGTGTCATCCGTTTGATTCCGTACAGCACGGACATCACCAGATACTATCGCCTGAATCCTACATTAACACTCGGACCAGATGACGTATCGAGACTAGATAACCGCGAAGAAAAAGCGTTACTCGTCCGGTTCCTCGGCCACGTCGATGAGGGTGAGCGTTGTCGTGTCACCCTTCCGCTCGACTGTCGTGTCTCGCACGGAGACGCGCCTCTCCTCACTCAGGTCGTCGGAGGTGACGCAGTACCCATCATGGCACACCTCGTCGAACGCACCGAAGTGCTCGGTGTCTCCGTCGTCGAGCACCTCCCAGACGTGGATATCGTAGGGGTGAGTCGCGGCGGGCGCGTAGGCGAGGCGGGTGTACTCGCTCATCGCTCGACCTCCATGGTCGTGTCGCACGCGACCCACGCCTCCGTCTCCTCGCTGTCGTAGACCTCGTACCACCCGTCCATGCCCTCGGGCAGCGTGTCGTCGGACATCGGGTCCTCGAGCTCGAAACACTCGACCGGCATCAGATGGACACCTCCTCGACCTCACTCCACCCGATGCTCTCGCACAGGTACGCGGTGCCGTTGACGCGAACGATGTCTCCGGTGCTCAGCGAGGTCGCGCGCTCCTGCTCGTTCATCTCGCGGAACTTGCTGCTGACGGGGCGACCCGCGCCAGCGGGCTTGTTCTGCCAAGTGTCGAACGCGACGGTGAGCGCCTCGTCCTCGTCGTCTGCCTCGACCTGCTCAGTGCCGACCAGGTCGTAGCAGTCACCGAACTTCTCGAACGAGATGTCTTCGGCCTCAACGAACCCGCCGCGCAGGTCGCGCAGGTCGTAGAACATCTCGTCGGTCGCTTCGTCATTCTCGCGGTCGTAGAACTGTCCAGGGTCACGGGGCTGGAACACTTCGACCTTCTGCGTGGTGTCGCTCATTTCTTTTCGTCCTCCGCGTATCGTCGTACACGGGGTAGTACCATATAAGTACGTACCGGGGTGAAAGTGGTGAACGGGTACGAGAAAAGACAACGTTCGACGTTTGTACTCGCGGATTACAAGTAGACTCGGGTGTCTAGAACTCGTCTAACACCCGGTCGATGAGGTCATCTTGCCCGTTCTCAGCGAGGGCGACGATAACCTTCCGCTTCTCCTCCGTCGAGAAATCAGTGCTACTGCCCGTATCTCCCTCGCGCAGGTCCTCGATGGCCTGCTTGTGCGAGGACAGCGACTCCTCGATACGGTCGACCCGCTGCCCGAGTTTCGTATCGCTCCACTCGAGGTCCATGGTGTCGGTGATGTTCTGCAACTGTTCCTTGAGGTCCTCCACGTCCTGCTCGATGCCGTCCAGGTCAGACGACGTGTCCATCTCGTTCTCGACGAACCGCTCGAGGTTCGACTGCTGATTCTCGATACGGTCAACGACCGACTGCACGCCTTCGACCTGGTTCTCCAGGGACGTGAGGCGTCCTTTCACCGGCTCGGACACGTCAACCTCGACACCACTATCCTCGAGCTCCCGCACGCGGCGGTCGAGCTCGCGGAACAGCGAGATGAGGTGCGACTGGTCGCGCACCTTCTTCAGCGACTGCCCTCCGCGCGTCTGCTTCTTCGTCTTGTCCTTCGGGTCGTACTTGTAGGTCACCTCATCGTCGCCTTCGAGGTCCTTCTGTACCGCGTCAGACTCGTCGCTCTCGTCGTCCGTGTCGTCGCCGTCCGAGTCATCCTGCTCCTGCGTCTCCGTCGTCTCTCCGCCCGTGCTCTCGTCCTCGTCGGTTTCTTCGGGAACCTCGACCTCGCAGACGATACGTGCGTGGCGGAACTCGCGGAGCATCGCTTTCACGTTCGAGGACGCGGTGTCCCCGTAATCCGCTATCTCACTGACCGAAGCGTCTGGGTTCTCACGAGCATACCGAAGAATCTCGCGCTTGTCCTTCGACGGATTACGCGACGTAGTGAGCGAACGCTTCGTCCGACTGACGGTCGTCCCTGACACACCCGCCTTCTCGGCGATGTCTGCCTGGGACATATCGGCCTCCGCGTACTCCACGAGCGCACCTGCCGCTTGACGTTCTGCCTCGCTGAAGTCGAGCGCAGGGAACACCTCGTCCTTGAGAGTATCGGTGTCGAGCGCTTCGAGACTGTATGCTGGAACGTCACTGTACCGCGGCGACTTGAGTTTCTGTTTTTCCTTGGTCATCGTAGTTTCCTCGTTCGTTTCTGCGTACTGTGCGAGCATGTCCTCGGCGGAACCTGCGGTGGAAACCTCACCGTTGGCGTCGGGGCTGCTCCCACCGACCGCAGGCACGTCCGTAGACATCTGTTCCAGGCGGCGCTGCTGCAACTCCGCCCGGCGGTTCATCTCGTCATCTGGTGCGCCCATGCCGCTGCCCATGAGTCACACCTCGGTGTTTTCCTTCATCGGTTGGACACCTCGTTTCGCCCGCACCCCTGCGGGCCTACGCCGCTCGCGCGGTCATCAGGCAGGTTTGGACACGTTGTCCTGGGTCCTGCGACGAGGAGCGAGTGAGAACGGGTCTACTTGAACTGCCCGTTCTCGTCGCGTTCCTGACCGCCGTCGGTTGCGACTTCGTCGGCGTCGAGGCGCTCCAGGGTGTCCTCGATGAGGTCCTGGCGCGCTTCCTCGGAAACGTCCTGCGCGAACTCCTTGAGGACTTCGCGGATGTCAATCCGAGCGTCGACCAGGGCGTTGTAGACGTCTGCCGTCTGCGAGTGGTCACCGAGCGCGTCCTCGATGGTCCCGACTATCTCGTCCTCGGGCGTGTCGTTGTCCGGGTCCTCGAGGTCGTCGAAGGCGTCCTCCAGGACGCGGTCAATCTCGTCGCGCACGACCTTGGCGGCGCGCTTCTCGACCAGCTCCTTGCGCTCCGTGTCGGAGACGACGGGAATCGTCTGAATCTCCGTCTCGCGCCCGCGCAGCTTGAACTCGTCGTCCATCTTGTCCCAGATTTCTGCGAGCGCCTCGATGGTGTCCTTCTCGTTCGCGGGGATGAAGTACACCGCGCCGCCGTCGCGCAGCGGGATGCTGTCACTGTAGTAGCGCGTGAAGTCGTACAGGACGTCTCGCATATCGTCACCGTTGTGCGAGACCTTGTGCGTCTCGAACAGCTCACGGATACGAGCGACCAGGTTCTGCCAGACATCGGACAGGGGGTGCTCGTCGTCAATCCGCTGAGTGATACGCACGTCCTGCTCCTCGGCGTCGTAGTTGGTGACACCGAGCGTCGTCTGCCGCCACTCGCCGCCTGCCTCGATGTCCAACTGCTCCGCGTTCGGGTGGTCGTCGTCGAACCAGACGTTGGCGAGAACGTGCTTCTGATTCCCGCTGCCGTCCTTGGTGTCGAGCGTGACCTTCTGCGTGCCCGCGGACGTCTTGACGTACTGCTCATCGTTGCCCTGGTCGAGGAGGTGGAACATGGCGCGCTTGTACGCACTCGAATTCCACGTCTCGCTGGGCATGATTTCTTCGGGCAGGTTGTACTCCTCCCACTGCGCCTGCAACCAGTCACGAGGAACGACGACCTCGCCCGTGGTCGACATGACCGCGAACCCGAGAACCTCCGCGTCCTCGTCAGCGTCGCTGACTGCGTCCAGCGGCACCGCGTTGACTTCCACGTTGCTGTTCATCCGCTCGTTGCCATCGCCGTTGTCGTCTGCGTTCGTCGCCATTTTCTCTTCGACCTCCACGTAGTCGTACAGCACCTGGTAACATAAAAGTACGTAGCGAAGTGAAAGTGATTTCTGGCTCCACCGAGACGAACGCGAGACGCCTGCTACCCTGAGAGGACTACTTCCACCGAGGTGGTGTAGCGTCGGGCTCCAGGGACTCAGTCACCCTCATCCCGTAGCAGTCGCACGCGAAAACGAGAATCGGTTCTGCACCCTCCCACGCGAGTGCTACGCAGACGCCCGTACCACAGTTGTCGCACTCTACGAGCTCGACGTTGTGAGGCACGTTACTGGGACGGTCCGCCCATCATGTCACCGAGCTTGCTCGCCGCCTGAGAACCGAACGCCCACAGATTTGCGAGGGCGATAGACGAGGCGTACACGGTCATCAGCGTCCCGGACAGTTCGACCTGGTATCCTGCGGCGCTTGCAGCGAGGACGCCGATGAGCGAGAAGTTCAGGAGGTACGCGAGGCCATCGTTCGTCAGCCAGTGACGAGAGTCGGTCGTCTGCGTCTCCCCCTGTGCTTGCTCCTCATCAGCGTTCTCGGACTCACTCATCGTCCTCACCACACCAGGGGCACTCGTCTTCGTCGAGAGGACGTCCACGGTGGTCGGTATGGTCGCACGCCTTCTCTTCTGCCTGGTCATCGCCGTACTCCGCCTCGTAGTCCTCCTGCCACTCTGCCTCGTCGTAGGGATGCTGGTCGAGGTTGTCGGGGGTGTTCGCCGGGTTGAAGTCCTCACTCGTCTCCTCACGGTCCTCTTCGTCATCTACCCCTTTCTCCTCCTCAACGCCAAGCGCCTCGTGGATTTGGTCACGAGCGTCCTCAGGACCGTCGAACTGGTCAGGATAGGCGTCTGCAAGCAGGTAGTAAATCTGCTCATGCTCGATGTCCATGGGCGACGCTTCGGTATCGTCCTCATCGACTGCACCATCGGGCAGGTCTTCCTCTTTCTCGAACGCACGCGAAACAGCACTGGTCAGATGCTCGTCCATACGATACAACAACAACCACGTAGCAAAAGGAGTCGTCCCGCTACGTCAGCCAGACTTAGGTTCGCCTTCAGTCTCAACATTTTGAACTTCGCCAGGTGAGAAAGTCTGAGATTCACCATCTTCATCGACTATACGGATTCTAGCTCCGTTTGTCGTCATTACTGTTTTACCGGATACTTTCTCACCAGATTCTAGTGTTACAACAGAATCTCCATCTTCCTCACCCCAGTATCGGTTAATGCCTTCAACAAACTCACTACCAGACATTCCACTATCCTCGCTATCACCCCCATCACCCGAACCACTTGACCCGCCATCCGTTTCGTAGAAATACCCACCCTGGTCACCCTGTTGCACGTTCGCGTCATCTGGCGCCTGCGACGGGTCGTCCACGTACACGCGACCTTTTTCCGTCTCGACGGACACGACCTCTTCTTCCTCGATTATGCGGTCCCACATTTTGCTGATGTAGTCGTCCGACATACACGACTACGTTTGACCGACAGTAACAAAAAAACTTAGTATCGGGGTGAAAGTAGAGCTACGTCATATCACCCGCATTCTGACCACCCACAGGCAGAACAAGTTTTGCATCCTTCACTGTACGTCAGCGCCATCGCCCCACACTCCGTACACTCCGGGTTCTCGCCATGCGCGAGAGCGCCACCCTCTGACTCCTGCTGATTCCCATTCTGGACGGGGAGTTGGGTGGTGTCAGGTGTGGGGTTCGCGGGTTCGGATTCGGGTTCCTCAGTATGCTGTTCGAGCGCATACGCGACCGCGTCAGGAATCGACTGAATCTGGTGCCCGCCGTTGTGCCATCCCGTCTTCGGTGACCGGATGCCGTCGAGTTGGTCGACCACCTCATCCACGGGAATCCCGCTACGGAGAGCGAGCGACGTGAGGCGTCCGATGGCCTCGGTGAAGGAGTGAGTGAATCCACCCGACTTCCCGATTTCCGCGAAGACCTCGAACGGTTCGCCTGCGTTGTCCTCGTTGACGAAGACGTTGAGCTCGCCGTATCCCGTACTGACCGGGTACACAGTCGAGTCGAGGACTTTGGGGCGTTCGCGCGGGCGCGGCGTGCCCGTCGTCGGAACCTCCTCGTCGTTCATTACGGCATCGAGCCACTCGACGCTGACACCGTACTCGTCGTTGAGGAAGTCGTCGGCAACCTGCTTCGTCGTCTGCGTCGTCTCTTGCGTGCTCTGCGGTTCCTCGGTGCCCGTGTCCTCTTCATCGGCAGAGTTCGAGGACGTGGAGATGACCGACTTCTGACGCGAGCCATCAACGTACACGGTGACGCCCTTTCCACCATGCTCGTAGATGTACTCGTACACCTCGCGCACGTCGCCGCGTGTCGCCGTCGAGGGGAAGTTCACCGTCTTGGAGATAGCGCTGTCCACGCCTTCCTGGAAAGCGCACTGAACCGACGCATGCTCACGACCGCTAAGCTGACCAGTAGTAACGAATAGTGACCCGATGCTATCAGGCACTTCGTCGAGAGAATCAGTACCCTTAAACTCAAGCGACGGGTCCTGCATTTGACGCGCCGCCTGGCGTTTGACAGCCTGGACATCTATCTCGTTCGCTTCGAGAACGCGCAGGAAGTAGTCGTCGAACTCCACGAGCTCGTCCTCGCCTTGGATGTCTTGACTGACATTCTTGAGGAACGCGACGTTGTGTAGCGGTTCGCAACCGCCCGAAGTGTTCCCAATCATGCTGGTCGTTCCAGTGGGAGCGATGGTCGTAGTGTTGTGGTTCCGTACCGGGAATCCGTCTTCCCAGTCGAACGAGTTCTCTCCGGTGTGCTCCTCGAACCAGGACGGGTACTCCGTCGGGTTCGCGTACTTCGACTTGTCCCACTCGTCGAACGCACCTCGCTCCTGCGCCAGGTGGTGAGATTCCGCCTTGCTCTCGTGATTGATGTACTGCATGAGACGCCGCGCCACGTCGTTCCCGAGGTCCGACCCATACGGGATACCGAGCTGGATGAGGAGTTGCGCGTACCCCATGATACCGAGTCCGATTTTGCGCATGGACGTGACCTTCTCCTCGATTTCCGGAATCGGGAAGTTCGACATGGTGACGACGTTGTCCAGGAAGTGCGTGCCTTCGTAGATACGTCGGTCGAACTCTTCCCAGTCGATGGCGTCACTCAGGAAGGCGTCCACGTCACCATCGTACTCACGCCAGTCAGGCGCGTCCTTCGCTGCGAGCGTCGAGAGGTTGATATGCCCGAGGTTACAGGCCTCGTACTCCTCCAGAGGCTGCTCACCGCACGGGTTGGTGGCGAGAATCTCGTGGTCGGGATGCTTCTCTACGTCGAACGAGTGCTCCTCGTTGACGCGGTCGAGGAAGATAACGCCGGGCTCTCCGTTTTCGTAGGCGCCCTCGATAATACGCTCCCATACTTCTTCCGCAGGGACAGACAGCGGTTCTCCGACGCTGACGTGGTGTCCGAGGTCGTACCGCGACCACAGTTCCTTCGTTTCCTGAGTGGCGATATGCGGTTCGTCTGTGCGCGGGTTGGTGAACGTGAATTCTTCCTTCTGCTCCAGGGCCTCCATGAAGTCCTCGGTGACGCCGACCGAGATGTTGAAGTTCGAGAGGTGACGTTCGACGGCGTTCCGCAGGTGCTTGGGAACCTTCCCGTCCTCGATGAGGTCTCGCGCTTCGTCGAGCGCCTCACGGAAGGAGTTGTTGGTCGGGTCCTTCGGGTCGTTCAGACCCAGTGCCACCGCGAGGGACACGTCCTTGTTCTTCGCGTGGATGAACTCGATGGCGTCCGGGTGGGAGACCTTCATCACTCCCATCTGCGCACCCCGTCGCGTACCACCCTGAGCGATGGTCTTACACATCTGGTCGTAGGTGCGCATGAACGTGATAGGACCAGAAGCGATGCCGCCCGTCGAACCGACCTTATCCCCGTAGGGACGCAGTTTCCAGAAGGCGTACCCCATGCCACCTCCCGACTGGAAAATCTTCGCTGCTTCGCGGGCAGTGTCGTGGATGTCGTCCATGTCGTCAGCGGGCGAATCTACGAAGCACGCCGACAGTTGCTGGAGTTCGTCGCCAGCGTTGATGAGTGTCGGGGTGTTCGGCATGAACGAGAGATGCTCCATCAGGTCCTGGAACTCGTCCTTCGTAGATTCGAGGTCGCGCCGGGCCTCGGGTGCGAGAACCTCGGAGACGCTATCGTAGTCGAGATACCGCGCGTTGTCCTCTGTCACCTCGACCTGCGTCTCACCGTCGGGGAACTCGTCCAGGAACTCCGGACGATACTCGCTGGGACCCACCTCGATAATCCCCTCCATGTGCGGTACGTCGCCGAGAGCGATGTTCTTCGCTACCCGCTCGAAAACCTCCTCCTGCTCCTCGACCAGTTCACCGTCAGCGTCCCGTCGCTGGTACCGAGATGGGAGGATTCTGTTGTAGGCGTTCTCGCTCATCCGCGCCTCGAGCGTCGGTTCGTCTTGTCGTTTGGGAGGTAGCACAACGTCCTCGACTGCAAGTTCTTCCTGTGGCATATCTATGTGTCGTCGGGGAGGATTTCTTCCTCATCGTAGAACGGTTCGAGCGCCGGGTTCTCGTGCTCGCAGTCGTCCTTCGTCAAGTCGATGAGGTCACCCTCGCACTCCGGACAACTTCCTTCGTCAACTACCGCCTTATTCCCCTCGTCAGCAGCCTTATCTCCAGGTCCGAGGAAACCCTCCCATCCGCAGTCGGAGCACCCGACGATGACCGCGTTGTGCAGAGACGCGAGGTCACCGAGGAATCGGTCGATTACTTCGAGGTAGCGCTTTTCTTCTGCGCCTACCTGGATGTGCTCGTGACACTCGCAAGGTTCGGCGTGTACGACGCCGTGCTGTGCTTCCGTTTTGTGGACGGTGATTATGACACCCTCCTCGTCGTTACGGTTCATATTTGTGAGTCGTCGGTCGTTCGTTCTTCCACCGCTGTCCGCACCGCGTACACCGGTAGCAGACGAGAACAGTGTCGTAGTCGATGCCGCCCACGTCGAGCTGCTTCTCCTCCTCTACGTAGCTCGAGGAGCGACATGACGGACAACTGTCCTCGCCGCCGTCCATGTACGAGGCCCAGAAACGGTTCAGGTGATACTCACGCCAGACGTCTAACTTAACGTCGTCGCTCGGGTCGAGACTCGGAAACAGAGTGTCCTCGTCCCTCGCCTTCGACGCTTTCTCGTACCCGTTCATCGGAATCGTCATCTCCACCTGTCTGGAACGCGGTTAGAACGTCGTCCCATATCAGGCCTAAGTAATCGACCATCTTTGCTATGCAGTGATTTGTGCTCCTCTTCAGTAAGCACCTCGATATTCCCAGGTCTGTTGTCCCACGGAATACCGTTTCGGTGATGAACGTGTTTGTCTCGAACTGCGTCAAACCCGTGTTCCGAAACCGCAAGCAGACGGTGGATAAGCACGGTATCCGTACTCTGTCGCTTCGGGTCCCATGCCTGCCAAGCTTCATGCCCGGTTTGACGTACCTCGAAGCGAGCGTAGTTGACTCGCGTGAACTTCTGTCTCTGTTTGTGGTCACGTCGGGGAATATCGTTCTTTTTCATCCATCGCTGGATGGTATGAATCTGTACGTCGTACTCCTCTGCTATCTGTTTGAGGGATTTGCCTTCTTCCCAGTATTTGCGTTGTAACACCTCCTCCTCACGGTATTCCGTCATGCAAACTATCTTTCGTACCTCATCCTATTCAATCGCTGGGTCCAGAATAGGTCTTGTCTCTGGGAATCCCATTCCGGGTCAGGTGGAAAACCGACCTCCGTTGGGAGGGTGACTTGTTGTCGAATCTTCTCCTCGAGTAGACGTTTTTCCTGTGTAGACATCCCAGAACTCCTGCCCTCGGTCGGATTCAACCCAGACCTGAGCATGAACGTACTTCGCCATCTCATCGACCGATTCTCCTTCCTGCGCGAGCTTCATCATCTCGCTGAAGTCGAACGCAGATGGGAGGTCGTCACGGTCAACACCGTCAATCTCGACGGTCAATCCTCCGACGTTGAATTCTCCCATATCAATCGCTACGGGTTGACCCGTTTTTAGCGTACTCCCACATGAGAGGTCCTTGCAGTCGAGCGTCCCAGAACTCCTCGGCTCGCCCCTGCCACTTACGCCATATCTCAGCGTCCCATGGATTCTCATATGTCGTCGGGCCTGCCTCAAAAGTGAAGTCCGTGATTGTTCCACGTAGACGACTCTTCTGTGCTGACCTACTATACTGAATCACCGACTTATTTTCTAGCACCGACTCGATGGGTGATTTTCCGTAGTAGTGGTTCGTCCTTCTCTTACGCCTGCTCCGTTGAGCGTACCTTAGCGTATCTATCAGGTCGTCTTCCATATGATGTTAATACTCCCTCCGCTCGGCTACAACTAACGCGAGAGGGATGATATAGCTGCGGGTCCAGAAGCGCGTGCGAGATTAGAGGTGTCGTGACTCGGTCAGGAGTTATGGCATACTTTTATGGTGGTGGGGGTTGTGAGTGTTGGTCAGATATTTCTCCGTAGGATTTATACCCATCCTTTTGAAGTCGAGGTCTGGGGCATACATCCTACCCAGGACGAAACCGCTTAGACGCCTCGTCTCTTGTTCTGAGAAAGTCCGTACCAAATCGTACAACCTCAAGAGCGCACGTCTCGCGTGCGTGTAGTGATACAACCCGTACTTTTATGTTACCAGGTCGTGTAGACGCTAGTGAGGAGAAAAGAAATGACGGATTCGACCTACACGGTGTGGAAGATAGGAACGAACGGCGAATACTCGCGTCTCGTGAAGGCGTACAAGACGGAGCGCGGTGCGAAGAGCCGCGCGGATTCTGAGGCGGAGGATGAGTGGCGGAGCGGCGTCATGTACGTCGTTACTTCGGGCACGGGTCGTCCGTGCAACTTCGAGGATGGCCCCGCGTCCCGCGTCGGCATGGATGGCATCGAGTACAACGGCGTCGGTGTCTACGAGGTGTCCGCCTGATGAACGACGATTCCAAACCCGAGCGTGGTCAGGGCGATTATCAGTACCTGGTGTCGCTGGACGACCGCCGTGCGCTCAGCAAGATTCGCGTCGCCGAGAAAATCACGGGTCGCCTCATCGAGCGCGACTCGAACGCTGAGGTCTGTCGCAAGAACCCGGGGATGGTCCTGGTCAAGACGTTCGACGACCGCGGACCTATCTCAGGCCTGTCGGGCGACCTCATGCACGCGCAGGAGTGGCAGTACCCGTTCGGTCCTGGGTACCTGGGTCGCGTCGGCATCAAGTATCAGAAGGCGAAGGGCGCGGTCAAGACCTACGACCGCTACGGAGGCGAGCACACCGTCCACGTCGAGGTCAAGACGGGCATGACGATGACCGAGATGAAAGAGAATCCCGGCCAGGTCCGTCGTATCGTCGAGGACGCGGCAGCGGACAAGTGGTGCGAGGTTCGAGACGACGCCTGGGACGAGGAGGTGCCGGCATGACGTGTCCGCGTTGTGGTAGCGAGGACACGGAGGAACGCGAGAACCTCGGGAAGACGCACCAGCACTGTAATGGGTGCTCCTACGGGTGGTCGCCATGAGCGACTACGCCCGGGCGGACACCATCGAGGAACTGCGCGACGAGTACGCAGACCTGCGTGAGACGCCGCTGCTCCTTCGCACGAGCGAGGACGCGGAAGAGTTCGGCGGTGGGTACACGCTTCGCCTGTGTACGAACAGCAAGACGCTGCACCCGGGTACCGTGCAGGTGCTCGCGGAACACGGGCTCGGTGCTGAGTACCTCGGGACGCCCGAGGACCTGCACGAGTGGTTGCTCGTCGAGCAGTGAAGTAGAGTCCGGTTTTCTGGCGGTCGTATGGGGCAACGCTATCTGCGTCCATTACAGCGTAGCTGTAATGTACGCAGCCGGCAAGGCGGCGTCGCGCCGGGTATGGACGAAGATAGTCATGCCCCATAATTCTGCCCGAAGAGTCCGCGTCAGTTCGTCGGAGTTCGCACTCTCTTCGTCGCTACTTTCGTAATTCGCCAATTATCAAACTAGTGCGCCGGCGGGCGGTTTTCAATCGGGGTATTCGACCTATCTAAGAACACGTCGTTCTCTGGCTACAAACGTTGACCTGGACTGACTGTCAACGTGGGAGCATGGGTGACTGTCCTGACGACGCTGCGATTGTCCGGTACAACTACGTGAAGACGGAGGGTGCGCTCACAGGACCCACGACACGTTCCACCTGGCGTATCTTCCACGAGGAGGAGTTCTGGGACAGGTGGTGTGCGTGAAGGAGCTGCTCGGTGAACCCGTTGCCGAGGCAGACGTTGTCTACCGGTCACACCGCGAAGCATCGGACAGGTCGTTGAATCGCTGTTGGCGGTACTACTACGAAGAATCGTTCTGGGACGCGAGGATGCCATGACGAAGGACCCGGCTGACTACGAGGACGAGAACCCGGGCGCATACGACTACTACGCCTGGTGGAAACGCCCGAAAGGAAACACCGCCTACGAGCTCGAGACGCACTACAAGGTGTGGGTTATATTCCAAGAAGATGAGTTCTGGACGTTATACACCGATTCACTTTCACCGTGCTCCGAGAATATATGAGGACGCACTTCGTCGTTGGAGACGCATGGAAGGACAAGCAAAGCAAGACCCATACCCAGGACGGGTGTACGAGGTCGAGCACCGAGTCGTCGGTCACTCGAACGCCGCCGCGAACTACTATTTCACCGTCGAGGCCGAGATGTTCGCGTTCGAGGAGGATGAGACAGGCGTCCTGCTCCTGCTCACCGAGGAGAGCAAGGAGGAGATGTACGAGACCTACGTCCCGATGCTGGACGGCGTTCGTATCGACCCCGACAACCCAGAGAATCACCCGCTCATCGAGTCACTGGAGGTTCGAGACGATGGGTAAAATCTGTAAGGAGTGCGGTCACGCAGTCGAGCGTGAAACCGACCTGACGAAACCAGGCCTCGTCATGGGTGACGCCGACGTACCGGCATACAGATGTCCGCAGTGCGAGATTACGTTCTCCGGGGTGGACCTACCCGAGGCATGACGGACCTCGACAGGAGTGTAGTGGATGACCTCATCACCGGAGAACGCGACAGCGTGCGCGTCAACGGGTTCGAGGTGCGTGCGGTACACTCAACCCAGAGCGAGTTTCACCTCGCCATCTACGACGGAGACGACGAGCTGACGGGTACTCTGGATGGGAACAGGTACAACGACGTAAACGACATGGTCAACGACGTGCGCGTACAGGTCGGGCTCAGCAGAGTCGAGCATGACGGCCTCGGCGACCTGTTCGGATAGGTCGTCGGGTGACCTTTGGTCTCACGGTCGTTATTTCTTACCATGGCGGAGGCAAAGCACTACTGCGCCGACTGCGACACGCACTTCCGAGCGTCCATCGAGCAGCACGCGGAGACGTACCATGAAGGGGAAATCTTCCGCGGCATCAAGGACGGCAACAAGCAGGACTACCTACGCCAGCGTTCGCATGACACTCTCTCGAACCTTGGAGCGTAGGTCGCTCACGAGTACGGGTCGTCAGTGAGGTCGCGCATATAGCGGTCCCAGAATTCTACCCGGCGTGAGTAACAGATGAGAATCTGCGCGTCGGGGGTGGGATACTCGGGTTCTCGCGGGTTTCCGTCGTTGTCGTTCCAGTCGTTATGCAGGTACCAGTTCTCGTGAGTTGCGTAGAACGTCTGCGGGCGGTCGATGGGATACTGACTGAGGTCTGGTACCTCTGTCTTCATGCTCGCAACTTCGGAAACTACCCGCGTCAATCGTCGGTTCCAGAGAATCGCAACTTCTTGGCTCTGAACCTATATGCAGATGTGTGTCGAACGTGAAGGCGAAGCATGGAAGAAAACAAGTATCCGCACTGGAAGGACGCTCTCCTCGGTAACGACGGGGCAGTAGCGAACCTGCGGTGTGCAGTCAAGTACGGGTTCTGGCACGCGGGGTACGCGCTCCTCGGTGTCCTCGGAATCGTCCTGCTCGCGCTCGCCTGGACGTTCGACAAGGTGACCGGGACAGGTGCAGTCGACCGCGTGCAGTCGTTCCTCGCTCATCCCTACGTGGATGACGCGACGGACCTCATCCTCGCGTGGGCGGTCGGTGTGTACTTCGGAGCAATCGCCTCGTGGCTGATTATCAAAATCATCCGCGAACCGTTCCTACTGGTCGAGCTCATCGCTGTCTGTGTCGGGGTCATCGTCGGTGCCCTCGCCATCGTCGCCGTCGCCGCGTACCTGTGGAAGAAGACGCGAGACACGCGACAGACAACGGTCGCTCTCGCGGGAGGTGCCGCACGTCGGGCAGGCGAACGCGCGGTAGAGACGCCCGGTGTGCGACGTGTCTACGGGCAGTGTCCCGTGAGCATGGACATCGAGCCCAAGTGGTTCGAGCGGATGACGCAGGCGTTCGAGTAGTTCCCGCGGTACAGGCGTTCTCTTCACTTTCACCACGGTACTCAGTTATAAGGGCATACCCTGTGTACTACGAAGTGAGGAGAACAGAAATGGCATACACGGTCAACGCGGGCGACACGGTCGAGGTTGAGTGCGAGAGAGACGACGGCGAGCTGAAGACGCTGGAGGTCACCGTCGAGTACAACACCACGCAGCAGGACCCGGACGAGGTTATGGGCACGCCGAAGGTCAAGGCGTACACGGCGAAGGGTCGTGTCGGGATGGACGTCCTGATGTACTCCGACGGCACCATGCGCGTCAAGCCTCGCATGAACGCGAACGGACGCGGGAGAGACGCGGTTCTGAAGGACCTGACGATGGTCGAGGAGGCGGACGCATGAAGCTCGTCGTCAATCGTTCGAGCGGGACGAAGCACCTGCCCGGCGAGGACAGTACGACGAAGTGCGGTGCCTCGCTGATTCAGGACGGGCAGGAGAACGCTACGTGGGAGGATTCCTCGTGGCTCGACGACTTCCCGGAGGACTTCGGTGACGGGATGAACGACTGCGCGAAGTGCGCGGAGATGATGGAGGTCGAGGGATGAGACGCGACGGTTCGCTGACGTGCCGCGAGTGCGGCGGCGTCACGTCGGTCCCGTTCGGCATCATGGACGAGCTGGGTGGCGTCCATACGTGCGAGGTGTGCGAGCGCGGTCTTCACCCGGAGGCGGAGTTGAACAGCGACGAAGCGCCCGTCGTCAACGTCTGATTCTCGCGGTCACAGGTTCGGTTTCTCGGTGACGATAGCACGTAGATGCTGATTCCACAACCAGTCGAGCGGCGTCCAGATACCGAAGGCATGCTCGAGGGCGTCGTCTGCCGCCCACGCGACGGAGAGAACGAAGGCGACCTGTAGACCCGACCCGAACGACAGGGTGAGCAAGGACGCGCAGAGCGCGCCTGCTAGGCCCGTCAGCGTCAAGCCCGCACCCGTTCGAGGATAGTGGAACCACGCATGGTACCACCCGAAGAGAGACACGGCAATCGGGGGCAGAATCCAGGTAGCATCGTACATCACTGCGAGTAGGACGACAGCCCACGCACCCTGGAGGTAGTGGTGCGGGACGAGACGGTTCCCGTCGGGCTCATCCTCGTTCGGAAAGTCGAACATACACGGGTTGACGGAGGGCATCGGGAAAGGTGTCTCGTAGTAGGCGGTGACGAGCGACTCCTCGCGCGACACTAGTGGCAGAGACGGTGGCATGGGGTTACCCGGTTTTCGAGCACGGGTGGGGTCTACCCGAGATTTTGGTCTGATTCTGAAAACGAGGATATCCAAATATCCGTCCTGGGGAGGTTTCGGAATAGAAGGGACCATCGTCGCGCACGTTCGAGAATCCTCTGTGTCTCCGCGTAGAGAACCCCGTCTATGAGTCTTCCTGCTACCTGTTCATGGAGACGTCGTCGTCGCACAGCAGCATCAGCAGCACAGCAGAAATCCCTCTGTAGCAGACACACAGATACCCTGCATATACCCCGGTCTCTGACGTGGAGACAGCAGAGATTCTCGCACGTAGAGAATCAAGCTTCTTCGTCGTTCCTGCCCTCGAGAATCGTCTCTCTCGCCGGTCTCACATGGCCGAGAATGAACGGGGAGATAGCGGCAGAGACCCCGCTCTCTGGGTAGACACAGGGGCGTGAGAATATCAAGCTCCCGGTGCGCACCAACCCCGAAAAACCAGGGGGAAACCGGTCTCGACGTGGAGGACGTCTGCGTGGTCTCGGTGGCGTCTCTCGCCGTTCTTGAGGGCGAGCCGGGTGGCGCGAGAAATCAAGCCGTTCGACGTGTACGCCCGGGTGCCCACGGTCGAGAACACGCTCTAGTGCTCAGCGTCCGCCCCCAGAGAACAGGAGAA